ATGCATTGGTCTATGATAATGCAGAGGTCTCTGGTTCTGTATGGATCTTTGGTGATGCAAAGGTCTTTGATTATGCAAGAGTTTATGATAATGCAGAGGTCTCTGGTTCTGTATGGATCTTTGGTGATGCATCGGTCTCTGATAATGCAAGAGTCTATGATAATACATGGGTCTATGGTAATGCATGGGTCTCTGGTAATGCAAGGATCTTTGGCAATGCATCGGTCTATGATAATGCAGAGGTCTATGATAATGCAAAGGTCTATGGTGATGCAAAGGTCTCTGGTAATGCAATAGTCTCTGGTTCTGCAAATGTATATGGTGATGCAAAGGTCTATGATACTGCAAGAATCTATGATAATGCATGGGTCTATGGTAATGCAAGAGTTTATGGTTCTGCAAGAGTCTATGGTTCTGCAAAGATTGATAAATTTACATTAACTGATGATGAAATTTTATGCTGAAGTTGTTAAACATATTAAGAAATTCATAAATCGACTATTAGGTAATGATAAGTCGATTTATGTTACTTCCAGTAACATATCAATTTGCAATGGAAAGATCTTTGTTGATGACGTTGAGTTGACACTTAATAAAGATACAAAATTTTGTGTTACTGAAGTGATTGTGAACGCTGAACATGTCGAATTAGTAGCTGTAGACAGTGGTAACATCACAATAAACGCTTCAGTATACGGAAATGTTACTAACGATTGTGGAAATATTACAATCAATGGAGATCTCACTGGTGATGCTTCTACAGACTGTGGAAATGTCAAAATCAAAGGGGAGAAGTTACCAAAAGGACCTGCTCTTGAAACTATAAAAGGGAATGCTGAGTTCTTTGGTAAATCAAAAACAATGTATTATAGAGATTGTTGGTAATATGATATTCATGAATTGGATAAATTCATATAGGCTTTCAAAGTCTGGGATGAAAAATTAATCAATTCAAATATTCATCATGATAAATCAAACCTTAAGAAATTAGGAGTTCAAAGGGCTTGCAATTCAACATGTAACCATTTACCTCTAACATATTGCCCATGATTTATAAAAGACATACATAACGAGGAAAACATAAATGATATTGAATCTCCCAATAAAATATGATGACGCAACCTTCAAACAAAGAAAGGAAGCAAGGGAGCAATATACAAACGAACAAAAAGGTTTATGCTGGGCTTGTGGTCAACCATTAAACAAAAAACCCACAGGAGACATTACAAAGCTTCCAATCAATAATGATTTATTCCCAATAGGATTCTTCAGACATCTAATACATCTCCATCATGATCACAATACTGGCATGACAATAGGAGCCGTACATTCATTATGCAACGCAATACTTTATCAATATAAAGGTGAATAGGAATCACGCATCCTGACTATCTTTATGATTATGTCTATCGGATTGTCTGCAAGAATTGCTCAAAGCAATTCAATACATTTCTAAATGCTCAAGAAAAATATAGTCACGGCAGGGAGCCTTATTTTTCAGTAATCCAACAGATGACAATCAACCCAAGTCCTTATTTGTACTCCTGCCCTTATTGTGACTTTATCAGAAACACATCAAAGCTAACATTCGTTAGCAAGATACCAATATTAAAAGGTACATTATGAACAAACCAATACAAAGATACGAACCGATTGCTTTTGGCAATCCTAATGTAACTCCATACGCAATGATGATATCAAGTGACAATGGCAACTGGGTTGAATATAAGGAATATGAAAAGCTCAAAAAAAAGAATACGATCAATTATGGGACGACTATGGTAGAGATTAAAATTTTCTAGAAATTTTTTGAATGGTCAGAGATTATAGAAAACGCTCCATGGAAAAAATGAGATACAACAATTACCAAGAACCTTCTAGAACGACACACACACTTGCATATTAGTTATTGGCACCATCACCATGGTGGCCATGGTGCACCAGAAAAAAGTAAGAGACTTAACACGGCTTAACACACCTATCCATTTACTGATAGTTCCTTAGTGAGTTCGCTGGTTCCTTTCATGTATATGGTGCTGGTGTCAGTGAGATATTTTTAGTGATCGCTAGGAGTATGATCGCTGATAAAATTTTTGTATATGCCTGCTGTATTATTGATAAATTTTTGTTATATTTGTTTTATGAATTTTTATAAATCAGGACGACCTAAGCAAGATCATTTTGCGATCGCTAAACTCAACGCTCAATTGACGGTTGGTTTAAGGGCTGTTATATCGTTCATATTGGTGGAAATTATTTCAACAATATTCCAAGCAATTTACGATGTGTTACGTTGCAGGAATATAGGAAGCTAAGGCCTGCATCAATTGTCAAGCGTAGGAAGCCTCGTTCTATATCGAACCGACTATTACAAGCTCCTATATTGATGCTTATTGTCAATTGATTTCAAAGGCTCAATATAGAGGTATTAGCAAATGCAAGCATAGAGGTTATCTTGAAATTCATCATATAATACCTCGTTGTATTGGAGGTAAGGATGTTGAATCAAACATAATGCTTTTAACATATTCTGAGCACTGTATGGCTCATTATTTGTTGACCAAGATATTTGATTATGCGTATCTAACAGGTGCGTATATAATGATGAAAAATGACATTGTAAGATTGAACAAGAAAGGGTATATCAATGAAAGTATTTGTATTGAATCAAATAAAGTTGATGTATTTTTAGAAAGTATTAAAGACATTAAAATCCTGATTGTATAACCGAGTACGGCCTTTGATCGGCCCAAAGGAGTGCACTAGGTCATGGGTGAATTTGAGATTAGTTTGAACACCCTAACAAATAAAATAATTGATTGAACGAGATGATGAATTAACGACTCATCAAAATGGCGCATTGTAGTATTAAGAATATAGTTGCAACAATTCGGATGCCTGTTGCATAAGCCTTATATCAACCTACCCTTATGAAGACTTATGGAATATAAGTGTATAAGTTATAAGGTTATTTTATATAGCCTTATTCTCACTTGTGAATATAAGTTTAATTGATATTTGAATTGTACTAAGGATTATTGATAATGATATACAATGTATTTAACGCATCGCTATCAAAGACAATTGCATTGAGGAAAACTTGTTGTAAGCAAAGAGAATGTTCGCTTGCAAATAATAAGTGCCATACAATAGTGATTAAAAACGATTTATATATCCGTTGTGGTTTTCATATGTTCGGTTATCTAAGCCTTTGTTGGTATAGGGATAAGTACACACTATGATATTAAAAACTTATTTGCAAAAGTCAAGATGTAATCAAAAACCAATAAGTTCACTGAACAAATTTGAATGCAATGAACTTGTTTTTTGTTGTATAAACAAAAGAATTTCTTATACTTATTCTACTGCGTTATACAACAAGAAACATACGCTCCTTGTGGAATGTTGACAAGAAAGGTTATCGTTATTCCGCAATAGGAATAACGATGAACAACAGAAGACAACAAAATCAAGGCGCTCCTTTTGTTTCAATACTCATTACGATATTCTATGGACTGAAAACGATTCAACAAATTGCGGTATGCACAATATGCTCTCAAGTAAAATAGGATGATATACAAATCAATAAAAGGCGGTAAGGTAAAGCTTGGATTTGATAAAGCTTTCGGTTCAGTTGCAATCCACAACTCAATTTGCACTTATATTCGAAGGTATGTTAAAAGCAATTGGTTTGAAGCAAAATGTTTTATGCGATCAAAAACTAATCGTCGCTCAATAAGTAGGATGCAACATATATGATTTATAAGTTAATGAAATTATGTTTGTCAAGTAGCGCAAACAAAAGAATAACAAAATGCTCAAAGGCTCGTGTATCCTATTATGGTTGCAAATCAATTAGGAAACTTGAAATTGGTACGCAATTAGGTTTAGATAAGAGAGCAACAATTTAAGTGCTTGGTTATATTGAGCAATATGACAAATAAGATGGAACCATATACTTGTGTAACGAATGTATATGGTATAGATGATCAATTTTCACACTATAAAAAATATACAGTCCTTATGGCACGAATGACAGAAATCCCTAGACAAAATCATGAATCGTGCTCCACGAACTTATATGGTTCAAATGTCAGATGAAATATTATGAATAAAATACCTCTTACATGCCCTCACTGCAAACAATATTTCAGCTATATGGAGCAAACGATTTTACCTTTAGGTAAAGCAGCATCCTTCATCTCTCCTTGTCCATATTGCAATTGTATAGTGCAGTTCATTATATTGAATAATGGTTCAGATGTATTGGTACACATATATGATATACAACAATAAAATACCTCTTACATGTCAAAGAATTCAATCTTCTCAATGCCATATCAAAACAAAAGATTCACAAGACTGCACTCTCGCCTCTGGACTGATTGTTTATATTATGCAATCACTAATAGGATAACTTTTGAAGAAGCTTGCTATAAAACTCAAATGAACCAAACAATACAATAGTAGACAATATTCAAAGATGGAAATGATATTTCATTTCCATATAATACAAACCATACAATGCATATGCAAATAATTGTTACTCCCAAGTATAAAAGAGAACAGTGCGCAATCTTTACAACAACCAATTGGAATATACAAACTCAAACACTAAAAGGTGGACACTGTAGGAGTTGGTACGGAATGATGAACAAATGATATACAATAATAACTTATTAAAGAAAAGAAATTTTACTTGGCAAGGAACACACCGCCATAAGAACTTTGTTATAAGAATATACGAAGGATGGCGTTTAAAGAAATTTAGTTCAAGCGTTTGTGGTAAATGGAAGTACAGATCCTTTTGCGGTTTGAAAAGAATGATAGAATCAAATGAGTAGAATGCCATATAGAATATAGGATTCATGTGATCACATAGTGTGTACGCTACTTGGTAAAAAATTTTTAGTTAGATAGTGCGAAGACACACACTGTTTAAATCTAGTGCTACAGTGCGAAGGCGGAGGACATGTATGTACTTATATACTACGGTGAATGAATTGGGTGAAAGAGAGAGAGAGAGAGTTTAAAGTTGTAACAGTATTTTCTCTATTGTTTTGTTCTCTCTTTATGTATGTTTCTGTATTGTATTTCTTTCTTATTTTTATGCAACCACTTCTTCGTTTATTGTATAATTATTTTCTATTGATTCCATTGCAGATTTTGTTAATGAAATTATATTTGTTTTTGTTGTATTTTGTTTCTGACAAAGTTTTAATGTTTGTATGGTTTTTATGAGCTCTTATGATTGTGTTATTTTATGTGATTATTGTAATAGAGAGTTTAAGTTATATTACGATTATTACAATGATATTTCTGGGTTCCTTGAAAGAGAGTTTGTTAAAGATATCTCTTGTTGTTTTTGTGATAGTATTTTGATAAGGAAAGTTCGTTTTAAAGAGGTTTCTCTTGGGAAGTACGGACATAAAAGAAACGGGTGTATAGCATAGAGTTTGCAACGATGTTTGCTAGGAGTGATGATGACAGAGAAGATTGATGATATCGACTTTATTCGAGATTCTTTATTGTTCTTTAAGCTTGCTTGCACTTCTTGCAAGCAAGAGTTCCGTGCTCAAATAGAAGTGTATAATTCCTTTTTGTTAAAGCATTGCTTTGTTTGTCCTTATTGTGATTGTGTTTTTGTTAAACATTATGGCGGACAACAAAAGAGAAGCTTAGGTGTTGATTTGAATGGTGATGTGATTGTTGTTGATATTGTTTATTATCTTTGAAGGCATATGCTATGAGTAAACGAAAGTTGTTTAAAGATAATCAAAAATCAAATGCTTTATTCACATGTTCCTTTTGCGATTTTTACAGAGTTTCAGAAGTTATAACATATGCGTAAAGGTTGATGAATGACTGCGCACAACATTGAATGCAATGGATGCAACAGGTTAGCCGACGACTTTTATATTGATGAGAATAATGTTTTTATTGATATGAATGTAAAAGAAACTTTTTAGTTCATCATACTGATTGTGAATTGATAAGCATTCGCCCAGACTTGGAAAGCAATTATGGCGGTGAGTTTGAAGATAGAATTTACTCTTGCCTACGATGTGATAAAGTTTTTATTCACACAGAATATTCAAACTAATCAACCATTTTTTGGTACTTAAATTCCTATTGACAAAATTGGAATCTTTTTGTATTTTTGTTTTAATTATTTCAAAGGAATTTTTATGACAAGAATAAATGTTGGTGTTGATCCTCGTGAGCTTAATACCAAGATGTTGATTGCTGAACATAGAGAGATCAAACGTATTCCTAATGTTATCAAGTCGGGTCGTTTCCATTTGACAGGTCAGCCTAAACAATTTACTCTTGGCCAAGGTCATGTCAAGTTCTTTTATACTCGCATTGCGTTTTTGCAAGCTCGCTATAAAACAATTTTTGATGAATGTATTCGTCGTGGCTTTAATGTTACAAATTATAGTGATTCATTTGAAGGAATCCCTTCAATGTTTATGGGGGATTATGAACCAACCGAAAGTGATCGCAATTTGATTCTTGATCGTATTGCTTTAAGGCTTGCAGGTAAATGATGAATGAATTAATACTTACAAGAAAAGATTTAAAACCTGAACGATATTATACTGAGATTCGTCACATTGATGTTCTTTGTTTTAAACTATTTATCGAAAATACGTTTCTTATAGCAAAAGCAAATTCTATCATATTTATAGATGATAATTTGTCATATAAAATATTGAAATCACGAGGAATGTTTGTTGGTAAGATTTTTGTGTGGGTTGATATTCTTTGCCTACAATGTAATAAAGTTTTCAATTCATTCAATGAGAACAATATTGCGTGTTGCCCAAGATGCAATTGTGCAAGTATATTATTAAAGAAAACAATAAATCATTTTTGGACAAAATGGTATATTAAATGATTGTTAATGAGCAAATAGTTTTATGGAAATGCGAACATTGTAATGGTAATGTAAAAGCGTATGTTGATAAAAGCAATAATTTAATTAATGAATTTGCTTCACATGCCCTTTTAATATCTCAATGCCCTTACTGTGATTACATAATTGTTGTGAAGGCTGGATATGAAGAAACATAATGCTGTATGGGCTTATAAAAATAATGAATCATGGTGGATTGAACACCCTGTTAATAGAACATTATATTGCTTTGAGTGTATGAAACATTTTGATATAGAAAGAAAAAATATTTTTAGTGATTCATTGATGATAACATATAAAGATAAATATTATGAGTTTGTAATGTGTCCTTATTGCGATAAAAAATTTTTAAGGCGTGCGGGTGATAAACTAATTAAAATGATATAAAAATTACAAAACTATTATAATGATGAATATAACAATCTTTGAAAAAAATATGGATAACAAAGGAGCAAATGCAACCTTTGTGTATGTGTATTGTTACAAATGTAAAAGACAATTCACTCACTATAAAGAAAACTCAAGCGATAGGTCAATGCTGACTATTTGTCCTATATGCGATAAGTATATTAAAGTTGTTTTCAAGATGAGGATGTGATGTATTTAGAATGCGGCCCTCAATCAATAAAATGTATTAAATGCAAAAACGAATTTGGCGGTGATATATTTCTTGATGCAAGAGTTTATGGTGATGTTTGGCGTTCATTAGTATGTTGTCCTTATTGTGATTGTTTATTTCTTCATAAAAAAGTAAATATTTTTCAAAACAAATCAACAATTTTCCAAAGAATTTATTAAATTTGTTTTACAAGAAATTAAGGAGACAACTGAATGCAATATCAAATAAACTGTCCATACTTTAAAAGCGTGATATTAAATGGTGTTCCATATAATGGATGTATGAAACTTAAACAACTTTTAAATTCTGATAACGTTCATCAGTTTTGTGGCGGTGATAAATGTCAAATTCCAATAATTAACAAACAGGAGATTAAAAAATGATCATACTTGAATTATTTGCTTTAGTTGTGATGCTTGTTTTATTCATTATAGGTATTGCAGGATTAAGTATAGCTTTAGATGATGGAGATAAAAAGGTTGCATTAGCATTCTCTTCCCTTATACTTGTAGGCCTAGCTGTTGCATATCTTGAAGTGTCAGAATTTTCAATAAAGAAGCAAGAGAATGCAATTGTTTCAAACACATTAAATGAATCAGGCGGATTCTATGAGATTAATTATTACTTAAAAGGTAGTGAGAGTTATAGAACATCAAAAAGAAATGAAGTTGAATTGATTAGAGAATACAAGCCTGAACAACTATGTGTTATACATAACAAAGGGTTGAATATATTTGGCACTGGTTCATGGACAACGGACGATGTTTCTGTTGTTGTTTGCAGCGAAAAATAGGAGAATCACAATGATAGTATTTGCTCTTGTAACGATTATTACGATGTATGTCTTTAGTGTAATATTCTTTAAGAATATGGCAAAGAAGTATAATATGCGCAGTGTATTTTATATGATCATCGGCCTTGTACCCTTTATAAATTTCGCCGTTGCATTGTCTTTGTTTACTTTTATACCATTTCTGTGTTTTTTAAACGCTCGCATTCCACAACCTTTACCTATGTAATATGGAGTTCCAGCTTTGGCTGTGATTGAATCCTGCGATCTTATATAAGCATAAAAATTATTTTTCGAATTTAAATTCATAATCGTTACATTTTTGTTATATTTATTAAACTGATGCATAATACTTTTTATAAGTTTGCATAAATCCCGAGGTAATATGAAGCATACTGTAGTTTGGTCAGGTGGAATGGATTCAACTTTGATTCTTTGCGATCTTGTAAATAAAGGCGTAAAAGTGAATGCTATTGTGTTTGAAACTGATAACTTTGGAATTCTCAAGAAAGAGTTTGAAGAACGCGCAAGATTTGATATTATGCGTTATTTAAAGAAAGAGATTGATGTTCAAAAGGTTAAGCTTGACTTCCCAATAACAAATGGACTTAAAGGTTATAATGGAGGTATGTTTCAACAGCCTGCCATGATCACCATGCTTTCTATATTTGGTGAAGACGAAACAACTTATCACATGGGATATCATAAGGGTGATGACTTCTTTGCTCATCAACATAATATGCTCAAAGCATCCGATCTCATGCTTAAAGTTATGGGCGACAAGAATATCAAATTTAGTTTTCCATTACGATTTTCAACTAAAGAACAAATAGTTGCAACGATTCAAGAATGGGGATTGGATAAGTTGACTCACTTCTGCGAATATCCTAATAGAAATATCGCAACAGGACGATGTGGTGAATGCGTTCCTTGTAGAACTTATGAGGACGCATTAACGATGATGGATATCCATAAGAGAAACAGAAATGGTTCATTTCAATTTGCAAATCTTGTGTATGATTGTAAGTTTGATTATGAATGCGAAGTATTGAAATGTGTTGATGAACCGGTTGAACAACTTAAAGATCTTGATCCGGTACACTCATGATTAAAGATAACCAAGAATCAAACGGCGTGTTGATAAACAACTTTGATGAATTCAAAGCCTTCATTGCTAAAGTTTACAAATGCGGATGGGATAAGTCACCTGATAAGCAACTTATTGATGTGTTCGGTTGTCCTAAGTGTTATCCTGTAGTTATAACATTAAGAAAGAATTCTTTAGATGCATGGAACAACACTCAACTGCACTACGTTTATATTAAAAAGTTTGCAACTACATACACATATAGAGAATCGTATTACGATTAAGGAGATTATATGATTTACGAAAGGATTAAAGAAATGAGAATGACTGCAATGAAAGCTAAGGACGAGGCTCTTAAAGGTGTTCTTACTGTGTTGCTTGGAGAAGTTGACAGAATCAAAGATATCAAAGGCACTGCTGATGATGTGATTGTTACTGTCGTTCAAAAGATGGCAAAGAATGCCGAAGAAACAATCGCAATGTGCAAAGACAAAGGCGTTGATTATTCCGAGTCAGTTCATTTGATTTCTGTGCTTGACAATTTCAGACCAAAGTCTTTACATGAGATTGCCATTCGCGCAATCGTTGAAGAAGCTGTTGATCGTCTTGGTCATGGTACACCTGTTGGAAAGTTCATGGGTGAATTCAAATCTCATGAAGGAATGGATATGAAGATTGCTTCAACTATTCTTAAGGAAATCTTGAACGGGTAATTGGAAATTTTATGAAAGAAGAAATAACATTTGATAAGCTTCATCCTTTTATTCAAGATAACTTCAAGTATAAAAAGGGCAACAAGTTCTATGAAACACGCTGTCCTTCTTGTAAAAGCTTTTACAAATCATTCATGACTGGTGAGAATAGCAATCCTATTGAATTGTTTTCTTATATCGAAAATTGTGTAAAAGAAAAAGAAAGAAAAAGGATATACATTAGTTATCAGTTGTCCTAAGTGTAATGAACCTAGTGCAATTGATTTTAGAGAACATCTTAAATGAAACAATGCCCATCTTGTAGAAAACATTTCGTTCCTTATGTTGATCGAATACAAATGATCGTAGATGAAGAGTTTGTATCTCGTTTCGGTTGGAGCGAATACTTTGGACAAGCTGATAAAGTATTCGTTAACGCTGTTCCTTATAAAATTGGATTTGACTTTAGGACAGGACATACGAAGTTAATAATTCTTGATGCTTTTTATGCTTGTCCTTTTTGCGATTTGGTTTATGCCGATGATCCCGAGCCTTATTACGAAAACGTTATGAAAGAATTGGAAGAATATGAACGACGAAGGAAAGGCTTTAAATAAATATCATTGAGGTGTTGATATGAAACGATGTGGAATGTGTAATGATATTTTAATGAAAGACGGCAAAGATTACAAATCTGATGATGTGATTGAATGTTTCGTCTGCGGCTTAAGATATAAAATAATCACCGAATGGAAAACACATATTGATAAAAGTGGAATGTTTTGTACATCACAAGTTCATAGACTAACACTCTTATGATTATACAAAAAGATATTAATAAATTATTGAGAACAACTAAGACAAAGGGTCATAGTTGTTCTTTTTGTTTTAATAAGCACAGAACTAAATGCGGATATGAAAATAATTTCATAACAATAATGAAACAATAAATACTTGAAACAATCTCATGAGGTTTCACAATGAAATTTAAGACACATTATTATAAAACTGAAGGCATGAACAATCACTTCTCTGACATGCCTGACAATCAAAGATACTACAAAGGAAACAAAGTAAAAATTATTGATAAAGAAACCAATGATAAGAATCATCTTTGGATAAGTGTCGATGGAAAAGATATTGAAGTAAGATTAAAAGATCTTTCAATGTCAAGAGAAGATTCAAAAAACGATTCAAAGAACAGTCAATCAGTTCCTCTTTCATTTCCTGAAAGAAGCGGTGAAGTAAATTCCGTTTAAAATATAAAGCATAAAATTAACCGCAGATCAAAAGCTTGCGGTTTTTTGTCTTTATAACAAGAAATCGTGTTTTAAACGGACACCAGAATGATCCGGATACTTACCGGATAGATTATTTGATACAATATATGTCAGAAAACTGGAAGTGTTTATAAAGCATTAAAATGACATTAGAGAACAATCAAAGTACCATCATAAATTTCACGAAAAAAGACTAAAAAGGCGGTCAATACGATCGCCTTTAAATGTGTTATAAATCTCGTTTGTTTTGTTACGATTGTTTGCCTTCAAGTAACTTTTGAGTCTTTTCAGCAGTTTTATTACTATGCACTATATCATTCTTTTTATACTTATTTAGATTAGCGTGCCAACAATCACCATAATATTCTATGATTGTATTTCCAAAGCATATACAATCAGGAACATAAGCCTTTTCATTTATAATAATCAGTTTCTTTTCAACATCGACAAACAAAAGCTTTAATGCGTTGAACATTTCCTTTTCAGCAAGACTTTCCTTTTTAACGATACCATTCATTTCACCTGAAAGCCAACGTTTTTTCATTTTAATTGAACGAATGACTTTTTGTTCTTGGTGTTCATTATAATATTTCTTTGTGCTTTTACTTTGATCTGTTTTAAAATCTTTATGTCTTGGCTTTGAAGATCTTTCAATCACTTTGCTTCTGTAATCATCTTTTAACCAAAGTTCTTTTGATTTTATTCTGCATTTTATTTTCATTGCATCAATTGTTTCAATGCTATGAGTCTTACCAAAGAAAGGATTATTTACACCGCTTTTATCTCTATACGAATTACAGAAGCCTGTCTAAAAATTGTAAGACAGGCTTCTGACATTTCAAACAAAGCTTCATCAATTAGCCTTAAAGTTGTACACAGGTTTAATGATTTCAACAACTTCGATGGTCGGCTTTACATATTCAACAATATAATCCAAAGACTTATATGACATAGGACTTTCATCCAATGTGGAAGTTGAAATACATGAAGACCAAATTCCATTCATACGCTGCTTAAACTCATCCATTGATAAAAGTTCTTTCGCTTTTGATCTTGAATAAATTCTTCCTGCTCCATGCGCACAACTGAAATTCCAGTCTTTGTTTCCAAGACCTCGTCCGATAATAATTCCATCGCCCATTGAAATTGGAACAACAACCATTTCATCTTTCTGCGCAGAGATTGCGCCTTTTCTAATCATCTTTGCATCAAAATCAATATAATTATGAATGCTTTCAATGTAATTACTTTCATCAATATTCCAATTCATTTCGGAACATATAATATGCTGCATCGTTAAACGATTCAACGACGCATAAATTTGCGCAGTCTTCATATCTTTGTAATATTCTTCAGCATCAGTTCCTTCAAGCCATGCAAGTTCTTTTGCTGAACCGTCAAGTGTTCCTTGGGATTTTTCAATAAAATTGATTGCTTTCTTTTGATGATAATTCGCAACCTGCAATCCAAAGTTTCTTGAACCTGAATGTAATGCTAAATATTTTTCATCATTGGAGTTTGTATCAATTTCAATAAAGTGGTTACCAGAACCAAGAGACCCAATTGAACACTTTATGCGATCAACATCAATACCGATCTTCTTTGAAATTTTTTCAACGTCGCTTTCAATTGAATTAAAAATCACCCCAAGCTTTGAATTTGAATTCTTTAAGATTTTTACTTGGCTTGAATGCGTATTAGTTCCAAATGGAATGTGACCGCGAATAATCTTATCAAGAGTTTCAAATGTCCATGGTTTTTTGGATTCAATTTTTCCAATACTAATGGAACAGCCAATATCAACGCCAATCACATTAGGAATTACTTTGTCTGTTAGCGATGCAGTAAATCCAATTACCGAACCCTTTCCTAAATGGCAATCGGGCATTATACGAACAGACGAATCTTTAAAAACTTGATGATTCATCATCTTTATAATTTGTGAAGTACTTCCTTCATCCAAATTATCAGTAAATACCTTTGCGGTATTATACTTACCTTGTAATTCAATCATTTTCTTTCCTCATATTTTAATCTTAATCACCTAACTTATGAAACGACCATGTAATCGCAACTCCTGCGATTATAACAACACATACAGGAATAAGAAAGACATATAATGACAAACGGCCATTGAACAAATCTATTTCTTTTGAACAATTCAATCATAGTATTCCTTTACTTTAATAATTTATTGCTTTGATTTTATATTCAATTGAATACTTCCTCAGATTTAAAATTTTAAAAACTCTTCATAATTTTCAAAATCAATATTATATTGGCCAATAGCCATTTTTGATGCTGCTATATACATTTCATGTAAAGAATAACGCTTATATTTTGATAAAGGCATTGGGTTAATAAACAGGCCAAGCGTACAAATAATTTTTGATGCATGATTCCAAGCAACATAATCCAAAGGGTGTAATGGAATAATATTTAGGCAAATGCCGTTGTGCATAAATTTGAATCCTGCATTATATTCAGATGGAAAATATTTACTTTTGAAAATGCTACTTTTGTAGTTAATAGGAATTGCAATATCCAAATCACTGCTCCGCTTTGCACATCCAAATTTCACACTACCAGTAACAAAGTAAGGACAATGAATAAAATCAGGAACATCAGAAATTTTAGGTGTTCTTAATGATTGTAAATCACAATGTTTTGTATTTATGTTTGTGTCTATTTTCATATGCATTTAACGGTTAAACATATGCTTGTGCATCTTTATAATTATCAACGAAATCTATAACTTGAATAACATTACTTTTTCTGTATTCAAATTCTTTACGACCGATTTATGCCAGGAAGTTCAAAAATATCGTCAGTTTCCGACCAAGTGAACCAAACTGAATTGAACGCTATCATTGGGAAGTCCTTCAAGAATATCTTTGTATGCGATGATCGTACATCAGCATAAGCAATTTCATATTCCTTTCCAACTTCAAGCACACCGCGAGGGTCGTTATGACCTCCCCAATTTATCTGTGCTTGAGAAACATTTGCTTTTTTGAATTTTACTAACACATAAACTCCTCATCCAAAAATTTTATCTTCTTGTAGCCATTCATCAACCCATATACGAATCTTATCTTCGCTTTTCAACTTTTTAGTCATTTCAAATTCATGTAAGTGAGATTCTAACATCTCTCTTTTCATAAATCCAAATGCTTTACTTGGCTTAACAGTTTTAAGCATCTCGTCACTGATGATTGATTGCTGATCATATGCGTCTTTGTATTCCAAGACATAAGAAACCATAGTGTCTTGTAACTCACAATGTTTTTCAAATGCAATATAACACGCTCTTAAGACTTTGAAATGCTTATGAGAGCATATTTCATATGCTTTTATTCTTGACATTTGATTAAGTAAAGAATAAGAACTGTAATTATCATTTACAAACTTAATAACTTCCAAATTTTCATTTGAAAGTTTCAAATCGTCTTTAACACTTTCATCGCATTCAAATAAAAGAATTACAAGATTTGTGTTGAAGTCTTTTGAGTCGTTATATTCTAAGGCACTTATTATTTCTTTAAAATTTTTACTTGATAACTTAATGCATATAATAAGATCAAGAAGTCCCGTTGTGTACATGTATGTAATGAACTTCGCAAAGGCGATTCCGCCATAAGAACTTGCTTTTTTAATTTCATCAAGTATACGTTCTTTAGAAACATTTGATATAAGATGTTTATTTGATTTTATTGCTTCAATGGTATCATCTTCAATCTTAAAGTTAAAACGACCAGCAAATCTGCAAGCACGAATCATTCTCAATGCATCTTCATTGAACCTGTCGTGAGCATTGCCTACTGTTTTGATTATACCTAATTGAATATCTGACATTCCATTAAAGAAGTCTACAATGCTTCCAAAAGTATTCATTCCCATTGCATTGATTGTAAAATCTCTGCGAGAACAATCCGTCTTGAAGTCTTCAACGAATGTTACATCATCAGGACGTCGTCCATCAGTATAAAATCCATCACATCTAAATTGTGTCAACTCAAATGAATAACCTTTGTAAACTACAATAATAGTACCGTGCTTTTCACCACCACCATATTCAACAGTCTTGTAGGTATTTTTGATAATTTCAATCGGCATATTAGTTGCAATGTCAACATCATGAATGTCATCATGGCCCATTGCGATATCTCTTACAGTACCGCCAACGATATATGCTTCATAATTTGCTTTTACAATATCATGAAGCAATTCTTTACCAAGTTCAAGCATTCGCATATTAAACTCATTATTGTTCAATTTGTCGCAATTAGATTTTAAATCTGCCATAATAATTTTATCATAAATTAATTAATGAAAGATATCCTCTTCTTCATTTGAATCAACATGAATTTTGCAATCAAATTTGGCTTTGTACGCAACTCTTTTGCGGTCATGTGTTTCATTGTATATCCTTTGTTCCGTTTGATAGATACAATATACAAACTATTTCATCCGCTTGCAATGGTTATAATGAACTTTTTTCTTCCGGTTTTATGCTTTAAATGAACTATAGTGAAAATTTCATTAAAAAGCACTATACTTTCTTTGTCATTTTAAAGCTTTGTGGCTTTGGAACAAAATTTTCTTGGTATTGATACAATGGAAACAGAAAGACCTCTCAAAATCACTTTTGAGAGGTCTGATATGACGTTTAAAGTTTAACCGATTGCGTCTTGTTCCTTCTTTATAAGAACTTTCATTTTATCTTCAGCAACTTTTAACTTATCGTTCAATTCACCAGCTTCAATAAATAAACCTGTGCTTTTTAGTTTTTGATTTTAGTTTCTTTGTGTTTTAAAATGCGGCGTATCGCTTTTTCTTTATCTGGACCAGTATAAATTTCGTTACCATATTCATCGCCAATTTCATAACCTTTAGGAAAATCACCAGTTCCATCATGATATATCGCTTGAAGATTATGGGTGTAACCTTTTAATTTGATATGATTAGCCCCCTTCAAATTAAAATGCTTAGTTAATTTTAAAGATTGTTCTTTCTTACGATCAGCATTTTCTTTATCAAGAGCCTGTTGGCCTTTAGTGGCAGGAGTGATACCGTTTCTGTTTTCATTTCCATACTTTGAAACAAAATGTTTCGCCATTCTTTCGGTTGTATCAACAGCTTTTATAATTTTTTGAAATGTTGCCCCTGCTTTGGCCATCGCAATTGCTGCCTCACGCTTTGAAGAAAACTCCTTACCGCCAACTTTTACTTTGGCTTCAGTAATAATCAATGATTCCGAAATATAATCTTTAAATCCCATTATAACCTCATACTAAATTTATTGTATTCATTATACAATATCATCAAAATCCAACTAAATATTGTTTTGATTATTTATATACTGAAAAGATTCCCACTGAAAGGTGGGAATCTTAAATCAATTAAAGACGATTAATAAACATCGCGATCGACCCAGCAAGAACCTTCATGACTTAGATTGGATTCATTTTCAATGAATCCACCTAGATCACCTTTTTTAACATTAGAAGAAGGAATGTCGTTTAGAGCCTTTATTCTATATAGAGTTGATGAATCAACAATAATGGTCTCTTTGGTTAATTTGTATTTCTTATTCATAGCTTATTAACAAAATAACAAATTATATGCGCATGATCAGCATAGAAGCTTTCTTCACTTGCAATCACATCAGAGAACGGCATCCAAATTGCATCGCTTGCATCATCGTCAGCCTTAACTAAAGGAAGAGGTCCTTTATCATTAAGCTTGAACAAAAACGCATGTGTAATGCAACGACCACGAGGATCGCGTTTAGGATGATCAAAGACATGTTCTGCAACAATCTTTTCATCAAGATCATCAACGCTCATCCATTTTCCAGTCTCTTCTCGAAGCTCGCGGATAGATGCTGTACGAACATCTTCATTTTGATTTACAAATCCACCTGGGAGAGCAAAGAGCCCTTTACCAGGATTCATACCTCTCTTGATTACCAACACATGCCCAGACTTGACACATACTGCATCAGATGTAACAAATGTTGGAGGATATGGTGCAACCTTCCAAGATTCACGATACTTCTTCACAAATTCAAATTCAGCAACAAGATTCGTAAAGAGCTCGTTGCCTGCTTTCCAATTGTGAATAAGTTTTACAACTTCAGGATGCACAGTGCCGGATGTTTCTTTCACCATACAGTGAGTAAACAAATCCATGCGGATGTCTGTTGCATTGATGTTGTCGAAATTTGGTTGAGGGACCCAAGTCCAGGATGGAAAGAATTCAAGATACTCGGTGGACTTATCCTTTTTATGTCCAATGATTTGAACATTCTCGGAATTGTTTGTCATCTTTGCAATGATGTCATACATGGAAGTGATCCAAGTATTATCGTTGTAAAGATAGTCTCGCATAGGAGCCACTTTGATTCGTTCATTGTCTTGAATGCTGAAGCAAGCGCGAATCATCTTCTCTCGCATATCAAACGTCCATGGGTTTTTCACCGTAGGAGTTTGGCGATAAGAGCCGATGATAATACAAACTTCATCAGCGATCGCTAAAGCATTTTGAATTGTCTTCACATGTGCCAAGTGGCAAGGCTGAAAGCGTCCAACATAAACACAATATGTCTTTTCTTTTTTTTCATTCATTTTGTGTCTCTTCCTTTTTGGTTTATTGTTCATATATGTCTGAGCATACGATTGAGTACTTACCCATTCGTAACAAGTTGAATTCTTTATTCTTAATGTGAAAAGTCTTTGGTAACATTGCCCACTTCTCAAGAATCTTTTGTTGAGCATATTTGTCAATTGACCAATAATAACTGCAGCAAGTTTCGGGGTTATAAAAAGTGTGAGCACCTTTATAAGGAGTGTGAAACAAAGTTGGCCCAGAAGTCATCTCGTAAAGATATTTCTTCAACTGACGAGTGTGAATTTCAATAAGTGCTTCTTTCATCACATGATAACAATCGTCTTCATTTGAAACATCTTTCCAAAACTCTTTGATTAACTTCTTTCCTTTGAACAGCTTGAGAAGCAATTCACGATTTCCTGATTTTCCTTCATCAAGATAACGATCAAGATTTTGTTTCATCCAACGATCAATGTCAGATCCGCCAAAACATCCAGCCATATTTTTAATCCTTGTAAAATAGAAATGTAATTTTTTTAATTTTGTATGCTATATATCAAGATATACGGCGACATTGTGCCCAGTTAAGGCGCTATCGGCATCACCGTTTGTTAGGCATCGTATCCGAAAAGAGAGCGGTGACCGCTCTCTTTTCGTTGTTTTTTGCAGTGTGGGCAGATCATTTTCCAGTAAAGCCTTTTATTCCGTAGTTCATGTCTAAAATTTCTTGCGCCTCATCTTCTGTAACTTCAAAGCCAAGGCAGTTATCTAACTCATCTTTTAAAAAATCTTTGAGTTTCAAAGATCCTGTAACGATTTCTGTTTCAGCAGAAAATTCAGTTACTACATCCATTCCGTTCACCATATCGATTTCGATTTTCATTTTTTATTCCTTTTAGACTCTGTGGTATTGCTTTCGTCCATACAGATAATATAACTAATCTAGATTAGGTTGTCAATAGGTTTTTATAAAAAAGTGAAAAAAAGTTTGCAACAGGAATTTTAGTCCGAGTATCCCCCAAATTCAAAAGAAACTGTATCGGCTATGTCGCAAGCAAGCTTCCGTCGCATCTGTTTGCGCTTGATCATCTTGTGAAACTATTTCGCCTCCCCATGCCTCGTGTTCATTTAGATAACATTTAATTAGCGCTAATATTTTTGATTCTTGTTCTTTTGTGAACTTTGTTATTTGCTTTTTCATATCTTCCTCGCTTTGTTTCGTATGCCTAACAGTCACGATCAATGACTGTTAGGCAACACGTTTAATCTTCAATAAAATCTTTTAGGTTAGATGTCCATTTTTGGATTTGACCATTTTCGTCAATATCCATAACGATGTAATCACCATACCCATTTTCTTTTGGACGCATCAATTTTGGAACAGGTCCATCAATTTCATGGATTACAATCAACTTTAGTGTTCATATTGTTATAATAACTTGAAAAGATAAAGCATTCACCTTCTAATTCATATTTGATCCATTGTGAATTCTTTAAGCTATCGTTATGATTATCTTTATAAGCCTTAATGAAGTGAGCTTCAGCAGGGAGACAACTCATTAAAGGATGGGCGTATTGTTTATCATCACCAAGGATCCATACAACTAAAAACGATAAAATCAATAACACTAATAAGTATTTCATGTTAACCACCTATGATTGTTTATATTCTTCTTTTCTATTGCTCCATTCTGCACTGGATTCAAGAATCCACAATCGCATTTAGGATTATCAAAGGCAATAATATCTTTGCATACAGGACATGTAAATGACATATCACCAGTCTTTTGCATTTCCTCAAGAATCTTTATCAATAACTTTTCATTCATTATACATCCTTCAGCATAAAATTTCATCATCAGTTAATGTGAATTTATCATAGACCTTTGCATTACCAAAGACCTTTGCATTACCAAAGACCTTTGCATTACCATAGACCAATGCATTACCAAAGACACCTGCATCACCATAGACATTTGTATTACCAGAGACTCTTGCAGAACCATAAACTCTTGCATTACCATAGACCTTTGCATTACCATAGACCTTTGCATTACCATAGACCTTTACAGAATCAAAGACAACTGCATCACCAGAGACTCTTGCAGAATCAGAGACCCATACATTACCAAAGACCCATGCATTACCAAAGACATTTGCATTACCAAAGACATTTGCATAACCAAAGACCTCTGCATTACCATAAACTCTTGCATCATCATAGACCTTTGCATCACCATAGACCTTTGCATTACCAAAGACCTTTGCATTACCAAAGACCTCTGCATTACCAGAGACCCATGCATCACCATAGACCTTTGCATTACCAGAGACCGATGCATCACCAGAGACACCTGCATTACCAGAGACTCTTGCAGAACCAGAGACCAATGCATTATCATAGACCCAGCAAGTATTTTCATGACTTAGATTGGATTCATTTTCAATGAATCCACCTAGATCACCTTTTTTAATATCTTTAGAAGGAATGTCAATCAGAGCTTTGATTTTATATAGAGTTGATGAACCAACAATAATGGTCTCTTTGGTTAATTCATATTTCTTTTTCATAATTATAATAATTTTTCGAATTGTGCTTTGAAGTTTAATACGGCAGGAATATACTTTAAGTTTTCTTCAGCAACAAATTCCTTTCCTAATTTTCCTGCTTTGTATAACTTATATTTCATTGCTCCGCCAGGACCTGCATTATATGCTGATATGGTATGCTCAACATTGTTAAAGTATGTCATCATATGATTAACATATCTTGCTCCCAACCTAATATTAGTTTTGGGGTCATATAGAAGTGTATCATTATAACTAATTCTTAAATATTCACATACATCCATCGCTGTAGTCGGTATAAGTTGCATCAAGCCCTTTGCACCTGTTGGACTTAAAGCTTTATAATTGAATGCCGACTCTTGTGATGCAATCGCTATAAGCAATACGAAGTCAACATTGGGATATTTATCAGCTTCATCAACAAACCATTCTGCATAGTTCATTGCAACTTCATAAGGTATCTTTTTGTTTCTCAAAAGGATCATCTCTGTTCCTTTTTGAATCTTTGCCTTTCTTTGGTTATCAATTGAGATTCCTGTTCCCATTTCGGTCAAAGATCTTTCAAAGTGATTCAGCTTTTCTTTATTATGTTGAACCGAATCATATCCAATTTTAACACCAAACCCAACGCGTATAATGCATATAAGGATTATGATGTCTTTGATGATGTGATACTTATTCATTTCGTCTTTTCCTTTTTGAGTGTGTAAACAATAAACCCATGCTCACTATGACAGGATGTTGTATGATAAATTTCATACCCATCCTTCAATGCATTTTCAAGATCTCTTTGATCAAGATACGATTTGATAATAACAACTTTAAACATTGTTATACCTCAATGAATTCCCATTCTTTTAAAGTTCTTGATGTCGCGCCTTTTAACTTATTGTACATAACATTGTAATTCAAATTATGTTCATCACAAAACTTTAAAAGATTTTTTGTTTCAAATATTTCATTTGAAATATTATTCTTTATGTTCATTAACAAGTTTCGTTCTTCGCACCTTAATTGTTGTTTTCTTTTTGTAGTTTCTGAAACAAGTTTTCCTTTATGCGTTTCAAAAGCTTTTCTTTTACAATATTCGCTTTGTTGTCTTTTCCAATTTGGCGAAAGCTCCCCTTTAAGTCCATATTGTGGATTCTTTTCACCTTTCATTCTTTCTTGTGTACTTAAAGCATGTAGTTTACCTTTTTCAGATTTATAATATTCAATCAAGCCTCTTTTAGTCATATTGAATCGTCTTTGCTTTTCAGATTCACTTAATGTTTCAAGATGCTTTAAAATCGATTTGGATATTTTTTGTTTTACTTCTATCAAATGACTTCTATTTGGATTTCTTTCAGCACATCTTTGTTTTGCTTTTTGTTTAATTTCATTCAACTTATCATTTGATAATCCTTTTCGTGTATCGCCACCATCTCCGCCAACAGTCATATTATAACCGAACTTGCGTTCGTTTGATTTGTAATGGCTTATCCAAAACTTTTCTTTGTCATTTAAAACGCTTTGAATATCTTCACAATCAATAATAATCTTTTTAAATGAATCAAATCCATGCATTCTTATTGATTCGTATAATGCGTTCTTTCTACCTTTATTTGCACAATACAGATGTCCTTTCATTCGCGTATCAAAGTCATTCGCTTTTCCAATGTAAATTTTCCCGCTTGGTGAAATTAACTTATAAATAATTCCCATTTTAACCTCTCTTTGGTATCATATTATTTTTATTTATAAAATACCAAAGAAAATATTTTAAACATCAATAAAATGAACAGGAAATAGGCCCTGATAACACCCAGGAAGAGGAACCATATCATTCACATTACGGACGATTTCAGCCTTACCAAACTCTTTCTTTGCAATTACATCAAGCGCATTGAGTTCGGCGACATAATTGAAACGAAGAGTATCACGAACCATAAGGACATGATAACCACCATGTGTTTCAATAACCTTATAAGTGGTTCTGTTTCCTCTCAAATGGCAAAGGAACATCTGAAGAAGTTCAAACCCACGCTCGTTCTTAGGAACATCAAAGTCTGCATCAATAAGATACTTTGTTCCTGCTTGCCTTTGAAAACAATTCATAAGCATGGAATCAAGACTTGCGAAATGCTTGAGAGTATCAACATTGTGAAGTGTTTCAAACATAAGCTCGTTAATCTTTCCATTGAATTCTTTCAGAGCTTTATAACCTGAGCTCGCGTTAATATTTACATAAATAATCATACACTTCTTTGGAATATTCAAACCATTGCGAGTTGTATATCCACCTTCATTCACTTCCATTGAACGGACAACGCGAAGGAACTCATCAAATGTTGGTCCTTTTACAATTTTACGACCGAACATTTCTGGACGGCCTAAGGAGAACTCGACGCGTTCTTCTTTTGTCAAATATTTGTCTCTTGCGGACATTGAAACAAAGTATGCTTCACCTGGTTTAAGAGGATGCATAAACGAATGAAATTTTTTCATTTCTTCGATGTCATAAACTAAATCATACATAATCAAACCTTTAAGCGATTGGTATTAACAACCCAACGTCCATATTTAAGAATATGCCAAACTCCGCCAATTTTGGCTTCAAGAAATCCATTAATCATCGTGCTATATTGTACAATCACATCATTCTCCTGTGTGTTCAACCCAAACACCAAAATATAAAAGTACATGCTTATTATTTGTATCAATGACTTCTTGTAAGCATACAATAGATTGATAAGATTCATCTTCAGGAATCTCATTAGTGTTTATTAAAGGAAGTATATATGCCGGTTTAATTGTTACCATTTTACAGCAATTACAAATAAGCCCAGACTTGATGTGTCCAAAAGTTATATAATGAAATTTTATATGTTCATATTCCATATTTCAAGTCTCCGTTTTGTTTAGCCAAATCAAATAAAAATCTATGCTTGTTGGGTCCCAATTGGCATGAATCCAATCATCGCTTCCGTTGACCCAAGAATCACGAAAATTCTGATCGTCTCTAATCTTTTCACAAAAATATTTTGCGTCTTTAAGTCTGCATCCAATATTCAAACGAACATATTTTGTTGCTTCTAATATATTTTTGCGATCTGTTGCTTCAATAATTGTATCGCATATATTTTTGCGATTAATGCGAGCATTATTAATATGAAATGTTCCTAATGGAGTGACGATATCTGTGACATTAGATGTCTCTTTAAATAATGCTTTTACGCCTAAATTGATTATATACTCAATTTCTTTTAAGTCAAGAGTAATTTTCATAAATCGATTCTATTTTTCAAAATCATTGATTCAATTTAAAAACATTTTTACAATTCGGCAATGGCAAAAATGAACTTTTTTCTACATAAAAACATTGGTTTTTTGATAATCAATGTTTTTTCTGAAATTTAAAAGCCTATAAGCTTATTCTTCGTCTGATTCAAATGTTCCAATGATTTCAATATCAGGCATCACTAAAAGCTTTAATGTTTCTCCGTTCTTTTTAAACTCGATTGGCATTCCGGCGTGGGCTGCAAACATAATAATATCTCCCACTTTGCATGAACATGGAGTTCGAGTGCCGTCGGCATTAAGACGGCCTGGGCCAACTTCAACAACTTCGCCTTTCTTAATTGTTAATCCTATAGCGTTTGGAATATAAATTCCTCCCAATTTACGGTCTTTAACTTCAATTTCTTGCACAAAGATTTTATCGTTATTCGTTTTCATTATATCTCCTTATTATCCAAGTAGCCAATTATTAAATTTAAACCTTCAGCATACTTCTTTTTTATTTATGCATCAAAATTAAGTTCTTCAGGTTCATCCAAAGAATCTTCAAACAAATCAGCATCTTCTTCGTTGATTTTCCCCAAGCATGATTTCATAAATCTTACAAATGATTTATCATAAATAAATCCAAGATTTAATAGTTTCGATTCATACCCAATAACGTTCTTTATTTTAATAGGTTCATATCCAGATTTAATAGAACCAAATAAACCAAGCTCTTTAGCAACTTCTTCAATAAAACAGTCCTCTTCATCAGTATAAGAATCAGCTAAACTTCCTTCAGATTCCCAAGTTGAAATTGGGTTAAAATAAATTACGTTTGTTGACTCGTCTATATAATAAAGAAAATCTTTATAATCCATTTACGTATTCTCCTTAATAATTTTTATAAATTATTGTATGGTCAATTCAGCATAATGTTTTCTACCTAAATCGGTAATTTCAACCAAATTTCCACGGAATGAAACTTCTCCATTCCAAAACATTTCTTCCAGTATAGGAGCAAACTGATGATTCGTTGAATATGGCTTTGAGCCTTTAAGTAGTTCTTTCAAAATTTCTATCTTCATAGTGTTACTCCTTCAATGATTTACATGTTAAAACAAACGATTCGACTTGTTTTTGGTTAAATGAAGCTCTAGGAGTTACAATAACATATACATTAGGATCACTCTTGTAAATGTAAATTGGTAACTTCTCAAAAGCCGTTCCGAAGATATTTACAACAGTACGCGTAACATTTTTCTCAAGAGAATATGTAAGATCATTCCGTGTAAGAAATCCACAAAGCTTCATTGATTCCAAATCTGCTTTCATAGCATTCTTTTTGCTATCTTTATCTTTATCAATACGCTTCTTTATAATCTCAGATGCTTTTGCTTTGAGATCTTCAATATTGTTTAAAAGAAACTGATGATGATGATCATCAACTATACCAAATGTCACAGATGACTTATCGAAGTTTATTCGTATAAGTATAGAGTATTCATCGGAAGTTCCAATATGCGCACTAAAAAATACGCCGCTTCCTTCGCTGTCATTTGGTAAGTAGTATGGAAATGAATCCCGAAGTTGTTTATCTATTAATCTTCTTCTTTTAATTTCTTCATCGTACATATTTAAACATTGCCTCTGAATCCTTTATAAAGTTTTCAATATTTTCGTCTTCAACACTGTATTGTCCACCAGCGAGACCAATGTTAAATGGTATTGCGTCAACCTTTTTATGATTTATCGCACATACAGTTTTGTTTTCAGTGTTCTTAATTTCAACACGGCGACGCCAAGCGCAAATAATAAGGCCAAGTTCAATATAACCTTTCCAAGCCCATGCTACGGTACCAATAATCATCAATGCAAGTCCTAGCATTATTTGTTCTCCTTGATTTCAACTGTAAACGATTTCTTTAACTGCTGCTTGATACGTTCATCAACGATCGCATATATTTCTTCCTAGTAATGTCTTGAAGTAATTGTCAAAGTCAATTCCAGCAAGAACCTTTTCAATGCATTCATCAAATCGTTGACGCATGAATGATTCTTGCTTCAGTAATTCTTTCTGAAGGAATATTGTAGTTGCAATTTCCATGTGATCAGCGAGAGTTTTTCCAACTCTATCATTCACAATAGTTTTATAATTGTTATCCAACCTCTTCACAATCATTTCAGGAAGCAATGTATCAATATCTGAACGCATTGTGCGTGTAATCTCTTCAGTAAAAACCCGTCTCACTTCCTTTCTTAATTCTTCATCAACAATGTTTATGATCATATCATTCCTTTATTTGACGCTTTTCAATTTCTTTAACAACTTTTACAGAATTGGTGTTGAATTTAATTAATTCTTTTTGGGCTTCACTAAGTGATGAAAAACTAGCAATAGCTTTACAACCTATATGAGTCAATAATGAAGTCTTTTCAACTTTTTTTCCAAAAAAAGTAAATTTTCGTTGAAAATATATACACTGTATTGTATAAGATACATCCCCTTGATACCATGTTTCAATAATTTTATATTTTGTCGTATTATTTGGTTCCGAATAATAATATTTCATTTCTTTTTCTCCGTTAACTTTTTGTAAAGTAGATAAATCAACATCAAACCATTAAAGAAATAGTTTGCGTGCAATGGCCATTGAATAATTCCAACTGATGCGTTTTGCATAATGATATAAATCCACATGCAAACTTCACCTAATCCCCAAAAAATTAAAAACAATTTTGATAAGGATGACGTGTCTTGAGTTTTCCAAACTTGCACTACTTGTGGCAAGGCGCAAATGCCAAAGAATATTGCACCTAAGATTCCTAATAAACTAATCATATTAGTTTCCAGTCCTTACCTTGTTTGTATTTCTTCATGCAAATCATAAATGGTCTGATGAATCTATCAACACTGTCATGCAGCTTTCCGCTTTTGAAATTTGGAATGATCTTACACATAAAAGACTCATATCCAAATGTTTCATTTTGTGCTTTTATAAATTCAATCACATTTTGCGCTTCACCTGCAAAACCTTCATGTCTTACAGCTTGATACAACGCAATTTCCATTACGTCTTTCTTTGTACAATGAAATGTATCAGTTTGTTTCTTCATCATAAGTCCTTTCAAACATTTCATCAAGCTGATCACGGAAAGGAGCGTCAAGCCACGATTCCATAAGTTGTGTTTGTTGTAACGCCTTATCAAGTTGATCTTGAGGAGCCTTTCCTTCAGCTTCTTTGATACCTTTATAGTTGCTTACAACAATTTCAAAAAGTTGTTCTTGTGTCCAAATGGGCATTGAGTACCTTCTTAATAGAGTTCAATCGAAGAATCGTGTTATTACGATATCCGCTTATACTAATGCGAGATGGTAAAGGACCTAGAATCTTATGAATCACATCAATAGTTTTCAATGCTTCATGAAGTTCATACTTATCAATCTGCCGCAAAAGCAAATTGAATAATTCTTCGCTTATAACATTTGCGTTTTTTATAAACACAAAATGTTTTGGTAAAGTATGCATAAGCTTATCCTATCAAGTTAATGTTTCCACCAGTTCCTTTAAGCTCGGATGAAAGGGCAATGTTATGCTGAGTAACTTTTGCAAGAGTGCCCTCAAGTTTTTTGTTTCTGTCCTTCTCTTTTTGAAGGTCAGTCTTGAGTTTCGTCTCACACTCTAAAGCGTTTGTAAGTTTTACTTCAGTAACATTCATACAGCCTCCATGCCGTTTGTGTTAATCCCTTATGCGCCAACGATTCTTTTTTGAATCAGCAGCGGCGGCTTGACGTTTTTGAGCCTTCTTCATATTTGGAAGGTATTGCTCTTCAAGCTCATCTTCTTCATCTAATAAAACGATATCTTCAAACTCATCATCATTGGGCAAAATACAATCCTTAGGACTTGGAAATGCCTTGAATGCCTTTGTCATTTAAATACCCGATCCTTGAATTGCAAAGCAAATTGATGCACTAATGAGGTTGACGAACGGCTCTGATGTCATTGCATCACGATGGTATTTTTGGACGAATAAAGCAATGCGATACATTATATCTCCTAAGCACTGTTTTGAGTTTTCTTTATGCAATCAATATAAAAACTTTTTACGATATTGACAATAGCAAAAACAATTTTTTTGAAATAATTTTTTCGTCGTTTAAATGTGTTTTGAACATCGTAAAAATTTTATGATGGAATATATGAAAAGTTTATTTGACCTTGTCTAGAATCTTCTCAGCTCGGTCTATGAAAATAGTTTGATTGATTCCTAACATCTCTTTGCAGGCTTCAGCATTGTACCATTCGCCCGAGTCAATTTCAGGGAACTTCTCTTTCTTCCCTGACTTAGGTGGCCATTCCATTTCAAAAGTATTAGAGCCTTGCCATTCACCACTGCCTTTAGCAAGAAACGCATGAATGATTTTCCCAGAGTTCAAAACTGTAGTGCCAAGATCAGTTAAAAATCCATCAGGCACTAAACCAGTTTCTTCTTTCAACTCTCTACGAGCAGCGATCTTCAAGTCTTCGTCGTTTTCAGCCATACCTTTTGGAATGCTCCAATAACCTTTCCATTTGTTAGTATAATAAGGACCACCCGGATGAACAATAAAATATTCTCTTGGGCCGCGATCTTCTCTGTACAATAAACATGCCGCGGAAATTTTCCCCATTACATCTTTTGCATATTCTGAAAACTTCATACTCATATAATCTCTCCATTAATCACAAGATTGAATTTGCAGGACTTTGGAAAATGTTCCTGATATTTACTACAATCATCAGTATGTTCAATAAGTCCAATATAAAAAGCATATTCACCTTTTGCAGAATTCCAACGATCATCTTCATAACGAGGACTATCGTATGTGCCGCCACTTGGAATTCCTAAATCTTTAAGATAATCCGCAACACTAAAGAAGTGTGTATAATGAATTCCTTTTTCAAGCAAATCTTTAGATTCTTCTAACCAATACTTTTCGGTGGACCCAGTCATCACATGGACTTCATGTCCTTCTGAAACTAACTGTGCCGCAATATTTCTAAATTTATCACTTTCAAGATTCAACACGCCGTGATAATCAAATCCATAATTCATTAAAAAGTCCTCACTAAAAACTATAATCGTTTATATTACCACATACATTTTGAAAATTAGTATCGCTTGCTTGCGTTCCTGATCCTATCCACTTCAATGAATTAGTGTCATACCAAAAACATACTTCATCACCCCAATTAGTTCTCTTTAAAACAAATACGCTTTTGTTATTTACTGTATGAACAGCGCTTGCAACGAAAGGCGTTCCTTGTAAATTTATAACACCCGACACAACGGATATAATTTCACCTGATGTCAAATCTTTAACCCAAGAGGACGCAGTATTCATTCTTCTGCGTTCAATGTTGAGAGATTCGATTAATTCACCTACAACCAATGTATCAAGCCCATAATAATGTTCGTACCCTTTAATAACATTACCGATTATTTCATAATCAGGAGAGGTGCTTGTTCCATGAGTCTTATAAAACTCTACTCCTGATGCATAGGCAAGATCAAACATATAAATAGCAGTCTTATAAGAAGAGCTACTTTGTGCAAGTGAAGAAGAACTTGCAATGCTTGAAGACGACGGTTCAATTATTGAACTTGATGATACGGCGATACTGCTTGAAGAAGGTAACACAGTTGAAGAACTTAATGCAATCAACGAACTACTGCTTGAAGAAGGTAACACAGTTGAAGAACTTAATGCAATCAACGAACTACTGCTTCTTACAATAGATGAACTTGATTGAATTGTAACGATTGAAGAACTTATGGTTGCAACAATATCCGAAGAGGAATATTGTGGAGTGCTATCAGAGGAGGATGAAGAGGATAAGTCAACAATAGAAGAAGAGTATTCTTCTTGGGATGACAACATAGTTTCTTGAGACGAATATTCTGTTGCACCATTTATTGATGATGGCGAACTGCATCCTATCAAGGCTAAGAGCAGAATTGTTAAGGCTATCTTTTTCATTGACTTATCCTCTTTAATGTTTAGTTGTACCTGTCTAAATATAATATACAACTTATTTAATTAAGGTGCAATAGTTAAATGCACCTTTGTGTAAAATGTAAGTTAAAAGCCATAAGTTACTAATGTTCCATTTTGCGTTTGAAATATTCCTTTACCGTGTAATTTTTAAATTAGGTATTCCAAGTTTTTGTTCAATTTCTTTTATGGTCATAACAACTTCATTTTCAGGTTCTTTAGTCCGCTCTTTAAATACTTCAAATAAAACCTGTTCACCATCAATATAATACTTCGCTACCGCAGGTGCATTATCAGAGACCAATGCATTACCATAGACCCATGTATTACCAAAGACCAATGCATTATCATAGATTCTTGCAGTATCATAGACCTTTGCATCACCATATACCTTTGCAGAACCAGAGACTATTGCATTATCATAGACCAATGCATTATCATAGACCTTTGCATTACCAAAGACTCTTGCATTATCAGAGACTCTTGCATTACCATAGACCCATGCATTATCAGCGACCTTTGCATTACTAAAGACATTTGCATTGCCAGCGACCTTTGCAGAACCATAGACTCTTGCATCACCAGAGACTCTTGCAGAACCATAAACTCTTGCAGAATCAGAGACCTTTGCAGAACCAAAGACCCATGCATCACCAAAGACCCATGCATCACCAAAGACTCTTGCATTATCAGCGACCTTTACATTATCATAGACCAATGCATCACCATAGACCTTTGCATCACCATAGACCGATGCATCACCATAGGCCTTTGCATTATCATAGACATTTGTATTACCATAAACTCTTGCATTATCATAGACCCATGTATTACCAAAGACCTTTGCATTACCAGAGACCCATGCAGAACCATAAACTCTTGCATTACCATAGACCCATGCATTATCATAGACTCTTGCATTATCAGAGACCTTTGCAGAACCAAAGACCTTTGCATTACCAAAGACCAATGCATTACCAAAGACCAATGCATTACCAAAGACACCTGCATTACCATAAACTCTTGCAGAACCAAAGACCCATGCATCACCAAAGACCCATGCATCACCAAAGACTCTTGCATTATCAGCGACCCAGCAAGAACCTTCATGACTTAGATTGGATTCATTTTCAATGAATCCACCCGGATCACCTTTTTTAACATTAGAAGAAGGAATGTCAATTAGAGCCTTTATTCTATATAAAGTTGATGAACTAATGACTATAGTCTCTTTAGTTAATTTGTATTTCTTATTCATAATCATTCCTTTGTTTTAAATATTACTTTTTCATTTTACTTGCAACATCTAACAACATATTCATGCCTACAGCATCCAACGGATTTGATCCACCTTTACCTTCACCGCTAATTATAATTTCAGGCACCCATTTAACTGTAGATTGAGCAAGATTTCGTGATACAGCATCAGCGATTTTGAAATCCCATTCTGCACGTTCTTGTGGTGTTAAACCTGCGGATACCTTAGCACGTGCAGCATACGCTTCAGCTTCACCTTGAGCTTTAACTTTCTTTGCATCTTCTAAAGCAGTTGCCGCAGCTAATCGTGCAACTTCAAATTGTTTTTCAGCTTGTGTCACTTCAGCAATTTTAATAACTTCTTCATCAGCTTTTGCTTTTGCAACACGAGCATTACCTTGTTCACGTTCGGTAATAGCGTCTTGCTTAGATTTTTCCGCTAAAGCTTTAGAAGCAATTCGTTGTTGTTCAGCATTCTTCTTTGCATCCATCAATTCTCTTGTCTTGATATCAAAATTAATTTTCTTAATATCCAAAGCAATCACTTCAATTCCATAACGTTTTAAAACTGATGGTTTTGTGATCATTCGTTTGCCTGTCGAATCCAACCACATCTTTGTTACTTTAAACCTTTGAATGTTAGTTGAATCATTATCTTCAATCCTATTAACTTCGGATGTAACTGTTAAAAATTCGCCTTCTTCAAGAATATCTCGAATAATTTTTGTAAACTCTGGACGACGATCAATATTTGCTTCTTCAGCAGTGAACAATGGCCCTGCTTGACCAATAGCAGTTGAAATTGCATTTCGAATTAAATCCATACGAACAGACTCTTTATTCTTATATTCAGAATTCAGTGATAACTGATTATCACATTTTGAAGGCAATCTATATTTAAGATAACCACTAATCTTTCCTGTGGAATTACCTTGGAATGTAGCATGCAATGGATCAGCGTCTTCGCCTTCGCCACCATCAATATTTTCTTCAGAAAAATAAAAAGTACCGGTTTTGTCGTATGTTACAACATTACCTAAACTTTGCCAAAACCACCCAGATTCATTATGACAAGACATATCACCAGATATTGCTGCTTGCTTGATTTTATATTCTGTTGTATCAATGTTTTCAATAATTCTTGGAAGAGTGAAAAGCACTGCAAAAATTAAAATTGTAATTCCTACAATTGAGAATAATTTATAAATTGACATATTTATGTCTCCTATTTAAGTGATTATGTTTTACGATTTGAAATTTTGAACTTGATTATAGCATACATTGCTAATACTTGAATTTACAGATTTTTAGTTTTAAAATATTTAGTTCATTCATTCATCTCCTCGTTAAGACGTTGTGTTATAAATTTTTGCTTTTCCGATCTCTTTAACGAACGAACGATTCGTCGTAATGTTTTACGTGCGGAACGATCTCCCGACGTTGAATGTCTATCATTAGAATTTTTAAATGCGCGAATATCAATAAAATCCCACGCGCAGCCTTTCTTAGTCAAACCAATGGGCTTCATTAATCCTCCTCATAAAATAGCTTGAAATAAATTTCTTCGGTGTTTTTCTTAATCCATTGAATCACAGAATCTTTCATTGGCATTGCAGGAGAAATATGTTTTTGATCACTGATACGAACCAAAACATACAATAAATTTTCATCAATTTTAGCATTTTGGATTTCAATTTCAAGTTCTTTCATAAAGTCATTTATCTTCATGCGTTCTCCAAAGCTTTTATTTGTTCTTGATACTCATTTATTTTGGCTTGGACAAACTCACCTTTCTTTTCCCAAGAATATTTTAGGCATTTCTTATATTGGCTAGTAAAATATTTAAGGGAATTTTGTAACAAAGCAATTTTTGCAAATTTGAACAACTCATGGGTCGTTGAAATTTCAAAATATTCATTCTCAAAATAATCAATCATAATGTTAGTATTATTAACGACTACAAATTGATCGCGGGTTGCTTTTGGGAAGGCTATATAATCTTCAGATGTAACACGAATCGTTCCATTGGTGCATGGTGTAAAGTATACTTTATACAACTTTTTGTCATCATCAATTTTAAAACCATTATAGAAAAACCTAATCATTTTAGTATCCTCTTTGGAGTTTGTTGCCTTTCGATAGATACAATATACAAACTATTTTACCACTTTGCAATGGTAAAAATGATTTTTTTTCTCGCGGTATTTCACGAAAAATAAACTATAGTGAAAATTTATGTCATTTCATACCAAAAATCCAAATGTTATGATCAACTTCATCCGGATTTTTGTATACGCGTTCACCGATTTTATTATGAAACCATCTTCTTCCATAGTTTGGTGAATCCGTATTATACTTTCCAAAGTTTGGATTTTTTAAGCCTTTGTGCTTTCCAATTATAGAGTCGCTTATTCGCTTATTCGATTCAATTGTATTTTTACGGCCTTTATTAGCAATAGAAGTTCTTTTTATTGCATCATATATTCTTTGGTAGTTCATTGATCTTCTTTGAGCAAGTAAATTGGATCAACGGTTTTAAAGTGATAATCTCCATTTGATATGCACTTATAAACCAAACCTTCACGAATCTTGTTTGAAGAAATCATAGATTTTCCGTTGGCTAATTTCATCAACTCATCATGAGTTATTCCTTCAAACGAAAATTCTTTATGCACAATTGGAACATGAATATGCATAAGACCTAGCTCTTCAAGAACTTTATATCTTTCATCAGGATTTAAATATCTTTGTGCATCAATATCAAACACATCAAATATTTTAATCTCATAAGAACTTAAACCATAATAATTTTTCTGTATTCCTGGCCCTAATATTTCCGCTTGAATAGCAATATTCTTTCCATAAGTTTTTAACTTATTTTCAAGATTGTATTTGTAGTTTAAATATTTCCAACGAGAACCGTCAATAAGTCTCATCACAAGATTGCGAGAACATGCAAAGAATTCATTATCGCGTAAAAACCAAGTGGAACTAGATCCTTCGCATTTTTCAGTAACTTCAAATTTCATTTTGCTATAATTTTCATAAGTTTTTTGACTTAAATTGGCTGATCTTTCTTGGTCAGTCTTACGAATGAATCCTGGAAATCCACCTTTTGCTTCGACTGCATTAAATGTTTCATAATTTTCAAAAAGTTTAATACCTAGCTTTTCAGAAACATCCTCTTCAAGTGTAACATCAGCATCAGTCCAGCCGAATAAAGAAAGTGGTAATGCAATACCTTGCGAGAGAGTATTTTTCATCTTTCTTGTTTTAACCTTCCAATTGGTTGAAGCAAGCATAGCAAATCGTTCATCTTCTTTTGGGCATACAGAGTCAATTTCGATGTATACACATAGATCATACTTTTCGAACTCTTCTTTCTTTGCTATACACTGCCAGCCCATTACACGAACTAATTCAATTCTGTCAGCTCCTTCAATTGGTTCAATTTTCCAAATGCGCTGAATTGATGCAAGTTTACGTCCCATAAGTTTTCTCTTTTATAAGTCTTTTATTTATTGTATTTACTTCTTTGCGTGTTTCATAATCACAATTATTACAAGTATACCAAAAATAAATACCTTTCTCATTATATTTAAGTTTACCAATATTACATTTTCCGCATTTCATTCAATCTCCTTTCCGAAGCCATCTTCAAAAAGTACTTTAGTTTCATCATTTGCATTAACAATTTTATATTCAATTTTCATCTTTCTTTTCCAATCCTTCAAATAGTTTTGCCCACTTCTCTGAAGGTTTATAAGTTTCATCTTTATTTACAAGGGCATTAATATCTTCAGCATATTCACTTGGAATGTTGAAATAAAAATTCGCATAAGTACAATCAAAATCATCGTCTTCATCATGCGAATAATTTTCATTTGCTTCAAGCATATTATTTTCTTCTTCAAGCCATTCTCTGTTTCCACCACCCGACCGTGTATGAACAATAATGTATTCGCCGTCAATATAGCAATCTCTGAATCTTGGTATAATTCCCATTTCAAGATTGATGATTTTCAAAAGCACAGGGGATAAAGCATTCACCCCAAATAGCATATTATATAAACTCATACATCCTCACTTTGTTTTTTGTGAATAAGAAATTCTTTTACAGTGATCCAATTTGGATATTGCTTACTTCCGAATTGAAGGAGAGTGCCTATAAATTGTTCTTGTCCACACCCTCCTGCCATATCATCAACAAGGTAATCGCCAACATTAAGATGTTTATGCTTACTAATAATTAACCGCTCAACCCACCATTGTCCAAGATGATCACGGACCCAAAGCATCTTTTCCATATAACTCATTGGATTCAATGTCGAAGGTGCAGTAAGAATATAAACGTCAATTCCAGCCTCGCATAAGTCAATCAAAGCATCAATAGCTCCATCAATTTCTTCAAGTTGTCTAAAAAAATCTACTTGACTATGAGGATACGCATTATCAGGAGTGTTTTTAATTGCTAATTTCTTTGCGCGATTAAAATCACACATCACATTATCCATATCAACATATACTATCATTTATACCTTCTTTGTTTATTTTATATCAAATAAAAACTCTTCTTTTGGAATCGTTGTTCTGCTTTCTCCAATGTACCCAAGAGGATTGCAAAGAAGACGAACGTTGCCAAGGTCAAGAATTTTTTGATCGTGAGTATGGCCAAAAATCCAAACAGAATCGTTTGGCATCGCATCAAGATATCTTTTCCCATCAAAGTAAAAGAATCCAGTCTGTGCGTTATGAAACTTTGGTGGTATTCCCCAAGCAAATGGACCGATATGTGTAAGCATTATATTGCACTGCTTATCATTTATCAAATCATCAATCTTATCAAATTCACGGTTCATAAATTCTGTGTATGTCATCCCGTTCAAATCCCAATAACGACCATCATACCAATTATTCCATTCTCTTAACATGTGATCATATGATAAACCAAAATGCTTTTCAGAATATGACATATCATAAGCACCCATAGTTCCTCCGACTCTTGTGAAGTCTGAAAGATCATGATGCCCACCATTAAGAAATACGGAGTTGATAGATTTTACACCATTAACAGAACGCTCAACTTTTTGAAAAGAAGTTTCATTCTTGTTTGGATGCACTGCGTAATCATGATTACCAAGACAATATACAACCTTAGGATATAACTCACTAAGTGTATCGACGAGCTTTGAGAACGCAGAGCCGCTATTTGAAATATCTCCGCCAATAAAAACTACATCAGCGGGACATAACTTTGGTTCAAGATACCGAAGCATCTTGTCTCTGCTTGGACTTCCATTACCAATATGATCAATGTGAATATCCGAAATCACAAAACCTTTTAACATATTATCACTCCTGCGTCGTAACTTATAAACAAGCCGAATTACTTTTTCACTTCAGCTTTTGCTTTTGCTTTTCTTTTGTTGTCAAGCTCTTTTCTTTCAAGCTCGTTGTTAATATCTTTTATAATATGAGTCATCAAAGGTAACGCTTTATTATAAAAGATATCTAAACCCATTGTATCGTTGCGTCCAGTCACATACAGCTTTGTGATTCCTTCAGTGAGGAGCCAAACTGTAATTGATCTTGGATCAATTGGCTTTAGAAAATCAAATTCCATAACAGGGCGAGACTCACCTATTAAAGACTTAACATTGTCTTCAATCTTTGAGCATTCACCCGAACGGAAAATAAGAACACCATTACATTCATCAATGCACTTTTGAGCACAGTCACGAAGACGATCAGTTTCTAAAGTTTGACAATTTAAATGCTTTAATTTTTCGCATGGGCCGTTACATGTTATATAACCGGCCCTGACATAGCCAATATATTCAGTATCACATAGAAAAGCCGCAGCTAGGGCAGCTTGTCCAACACCAGTTTCACCATCGGATATAATTTTAATCATTTACAAATTCCCAGTTTGTTAAAGAGGCATTTAATAAGTTCTTCCGCTTCACCAAAAGTTTCAACGGATTCATCGCTCTCTGGGCGGACAAGTTACTTTGCGCTAAGGACGTCCTTCATAATCATTGCATCATATACCTCTTAAATGTAATTCAAGTTCTTTTCGTTTCTAACACAAACTTTCATCCAAATCTTTGTGTTCAAATTTTGTACATTATAACCACGAGATGAACACTTGACTAGGAAAACGGTATCTTATTAACAATCACCGTTTTCTTTGTCATAATTAACCCCGACGATTTTCCCAAATAAGTTTAGACTTTCCGTTCTCATTTTCAAAAATCATTGACACATAACGCATCCCTCGGTAGGATTCCATTAACTCCTTCGTCCAAACATGCTTCGGCTTTGCCTCACCATAAATACGACCTGTAGAATCAACTGAATATGCGAGTACTGTGAAAGTGACCATTTTAACCTTCCTTGTTTATTGTTTTAATGGAAATTTAAATATAAAAAAGTTCTGGATTTTTGAAGTTATCTAGAACTTTTAATTTTTATTTTTTTCTTGCTAGGATTGAATATAATATTATTCTAAACCAAGAGCTATAAGTGCTTCGTTTAAAGTTTCAATATCAACTTCACGTCTTGAAGTCGTTGGATTATTGATTATCTTCCATGCGAGCGAAGCATGTTTACCAAAAATTTCCGTGGTGCGACCTTCAGCTGGAGTTATTGCGATAACAAACTTTGCATTTTTTCCGCCTTCCTTTGTGAAGGCTTGAATATGAATTGTTGCATTCTTTTCATTTGTAAACATAAACCCATTCATATTTCCATGAGCTGTCTTTCCGATCGTTGGCCGAAGTTGAACGCCTGCACGCAAGCTTTCAATTACAGCGACTGCAATCTTATCGGAAAGGGTGAACTTTACGGACATACACTATTCTCCTTTAGAGGTTTTGATTTGATAGGACTGAGGGAGGCAATCGAGTCCTCCCAGGAATTACGTGGGCGATAAAACCCACACCCTAAACCCATTCAGTCTGTGTAACGATTTGATTACAGGCCGAGAGCGGCTTCAGCTGCGGCAACAGCTTCTGCATCAGGTTCGGACTTGATGTGACCCTTAGGAGCATGGTTCATTGCGTACCATGCACGGGCAGCCATTGGTCCGGTGATTTCGAGATGCTTCTCGGAACCTTCGGGCTTGACATGGATGAATGCACGGGCGATTGTCTCGCGGGTCTTCTTGCCTGCAACTTCATGACGGCCGAAGGTAACAATTGCGGATCCAAGCTTTGCGGAGAAAGTATGGGTCGCGGTATTGCCGTCTTCGGAAAGTTCGAAGGCCTTGTTGAACTGCGAGCGATCGGAACGGATTGCGGAAACAACCTTCAGGGCGATCTTGTCGGAAGGTGTCAAAACCTTCTTGGTCTTTTCGGCAATGGGCTCTGCAATTGGTGCAGAGCCTTCAACTTCAACTGCAGGTGCAGCAACAGGCAGCACAACAGCTTCGGTTTTTGGTTCAGCAGCCTTCTTGGACTTGGAAGAAGACTTGGCGGCGGTGGACTTTGTTGCAGTGGTCATGTTGACTCCTTTTCGAGTGGTTTGTTATCAGTTATGTGGTTAATATAACAATCTGTTTTTCGTTTGTCAATGGTTTATTTGAACTTTTTTCTTATAAACCTTTTTCTTAACGAATCAGTTGTTTACCAACCTTATGAATCAAATATACAACTAAAAATCTCTGCCGTCAATAGTTTTTCATATTTTTCTCACTAAAATCTCATAACTTAAGGAATTTCACGAATTCCGGGAGAAAAAGTTCGATTGACAGATCTCTAGATTATTATTATATTTGAAGTTCAATTTTAACCGGAGTTTTTATGTCCAGAAAACAATTGACAAAGAAAGAAGTTGTTTCTCTCTTTAGGGAATCTCATAAAAATTTACCGAAAGGTGATGCTGTTATGAGAAGTGAAGCTCGGAACAGTTTTACAGATGCGCTTCGCACAGACAAGGTGATTAGCGAAAAAGCATACAACACTTGGACTTGTCCCTAAGGAGAGAATGAATGTTTCATGATGAAAAAAGACTTAAGAAGTCACGCCCATTAGAAGAGTACGAGGCTCACGCGATCAGTTTGACTGATTCGGAAAAAATGGCTCTTTCTCGCATTGGGATTGAGAACTTCAAGTTTATGATGGAAGAGTATGTGCATCTTCTTAATTCACAAGAAGATGCATCCATTTATATTACTGACTTCTATTCTTGGTGTGAAATCGCTATGATTATATATGATTATAACACTAAATGCGAAATGATTTCTAAAGAAATTGACGAATTAACTAAATAATAAATATTGATGCAGGACGGATGATTAGTAGTCATTTGATTATTTTTATTCTTGGAATAATCTTACTGCAATTATAAATAGATATAAAAGAGGTTACTACTAATAACCTCTATAAAATAAAGTTAAACAATCAATAAAGAAGTATCGTAAAGAAAATTTCAAGAAAGAGATTTTGGAATGGTTTGATTGAAAATGCAAAGCTTTTAATAGAGAACACTCAATAATCACAAAAGCTTTTATAAATCAAAACGATACATATAACATGTGTATTGGTGGGCATGGAGCAATACATCTTAACCATACAGAAGAAACTAAAAAGATTATATCACAAGTGTCAAAAGCATCGATGACAGGACGTAAATTGACAAGCGAATGGCGAAATAATATTTCAAAAGTTCAATGTAATAAAGTTTGGATAACAAATAACAAGGCATCAAAATTTATAAATAAAAATGATGTTGATAGTTATGTTAATTTAGGGTGGGTATTAGGAAGAATCTATAAAAGGAAAAATATATGATCCAGGACCAAAAGAAAAATCTTGATCACTATTTACGACAAGATCGTATAAGTGAGTCAAACAACGGACGAACCTTAATGACTAGGATTCGTAAAGACAAAAAGAAAACTTACAATCGTCAAAACGAAAAGAGGAATCAAAACGATTCCTCTTTTTTGTTATTTGTTTATAACGAACTTCTTGTTGAAACAATGCTTCTGAGTTTTCTTCTTGCGTCTTGACTTACCAACTTCTTTTATCGTCGTTTGGATGTCGTTGGCATGGAATTTTTTATGTTCTGATTTGGAAATACATACTAAGTTAGAAATGTCATTGTTAAGCTTGTTATGATCCAAGTGGTGAATCTCACAACCATCAAACCACTCTTCACAATATGCCTTTGCAACAAGTCGGTGAATTGATTTGCGTTTAAAATATTTGTATCCACGATGAAGTCTTAAAGCTTGTTCAATTCCATCGATGTTGTGAACTACCCTTGAGCTAAAGACTCATGGGCTTCTGACTTCATAAACAACAGCGTATTGCTACGGCTAACATCGTCTCCATCAGTGTATTCGATGGTTCCCACCGAAAGAAGGCTTACACCTTCTGTTAATATGTTTTTAGCAGCATTTACATCTCGATCATGCTCACATCCACATGATTCACATACCCATTCACGATCATTCAGCGTTAAATTAGATTTGATCCAACCGCAATCAGCGCATGTCTTTGATGATGGAAAGAATCTATTGATTCTAACGATCTGTTTATTATTCCACTTAGCTTTGTATTCTAACATGGAAACAAACAGACCCCATCCACAATCCGAAATATGTTTAGCTAACTTATGGTTTTTTACCATACCTTTCACATTCAAATCTTCCAAGCAAATCACATCGTATGATGCAACTATTTTGGTAGATATTTTGTGAAGCGTATCTTTTCGTGAATTAGATATCTTCTCATGAATACGAGCAACCTTCAATCTTTGTTTTTCGGATTGACGACTACCTTTCTGTTTACGAGATAGATGTTGTTGTGCTACTTTCAGTTCTCTTTCATATCGCTTAGTATAACGATGATTCTTGTACTTAACACCATCGCTTGTTATAGCGAAATCCTTAATACCTAGATCAATACCAACTGGCTTACCTGTGTGTGGTAGTTGTTCATGGGTAGTTGCTACCAAGATAGATACGAAATATTGATTTCTACAATCTCTTGAGAATGCGCATTGGCGAATCTCGCCTTTGAATTCTCTATGTTTTATTAATTTGATACCGTCATTGAATTTTGGAACTCGGATTTTACCTTCTTCAATTGTTATGTGTTGAGGAACACGGAAGGAATTCTTTGATTTTCTTGATTTGAAGCTAGGGAATTCAGCATTTCCTCGAAAAAAGTTAAATTATTTTTGTTCGATTCATTCGCTAGGTCTTTAGCCTAGCGGTTTTCTCTCACGAGATCCGATAAAAAGCCTGAGACTAGTCTCAGGCTCTATGTGTTTATTTAAAACTTAGAGTCATTAGTCAACCCAACGAGAAGCATGAGCTAAATAGCTTTCAACAACATTCTTCTTTTTCTTAGGATCTTCAACTTGGTCGTCGTCAGCAATTTCATCGCCTTCTTCTTCACCAGTTTCATCATCTTCTTCACCTTCAGTCAATTCGTCTTTCTCACCATCTTCGGAACCGTCATCTTCATCTTCGCGAACTGCGTCCTTCTCTTCAACCTTCTCTTCAAGAGTATCAGCATCGACATCTTCTTCGTCTTCTTCTTCCTTGATCGCTTTCTTCTTTTTAAACATCCCAGCCTTGTTTGGAAACTTTGTTAAATTGTCCTTAGAAAGAGCGGCAACAACTTTTTTATCAGCATCTTCTTTCTTGCCTTCTGTTGCAATAACAACAGCAGCTGCAGCATCTTCTTTCTTCGCTTCTGTAATAAGCTGATCTGAATCAGTCATAAAGTAAGAAGCTTTGCTTAAATATTTATCCATTTTGAACCTCGTATTAAAATTTTAATTATTTATATTGATGATCACTTAATGACTTTAAAACGCTTTGCATCTTTCATAATATCAATTGTATTCGCGTCGAATACTTTTGTTACAGCAATTAAGTGTTTGCACAAAACATGTTCACGTTCTGGGTCTCTGACATTTGGAGCAATATCAACAACTTCTTTATCTCCATCAAAGAAATCACCAATATTTCCAGGTGCTAAAGAATCATCATAATCTCCATGAGGTCCAATGTTGTACTTTTGGCCACCCCACAAGAAATCTGGGCAGGAGCAATAAACTTTCACATCCGAGTTTTTCATTACATCTACAAAGCGTTTAAGATCCCATTTATCTTTTGATATTTTAAATACATTCGACTTTTTCGGAATAACTTCTACAACTTGTTCATATACAACATCAGGTTTTGATGCACTATTAACATTCCAAATTGTTTTGAGATGTTTCTTGTCATCGGTTTGAGTTAAACCTTTATAATAAGCAGGCATTCCTTTTGAACGTTGCTTACGACCAGCATCTGACATTTTTACTAACTCTCTATGAGTATATTCAAAAAGCATTCCGCTTGATTCATATAAAGATTTAAACTTCATCAATACCTCAGATGTTTGCTGCTATTCTAATTCCTTTCTTGCCTGCGCCCCAATTCTTTGAAGTAATGTTATACTTATCAATATCCGTAAGCAAAGTATAAATGTCTTGTTTCGCAGTCATTACTATTAATTTATTTATACTTCTTTCAGATCCTCCGTTGAAGAGAAATAATTTATCAAAGTTCTCATCTTCAGAATAAAGCTTCATATGCAATGCAATAACAAGTTTTAGAATGTTTTGATAATCTGGTTTAAGGCGTACCAATTGAATAAAGCTTTTAATATCTTCTTTAGGTATGTCATTGTAATTTGAAATGATATAGCATATCTTTTCAAGCACCTGATCAGAAGGATTTGATTTTAAAGCGGTTTCTAAACAACGGGCAACTTCAGTTCCGAATGTACAAGACTTCATCAAGTAAGTTCTTTCTTTTTCACTTATTGAAGTATCAATCAATGAACACAAATCTTTAGAAGATTTTTCATTCCATTCGCGCCCAGTAGTATTTGAACCTAATGAACCTGAATCGCCTTTTACTTCTATCTTGTAGTTGTTTATCGTATCAACCAAATCTCCCTTGCTTTGAGCAAAGTCAAGATTTGAAAATAAAGACCACAAATAGTTTTCACCAGGACCTTCTACAGGTTGAGTGATCTTTATTTTTGTATTGAGAATTCTATCAAAGAATATGGGATTGAAGTATTTTGAAACTTCTTTTGTTAGTTCACTTAAAGGATACACTCCATCTTTACAATCGAATGTATGCTTAGCAAAGACGCGTCCAATTTTATCAATTTCGCTTAAATAGTTTTTAAGAGTATAGGATTGAATAAATTGCGAATGCATTAGTTTTCGTTCATTTAAAAGCTTATCATTTTTCTTCTTTTTCCAGAAGTGTTGAAAACCTTTGTTAATTTCGGTTCTCATTAACAATCGTGAAATTTCATCAAATATAATTTCGCAATGCGGATTATGTTTATCAATACAACCTATAGTCGTTGCATCTGGAGTGATTGATAGGTTAAAATATATTTTATTTGGATTTTCTTTTAGCATCTTTAAATGTTTCCGTTGTAATCTTAAACTTGATTTTATTATCAAATTCAAATACAAGTCCTTCATAGTTTGGCCCAAACTTTCCTTTATTGATTAAAGCAGATAAATGGGCATTGAGAATTTTTTGGAGAGTGTTTATGTAAAGAATAACATCAGCATCCTTCTTCTTTTTCAAGATAAAGTTATCTATGTCATTATCAAATGCAGTTTTCATAACCTTTGCAAATCCCTCAATATGCTTTGAGAAATCTAAAGGTTCAAATTCATTGATCTCAGCAGTCTCAAATTTTATACGGTCATTTGATATTGCTTTTAGTAGGCTTATAATTTCATCTGAACTTCTATGCGTATTGCCTTCAGAATCTTGAACGGTAAATAACACAAAAGTTGCAAACGACCCCAACTTGGTACTATCATACCAAGTATTGACAAATTTAACAAGATTCTGTTCAGTATCATGTTTAACTCCAAATTGGTTTAAAAGAACTTCGCCTATAACCTTTATACCATTTTTGTTATACTTATTGAGTATAAAGTATAAAACATTATCCGCATCCAACTCGTCGAATATCGCATCATACCCATTTGCTGTTGCGTTGGTTGAGCCGAATTTGTTTTCAGCAAATTTAGAAAATGCTTTAGGTACAAAGATAGGACCTGAGCGAGAAGACTCGATAAAGAATCTTTTATCAACATCACATCCGAATCGAATTCCGGCGCCATCAATCTTTTCAGAAAGACTTGTATTCTTGTAACTTATAACGCCAGCATTGCGCCTAAGTAATTTGATAAAGTCCAAAAAATCCAAAGGCTTCATTTCCATTGAATTGCCTGGGAACCAAAGGTGAGGAATACCTTTACGAGCGGTTGATTGAATTGTCATTTTATAGTCCTTTTTCAATAAAGAAATCAACAAGATCAGCATTGTCTTTTATTTCTTTAATAGTTTGTCTAACATTCATATCTGTACGGTTTATAATTTCTTGAACACGTTCAATGGGAACTCCATGAGAACCGCTTTCAATTCGTTTTAAGTTTCTTTCAATTGCAACTTCTATTGGAATATTCACATACACTACAGCAGTTGTGTATCCTAAAGATTTTGCATAAGTAAGTTTCTTCAACAGAGATTGAGTATTGGCTGCAGTACCTGCATCAATAAATGATTTTCTTTTCTTAAACAAATCTCTAAGCATCTCATTCTTCTTTGAAATTGCTTTTGATCTATTTCTTTGAAACGCTTCCATATCACCATTTGAAATATCTTTATTGATTTCATCAAGATCAAGTATTTCAATAGTTTTGAAGTTCTCTTTAGCAAATGTTGATTTTCCGCTTCCTTGTATACCTGCAGTAGCAACATAGACAGGTGACGTCCCTGAGTAAATCACCTTTTGTAAAGCTTCAATATTATTTAGCGATTCATACAATGTTTTGAATTTCATAAAAATATTTATATCATTCATTAATCTCTGCAATAATAGTGCGACGGTATTGTTCAAGTTTATGGCCTGGACGAATTACTCCATCACGGCGAGAAAGCAAACCAACATTGCAAAGATAAAGAATTACACTATGCCAATCGGACTTCATGCTTCCATAAAAGCTGCGATTGATGTCGGAGATTGCCGTGTTTTTTCGATCAGCTACAAAGCAACAGATTTCCCAGAAACGAGCAGGACGACCGTCGGATGTAAAAGGATAACTGAACTTAGTTGTACGATGTTGAACAGCATGAAGATCGATGATGTTTTCGAGCTTTGTTGCAAGAGTAGCAGGAGTTGTCATTTAGCAGAACCTTTTGTTAATTGTTTGACGAATCAAATTTAGTAAATTGTTTTTAATGTCAATGGTTTTTACGAAATTTTATAATTTTCATAAAAGGATTTTTTCACAACAAGAATGCTTTTGTTCTTCGCTTTAAGAATTGGAAACTTTATAACAAATGCTTTATACATCTTGTTCTTTATCTCTTCATCAAGCTTCGGATCATCACGCTCAATCCGTTGTGCTTCCTTACCCCAAAGTAATTCAACAAAATCTTCAAACACCGATTCAACAATTGAATCTGCACAATAAGTACTCATAAGATCAAGTGTTCTAATGAATGAGAATAAAGAATACTTTTCACCATCCCTTGGTAAAGCATCAAAGATCTTTTCAAATATTGAACTCAAATCTTTATCATAAACTGCATCTTTAGGTTCAATCTTAAAATATGAATACTTATTATCAATCATTATATGATTTCCGTTCTCATCATAATTTGGTTTTATCTTTTCTCTAAATCCTTTATCAACCGAAAAACCAAAAAGATTTTCCATCGGCTTTGATTTAATAGGTTTACCTGTCTTGCTTGAGATGATAACAACTTCAGCCTTTGCAATACCTGCAGCGAGCGATCTCAAAAGATACTTGTTTGCAAATCCTTTAATCCCGGCCTTCACATCAGTCCAAGAACTGTAATGTCCAAAAGCTGAAAATTCCGAAGGTTCGTCATTTACATATTCAGTTCCCTCAAAGTCAATCTGAACATACTTAGAGAACATCTTATATTCTTTAGGGCTTTTAAAAAGGCAATTAAGTTGCATCCCAGTATTTGTAAAGCCAAGATATTTGAAGTGTCCAAACATCATATTGCGGTTATTCAAAAGAAACGATTTAAGATCTGTCATACATTCGTTTGGAACTTGAATATCAATATCGCCGACGCTTGGTTTATATAAAGCGAATTGACTGAAAGACTTTTTAAACATCAATCGTGTTGAGCCTGAAAATAACTTTTGATTTGAAAACAAAATATCATACTTAGGCCATAAACGATAATTGTACGTTCTTTCAAACATAATATTGAAGTCATGAAATGTATTGCGCAATTCTCTTTTGAAATCGTTAAACGCATCGATATTCATAAGAGCGATGTTAATCTTTTCAGCTCTTTCACCTGTTGGAAGTTTTACATTTCCGCCCATAAAAAATTCCTTTTTAAAGTTTCAACAATAATAAAAAAATCCGGTAGGTTTTACCGGATTTTAAGAAATAATTTTATTTTTACTTTGCAGCCATTCCACCTGAGCGAGTTGATGCCCATTCTTCAGGTCTTATGTTATTCGATTTGAAAAACTCAACGAGGCTTTCAATTGAATGTGCGTTAGGATTTATAACAGTTATAGAATGAGGGAACTTTCTATTTGTGCTATTGAACTTTATAATATATTCAAACTTATACTTCGCTTGATAAATTTGAGAATGAACCGCAAGCATCATCAGCCAAGCATCGTTAGCATCTTTTGCTTTCTTTAATGATTTTTCCAATTGCGTTGTAAAGATTGTTGCGGATTCATTATTGACAAGCGCAGTCGCAAGATCAAATATTTCCTTGCTATTCTTTGAATCAAAAGTATCTTTTATGATTGAAAATAATGATGGTAAGTTTGCCTGAACCAAACTTCTGTTTTTATCCAAGTCCTTTGTATCAATATCCAAATCATCAGCTACTTTCTTCACTTTTTCTTTTGCATCAGACCAAGATTTCCATCCTTTCTTAGGATCACCGCCAAATTGTCCTCTTGCGGCTTTGACTTCAACAACCTTTCCATCAATAATTAAATCGCCTGCTGTAGGATTGAAATTCACGTTTGAATACATAGCCCAAAGCATCAATTCGCCAGGACCCATCATATTCATATTCCTGTCTTTCTTTTTGTTGTAAATCTCTTCAAAGAAATCTTTTGAAACTGGAATATCAGAAATTGCATCGTCAATTGAATGAGTTCCTTGAGAAAGATTAAACTTTCTTGATGCAAGCGTTTCAGCAACTTTTCCAAGATCCTCAGATTTGACGTACTTTTTAAGTACACCATAAACGGTGAGCTTAGCGAATTTGTTTAAAGGATGTTTTGTCTTAACCTTAAACACATCCTTTATATTCATTTCGTTGCTATCGGTTTCTTCAGCTTCAAATAATTGTTTAAATCGCATTATGCCTCATTGCATTATTAAACTTTTCAAATATTTATATATCTTACTTGAATAGCCTGTAAGGCGAATGAATTGTGCTTTGTTGTTTTCTTTCAATGAATTTCTAACATCGGTAGCTGAAGTGTTAACATCACCTCTATCAATCATGCCTAACATTTCACCTTTACCGAAATTCTTTTCGTTAGGATCAGTAATATATTTATTTTCTTTACTGAATGTTAAAAACATCTTTTCAAACTGAATCTTCCTATCAGGCCCAACAATCAACACAGGTCTAGCGATCTTACTTGCGATCTCTCTGAACATACCAAGAGGATTTGTTGTTTCAACATTGAATACATCAACATCAAATCCGCATTCTTTTGCGCCAATCTTTGCAATTTTAAGTCGTTGTTCTTGGGTAAACATATTTCTATCAGTGTCTTTTGAATCATCCTTAGTTGGCATCACAACTGCAAACTTCTTTATGTTGTTTTCAAAAGCAAAACGAAGCATTCGTCCGTGACCGTTTGGACCTGTGAATGGAGAAAAACAACCAAATAAAACTGCTGTAGGTTCTTCTCTTCGATCAATAGCATAACGAACAAGTGCGATAGTTTTAGCGTTATCATTCTTATCAGGAACTTCAATATTAATAAGCATTATTTTGTCTCCAAAGTAAAAAACAAAAATAAAAAAGACCGGCTGTTTTGTCAACCGGTCTTCAAATTTATTTCTTTACTTTGCTTCGCAATTCATCCAAATATGTGTCAAGTTCATTATACATTTTTTCTATTTTAGCTTTATCAGGATTCTCATCGGAAATGTTTCCAAACAATCCGCCACCACTCATTTCCTTTACAGTGTTTGGAAAATATGAATTTATAATTTTCATAATACCAGCGTTATTATCTGAAATGGCTTCGCCCGAATAATGTGTACGTCATTTATCTCCGCCAATAGTTGGACCAACATTTATACTAAAGGCGTTGTTTTTTATTTTTTACAACAAGTGTGAAGTTTTTATCCTGACGATGCTTTATAAACGGTTTATCTTCTGAAAATGTTTTCTTATCAGCGAATTTCTTATTGGGTACAGTCTTCTTAGATTCAGTTTTCTTTGATGTATCTTTCCAATTTCCATTATCATCAAAATAATCTTCACCATCAATACCGTAATAACCAATAACATTTGCCATAAGATCATCACTCATCTTATTCTTTTTAAGGAATGCAATAACGGCTTCTTCACTTGACTTTCCGCGAGGTCCAAGAATATCAGAAACATCTTTTACCGACTTAAATTCTTGTGTTTTTGCCCAAGCCGTGCACCAGGAGCAATTGTTTTTGTGCCGGTTAAAGTTCCTGTAGTCTTCGCAACAACTGGAAGCGAAGCAGTTTTTGGAGCAGAACTTTTAATCTTTGATCCAACTCTTGCATAATAGGTGGCCATTGATTCGGTTGTATCAATAAGCTTCATAATCTCTTTTGCAGTTTTACCGATTGATCCAAGATAAAGTCCAGCTTCTTTAGCCGAATTGAACTCCTTTCCGCCGATTGTAATTTTCTTCTCAAGCAAAAGACTTTCTTTTACATAATCTTTAAATTTCATTTAAACACCTCCAAAATTTTTTCAAATGAAATCGGCGTATAGTTCGCCGCTTCACATGATACGTTTATTATACGATTATTTATATCTGAAATTAATTTTGTGTCATGATCTACCAGGATACCAAGTATTACAATCAACATCATCTTTTGTAAAAATACAATTTCCTTTGTTATTATGATACCATTTTCGTCCTAAACTTTGTTCGGAATGTTTTAATTTAACATCCTTTGTCATCGGTGTTTTTCTTCTCTCAACCCACGCTAATTTTATTTTATCTCTCGATTCTTCTGAATGAATTTTTCCGAAAAATGAATTATTACAATTTGAACAATCGAAATGATTTCTTTTAATGTTTTCTTTATGAGTGGCACTAAATTTTTTGCCTTTCTTTAAAACGCTCATTACATTTCTTTGAACATATTTTATTATTTCAAATTGTTTAGACGATAACTTAAACGATTTTACGGTTGTCATAATATGATATGCATAAAACAACTTATAATTTTCTTTATTTGCTTTCCAAAGTAGCCAATGACAAAGATAATGTTCACGAGCTGTTAAAAGAACTAAATTATCTTTGTTATTTGTTCCATTCATACATTTAGGAATGATGTGGTGACGTTCAAAATAGCCATCAAGAAGCTTCTTGTTAAGCCCGCGTAGTTTAGCGCGTTCAATTATAGCATCATATATTCTTTGATAGTTCATTTAAAATATTTTCAAATAAAATGGGTGTATAATTTACAGCTTCGCAACACACATTTACACATTTATTATATTTATCATAAATCAAATCCGTATCATGCGTATGACCACTAATATAAATCGCATTAGCCAACGGCTTAAAATGTTTTCGCTCAAAAGGATAGTGGCTTAATACCAAATCATAACCTTTGTAGTGAGTTCTATAAAGGTTCTCATCATTCTTATACCAATTCAACTTATCCGACATCTTATCATCGGTATCATGGTTGCCACGGATGAAATGCTTTTCGCCATTCAGGCACTCATAAAAGTATTCTGAAGTTTCTTTAGCATTTTTACATCCACAAATAAAGTCACCCAAAAACACAATCTGATCTTCATCAGTAACAACTTTATTCCAATTTCGTATAACTGTTTCGGTCATCTCCTGTGCATCAGCGAATGGGCGATTGCAATATTTGATGATATTCGCATGCATCAAATGAGCATCCGATAAAAAGAACAGTTTTTTGTCTTGATTTAGTTTTATCATTATAGTTTATCCTATTTTCATTTAGATCATTTTTAGATCTCGTTTGTTTTACTGTAAGTATTGATACATAAAGAATATTACAACTCATCTAGAGCGTCCAGATCATCTACAAAAATAAAAAATCCGATTGTTTGTCAACCAGATTTTAAAAATTATTTAATATGTTTTACATTATTTTTTAATTTATTAACATCCAAGCGCAATGTTACTTCTCTTGGCGGTGTTAAAATTATTTGTTCAATTGATGCAATATCGTGCTCAACATGAATATAAGTTAAAGCATTTTTTGTACAAGACAAAACGGTCGTATTTTCCAACTCTTTACCTGAAGTAAGCATAACAGGTTTACCTTCACGTTCCATATTTATCGCAACAAAGTTCTTATTTGAATGATCTTCTGTTTTTTCTTTTATATAATTACTAAATGACATAACACTCCTATAATTTGATTAGCTTTAGCGATTTTGAATCAACTTGGATAGGATTCCACCCAGGATTTATTTCCTCAAATTCTTTCACGATGTTTTTCATAACATATACTTTAGTTATTGTTATATTATTGCATATCACTTCATTGTAATTTGAACCGCTTTTGAATTTTCTTTGATTCATAATATCATCTTTATGTTTTTCAAATATTGGTTCAATTTCATTATGAAAATCAATCAACGCTTTATACAAATCAGACTTATCACAAGATTCCAGAAACTCAACAGCGTGATGATTCAAAACTTGTTCATAAAATAAAAGAAAATCGCTTGATAATTTCTTTTCCATATCCGAATGAATTTTGACATTATGTCTTTCAATCCACGAACGAATGTTCTTTTTATTTTGAAGAAACTTCTTTATAATTTTTTCTTTGATGTTTGAAATCTTCGTGTGAAATCCGCCATGCATTTCTTCAGTAGAAACCCAACGTCTCCCTCCAGTATCAACAACCGAATATGAATCAAACGCAGTGTTTAAAATTTCATCAGCATCCAATTTTACAAGAACACCTCCTGTAGTATTAACTCCAGACATTTGACCGGCTAAATCTTCAATATTAGTAAAACAACTTATTTGAGATTTCTTTCCTTGCAGAGACTGTAATTTTTGAAATCCTTTTGAATCTGTAATATGATATGCTTTTATTCTAGGAGTGCCAATTACACGCCTAATCATATCCGTTGTTAATGGAATATGAGTACGTGATGGATCAAACGCATAAACATACGCAGGTCTTTTTGTTGCTTCGCATATCAACGTATCATAATAATTTTGTTTAAAACTCATAAAATCCTTTTACTTAAGATTTGATAATTTATAAATTGTTTTATCAAGCAACGAAACGACATCAGCTAAAGTATTACCGATTCCAACTTCATCGTTGGTTGTAAGCTGTGTCGCTCTACTTTTGAAACTATTTATTGCTGCAACAATTCCGTTGGTGTCTGCGGTATTATCTTGAATAAAAGTATAAGGCTTTGTAGGAAGAACTAGCTTTCTATTAATGCCTATTAATGCTTCAGCAATATCATCAGCCAAACCTGGCAAACCATCATAAAGATCATTCAATGCCATGTGAGCTGCATACGATCCTGTCTGCAAATGCCAAGCATGAACTTGAACTGAAAAGAATAACAAATCAAACACAAATTCACCAATCTCACCAAAACGCGCTTCATCCATTTCTTTTAAATAATTCGTAAATGCCATTGTAAAATCTCCTATTTCAAATACACATCAATTGTATAAAATTTTCCACCTTGAGCCATTTCACCAGCGAAATCAATATTGTTATGCGACTTTTTCAAAAGAGTCACCAATCTCTTCATATTGGCTTTATCTTCAGTACTCATTTTATACTTATCATTACGAGTAATTTTTACAGGAACTGAAACATCAAAATCATAATCTGAAGTGCCTTCTTCAGAATGATCGTAAATATTGCTTAATGATTTTTCTTCAATATCATAGAAAGATGCAAAGTCCGAAATATCTTTTGCATTTTTAAACAAAGGAGGAACCTCAGCTTTACTTACATCTTTATTAGCTTGACGTATAATATTTTTATACTTTTGTTTGGTTTTCTTGTTTGCAATTGCTATGTCTTTACCTGATTTATGAAATCCTTTTGCAAAATAAACTTCGCCAGTTTCCGGGTTCCGAATTTCTTCATCGGCTGTAAATGTATCACCAGATTTAAGAATCATACTTAATGCATTATCAATTGAACCCGCACGCTGCATAATTTCACCTGGATTTGAACTTTGCGGTATCTTGTAATAATTTGTCAATTGCTTTGTCAAAGACTTGACATTATAAGTCTTTTCAAAAATGAAATGCTCATTAATATAGTCTTTAAGTTTCATTTTCACCTCTTAGTGATGTACGCCAAGATCATTACCAAATTCATCGCCAGTTCTGAATTCAGATTGGTCTTCCATTGCAGGACCCATCGAATGTTGGTGACCATTTGCGTAATGTACTTGACCCATCACTATCATGTGCGTGTGAACAGAGTCACCGTTTTCGGACGTTATACCGTTTCCTTGTTTATCAACTTTAAATTGATGCCTATGATTATCGCCATCTCTACCGCAGTCAACAGTAGTGTATCCAAAGGACATTGAACCTTCTCTTAAATATTTAATAAAATCGCCTTTCATAAAACCTCTCTAATTATTTTGAATTATTTATATTACGACCAAGTTGACTTCGTTTTTCGCATGTATTCTTTGGTAATTCATGCGTCAAAGTCCAAGATCTTGTAGTTTCTTTATAGTTTCCTTAGCACTCTTATGCAAAATTCCAACACCGCCATTCGCAACCCATTGATCTATGTTCTTTTCCATATCATCAATAAGGATAGATTTATAATTTGCGTATTGTTGTTTCTCTGCGGCTTTACATAAAATAACTTTAACATTTTGGCCCAGTTCATTTTTCACCCAAATTCGTTTACCTGTCTTTGATGAATTAGCTTGAGAAGGCGCTGATAAAATTGTTGGATTATATTTCTTTACATAATCCCACAACTCTTTACCGTCATTCGTCCATGGAGCTTGCGACCAAAAATTTTCACCAGCCTTTGCAATGATTGGCCAAGCTTTATTCGGTTCATCATCAAGTTTTTTTATAGTTAATCCTAATTTTTCAATAGCGTTTTTAAAGTTAACCAAAACGCCATCCATATCGCACCAAACCTCATACTTTTTATTATAAACGTCTCTAAATTTCATAAACCCTCAATATAGTGTATAACACCATTTTTAATCAAATTATCAAATTTATGTCGTGTAATATTATTTGCCTTCATGCATTTTGATTTTGATTTATAAACAATACCGAAATAATTTACACATTTAGAATTTGGATTATTTTCTATTCTATTTTTAATAAAGCTATCAGAATGATGTTTTCCAAAAAACTATTACCTATTCCTGTTTGAAGTACGCTCATATATTTAAAAAATTGCGGTGACATTTTCATACCTTTTGTTGGACTAACACGCCCTTTTAATTTTGTATTTTTAACCCCGTGTTTTTCGCTAATCCTACCTTTTAATTTTTTACTTATTTTTTCAAGTATTATAGCTTTATCAGGATGATTAGTAATCGTATTTCCACCATTGCCACCAAACATAATATTATAGCCTTTATTAATAGCATCAGTGTCTTTAATCCAATGTTTTTCGCGTTCTTGCCAAGTATCTTTTGAAACTATTTCAAGTATTTCCCTATTAAAATTTTCTCTTCCATATTTCTTAATAGCTCTATTTAAAATTAATCCACTACCTAAATATGAATCACTTATAGTTGTATTCTTTGTGGAATTCATCAATCCAAAGCTTTAAAGTTTTCTCATCAATGGATTTAGAATTTTTCAATCTGTAATTATAAAATTTTATTTTCTTTTTTACAGAATCCATTTCATTTTCTTTATTTTTTTCATTAGTATGTTTCCAAGTAGGATGAAACTCAGCTTCTTTCTTTTTTATTGTTTCAAGATCAGTATTAAGCTGGTTCATAATTGCCCAAATAGCATCTTGATACTCTTTTAAACCAAAGGAACTCTCTTTTAAATATAAGTCATTAAAGTTCTATTTCAACTTCCTTAATCCATTTCTTTAAATTTGAATAATTGCTTGAATCATTTAACTTATTCAATTTATCAATCCAATTCTTTTTCTTTTCTTCAAGTTTTTGTATTTTATATTTAGCGATATTATCATTTTTAGAGCTCCATTTTGAATGATAGTTGTAATTTAATAATTTATTTTTTAAATTACCAATGTCAGTTGAAATTTTATTAATTAAAATCGAAGCTTTTGATTGGAAGTCTTTTAAATCTTTTGCTAAATCTTCAAATGATTTATACCCAGCTGATATAACATCATACGACCTACCACCTTCATATATCATTTTAAATCTCATATTACTTCCTTTGTGTTTTAAACATTGAAGGTAAACCCATCATTTTGCGCTTTTTAATAGATCGTTTTCTCTTTATTTGCATTCTTGGCATTTTGGATTTTCTACGAAGTTGAGCTCGCTTTTGGGCTCTTTTGCGTTTTAATATTTCCTGAGGCATCATCTTGATTTCCTTAGGACGTCCATTTTGCATTTCAATTCTAGTTAGAGGCCTATTAGTTACATATTTAATAACTTTCTTGTTGTTTCTAATGACATATTTCTTTTTGACGCTTTCATCAAGTATGTCATTTTCAGATATTGCGCTCCATTCATCATCCCAATCATCATCCCAATCATCATCAAAATCGTCAATGTTGATATCATTAACGTCAACACAATCATCACAGTTAATATCAAAATAGGAATGATTTTTACAAGGTGCCAAATCTTTGCCAAATTTTTTTGATTCATACAATTCCTTAAATCTCATTAATAAATTCTCCTAAATACCAAAGTCGATAATTTTTATTGTTTTACGATTTTTAGTAAATGCTAAATTTCCTTCATGCATATCATTTATACTTACTTTAGTTTTAAAACAAAACTCAATAATTTTATAAAGATTTTTATTATTTAAAATTTTATTAATTTTAATAATCAATGATTCTGAGGCGTTTTTCATTTGACTTTTAATTGTACTTAATATTGTATCTTTTGGATGATGAAATTCATTCCATGATAATTGTGCTAAATGAAACACTGAACAATATGAGTCCCATTCATTCCAATCAATGCCAGTAACTTTCTTAAAAACTGATTCATTATATTTCAAAGGCTCAACATATTCTTGGATTAACCAATGATCGCCCCATTTATAAAATTTAGGAAGAATTGATTCATATTTAGATGAATACTTTTTATAAATTTTAACTTCTTTTGCAATTTGATTTCCGTATGAAGAAAGATTCCAATTATATTTAAAAACAGTCTTTTCATCTTCATTAAACTTACATATCTTTGTTGCACCTGTTCCTAATGTTATATCGGTTAATATATTTTCATGTATTGCATTATTAACCCAATATTTCAAATCATATAACCCAATCTTTGGTGATGGAGCCTTACCCCATTTAGTTTTTGAAATAGAATCAATGGTTCCAACTTTTTCAGATGTTTCATCGTCATAAGCAATTGGGGTTTCCATCAAATATAATTCCTTAAATCTCATTGCCTCTCCCAAATATCAATAACATGTTTATCATATTATTTTGACGATTTATTCAGCCCGTTCTATATTATTAATATTAAATTTATTGCATATTGTCCATAATTTTTTTTCTTTAAATGGTAATACAAATATAAAAGTATCATGTTCTTTTATATCATCATCATTCACATTTATCAATCCCCAATTTTTAAGACAAAATATTATTGCATTTCTTCTCTTTATATCATCGTCAGATAAATTTCCATATCCGTCTTGGCGCGTCAAAAGAAATAATTGCTTAAAATGAGCAATATAATAAACACCAAAAGCTTCATACAAATAGCATGAAGGATAAAGGATTTTTTTCTTTTTATTTGCAATTCCGCATCGCGATAATGTTTCATTTATCACCGCAATGTCAACCATTGGCTTTATTTCAATCAATTTATCGAATGTACTCATAATAAACCTCATTTACTTTTTATTATTTATTATAAGCACTTCGCTATGTTAAACTATTGACTTGAGTTCTCTCTCGACAAACTCAATCTTATCTAACGTAGATTTCTTTAAACGATCGCTATCTAACAAAACAGCAACTTCGTATTCACTATAATAACGATTCAAATCTCTTTCAAGTATTTCTTTCTTTGTCATTTATTCTCCTATAGTAACCCAATTTTCAAACTTGTTAGACGTCAATCGGTTTTCCATTTGTAAACGTCCTATACCATATTTTCCTTTAACATATACTTCAGCTAATCGTTTTGAATCAAAAATTATACCATCAATTGAAACCTTTACGCATTGTGAAGATTTAAAATTTCTTAATCTCTTAAATTTATTATTACTTTCATCATTCATAGCAATAATAACATGATGAGGATCCATATTATATTTAAACTTAGCATATACGTTTGCTTCTTTTATAGACTGAAATTTTATATTATCAATTTCGCATCCGACAAAAAGATGAGATTTGTCTGCAGCCTTTAACTTTTGTTTAAATGTTTCGCTTCGCTTAATTCCGAGCCCTTTAATTGAAATCTTTTGTTTATGTTCAACGGAAAGTGGCTTCAATTTTAAACCTTTGTTCCAAGATTTTACAAATCCCATCCCTTTTTTTCCATACAACCATGAATGCGTTCCAAGTTTTGCATTTCGCATTTTTAATTTACTTTCATTGGATACCAAAATAGGATTGAATCCACCGGTTTGAAGATTATATGTATCTCTTTGTTTAACAAATTCAAAATTAACAATTTCAGCTTCACGATTTAAAGCTTCACAACGCCAATCAAACCATTCGAGGATTTCTTTCTTGAAGTTTTCTTTACCGTGCTTCTTTAAAGAATAAATTATTGCACTACCAGAACCAAAATAACCGTCATCCAATTTATCAGTGGAATGTACTCCTATATAAATCTTATTGTTAATAAGATTGGTTATTTTATACAAGTAGTGATATTGATACATTACGTTCCAAATATTTCCTTAGTGTAAAGTTTAGATTCTTCGTAAAAGAATGTGACGGAAAATGTTACCTGGTCCGCAACACCCATTTGTAAACTCAAAGAGCCAACGCTTGTTATAATCGCATTTGTAAAAATCATGCCGCCAATTTCGCGTCTTTGATTATCTAAACAAACAAGCTTAATGTTTTTTATAACATTGTTTCTAAGCCATTGTTGTTTATCTAAAATCTTACCATATCGTGTTGCCATTAAGTATTGATATAGGATAAAATAGTTTCTCATATCTTCAGAAACTTTAAACTCAATAGATAATTGTTGAAGATTATCATTTGCTCTTGACATTACTTGTCTAATTGATCCTTCTTTAAAATCCGTGTTTGCGGTATCAAGTTGTAAATCTGGTAAAGCAAAGCTTTTTACATATAAGTCAAATAATTTATTATCAATCGCTTCACTAGGATCAGCATTTGGAATATTAGAAAATATTAACGACCACGAATCGTTTTGAAATGTATTAGGAATACCCATTATTTTCTCCTATATCCTTCAGTACTATTATAAAAGTATGTTTTTTGGTTATTACCATTTACTTTTATTAAACCAATACCTTTTAAAATATAAACGCCATTTCCAAGTTTTTTTCCAGCTTTTGATATTAAATACCCATCGCTATCAATACTTATAAGCTGTATTTTACTAACGTGAAACTCATAACCATCAAATAATATTTCAACACCTTTAATTCTATTAACAAATTGTCCTGCATTATCATATACATTAAGATCGAAATGAAAAGTAACAGTATCTCCGACACCAACATTAAATATGTTGGTGTCAATTAATGTGACCAATATAGGAGCTGATTCTAAGTCGTCTTTAACGATAGTTGAAACGGTAAACATTTTATTGTTTATATAAACACTATCCAATATACTGAACTTATTAGTATCTAAATAAAACAATGTATCAGTTAATGTGATAGTATCATATGAATAAACATCTTCATATGTAATATCATAAATAACAACTTGCTGATGCGTTGTATCGTATATGTTTGTTGTATCGCGAACGGTGTCTGTGATACTTACATAATTTGTATCGTATATGTTTGTTGTATCGTACATATTAACAGCAAACCTAGTTGTGTCAAAAATACTTACAGCAAATCTTGTAGTATCATATACATTAATGATATTATTTACAGTGTCATATTTATTAATAACGAACTTAGTCGTATCATATATGCTAACAGCAAATCTTGTAGTGTCATATAAACTTACAGCAAATCGTGTCGTATCAAAAATTGAAACTGCAGTTCGTGTTGTATCAAACAAGTTCACAGCGAAATGTGTAGTATCAAATATACTTACAGCAACATTCGTAGTGTCATATTCAACAACGTGAATAGTATCATTAACTACAGAAGAATTATCTGCACAAGTTAAAAATTGATCTTCACATTCTCCAGGTGAACAAGCATCCCATTGATTTCCATAAATAGGTCTTTGATATGCGCCAATTGGTACATGTGCAATGTAATTATTTCCTTCATCTGATACGCATGAACCAACAGCATAAGGTATTGCGCTGCTCCAATCTGGACATTTTGAACTATATATCGCCGCATTTATTGTTGCAACAGAAAGCAACAATATAAGAATAATTTGTTTTATGTATTTCATACGAATATTTATATGTAGTATCCTTTTATATCAATATCCTTCACAGCTGAAATTTCTTTTTGATACAAATCCCAAACATAATTTCCAAGTTGTTCAAATCCGGCATGGCCAGACTTTCTTTGCCAAGACGATCCTTCATAATGTTGGAACCAATTTTGAATTACTGGAGTGTTTGCAATTTTTAAACCATGATTCTTTACATCTTCATAAAAAGTTGATCCGACATCATACATTGGTTCATCAAGCTTGATGTTATTGATTGGCACATTTTGATAAAAGCCTTGAGACTGTGTTTTATTAATTCTGTCTTCATCGTGAAACTTTATTCCTAACTTATTAATCTTTTCAACATTAACAAACATAAACCAAGGATGAATGCGAGTCATCAACTTATATCCACCGCGATCGCCACATTCAAGACCGCATAAATCAATTTTATTATTTTGAATCATCCCAAAAACAGGAACGATATTCTTCTTGAAAATGATATCAGTGTCAACAACTAAAGCGTATTTAGTCTTGCACTTTTCAAACGCAATATCCATTGACTTAGAATGAGTTCCTCCTGAATTCTTTACATATGGAATTCCGTAAGAATCAAGCATATTACGAGTTTCTTCGTCTCTTGAATTCTCCATAATAACTATATTCATTGAATCAAATTCGTTGTGTATAGATTTAAACGACTTTAACATTGTTTCAGTAATTAAAGGTGTTTCAAACGAACATGTGATTAAACTCAAATCTTTCATAAACCCTCACTTATAGTTTTCAATAAAATCAGAACAAATTCCGTAACATTTGCTTATATTCCAACCGAAGGCATCTTCTGGCATTACAGCAATCGAATCTTCAGTAAGTTCAGAACCCGGATATGTCCAAATCCAAAAACAATTTGACATCAAAACACAATCGTCTTTATCATGCGAGAAACATTTAAAATCAGCCTTTAGTTCTTTTAACGCTTCAACATTTTTGCAATGAAGAATTAAGAAGTGATTTCTTGTATTCAACCATGAACGGGATACTTTATATTTAGGTTCGTCATGCCCTAAATAAAAATCTCCTTTTATCATTCGTATGTCAACTTCAACAAAGTTCAAACCGTTAATAGCCTCATCGATATAATCAGGCGTATTTTCTCGTTCTTTATTGCTTCCTTTCAAATTACCGCGATGGGAAATCAATATCATACAAACTCCTTATCGCTTGGAATGCTTGGTGTTTTTATTACTAGCGTTGTCGTCATTTCCAGGGCTTTAAAGTCGGTAGAAACTCCAGGCAATATTTCCACAATACGTCCAGGTCCATAAGTCTGGTTATTCATCGAAATGAGACCAGAAACGACTATGGTGTATTCCTTAACAATGTTATGAACATGACGACATTCTGTTGCACCAGCATTGTAATATTTAAGACCAACTTCAATATCTTTCGACTTAATCAATACTGGGTCAAAGTCACCTACAAGCCAGCCTTTCACAAAATTATCAACATTCATTTTTATTTCTCCGCGCTAAAGAATATCCAATTCTCATATTGTTTTTCTTGCATCTTTGTATAAGTGTTAATTTCCATAATTGTTATCCTTAAATGTTTGAAGATCTTCAGGTGTACCTAGTCCATGCATCTTCTTAATATCAAAGGTCTTAATAATCTTTCCATCAGCAATAGCCTCGTTATAAACAGGAGCAACATAAAATTCACCAGTTCCATTGAATGATTGACCGTATCGAATATCTTTTTCTATCATTTGTTCTGCATATTTAACATAATCCGAGCCTTTCGCAAAGTAATAAATTCCGACTGTTGCTTTATTTGAAATAACTTCCTTTTCAGCAACATGTAACACATTGCCATCTTCGTCAAGTTTTACATAGGACCATTTAGGATGATAATTCTCAAAAGTAAGAATGCTACCATCTACAGATGTATTTACTGAATGATAAAATTCACATGATTCCCATTCAAGAAATTGGTCAGAGTTTGCAATAAGCAACGAATTATCATCATCAATGAAATCTTTAGCAAGCAATGTTGTACAAGCAGCCCCTTCCGTCAACTTGTCAACTAAAACTACTTTACAATCAGGAATTATAGCTTTAAGCATTGATGCAATATTAAACTTATCATCATGTTCCTTTCTTACAAGGAAAATAAAGTTTGCATCAATATTCAAATTTTCAATAACCACTTGAATCATTGGTTTTCCATTAACTTCAATTAAAGGCTTTGGAAACGTAAACCCAGCCTTTGCAAATCGTGAGCCTTCTCCTGCCATAGGAATCAAAACATTCATTTTTTTATTAACCCATTTCATATTCATATTATCCTTTTTATTAATTGATTCCGTCACATAAGCCCATGTTAAATCTTTTGAATTATTTACAGTACAAACGTTTGCTCCAGAAGCAAACGCTGATAACCTTCCAATATGACTATCTTCAAAAATGTATGTGTTTTTTGGTCCAATACCGAATTGCCTCATACAAGTTAAATAAATCTGAGGATTTGGTTTTGGAAATTCGACATCTTCATTCGATACAATCAAATCGACAAATCTATCAATGTCCTTTCTTTTTAAAACAATATCAATAGTCTTACGAATAGAATTTGATGCAACACAAATTTTATAACCTTTAGACTTGATATAAGAAAACATTTCAACCAATTTAATATCATGATCCATTGTTTTATGTAGCATTTTAAATGTATATTCCTGTTTGTTTTTCCAAACTTGTTCAAAATACTTTTCAGATAATCCTTTATTTGTGTTAAGTTTTTTTAACTTTTGATTAGTTGATAAACCATCATACTTTGTTAAGTGTTCTTTCATAGAAATAACAAAGTCTTGAGATATTTCACCCAAGGCCTTATTCAAACATTCAAAATGTAAATCTCTTGAATCAATCAAAACTCCATCCAAATCAAATATCACCAGCTTGCTCATATCGTTTCCTCATATTTTCCTTGACTATTTCGATATATTTAAATAGTGATGTATCTTTATTTTGAAGCGATTGATTTGGATGCATTGCAGTCCAAAAATTTTCTGCATCGGCTCTGCGTTGTTTCTCTTGAGAAATATCCAATAAACCTTTATTCATTTTCGTATCATATTCTTCACGACTCATTGTGCAATAATGGTGAATGCGAATATCATTTAAAAGATATGGATCGTTATGCATTGCTCCACCATGAATTTTCATTACATTGTGCTGTTGTCCATTTGCATATACAGCATAATCCTTAAGATAAATAAAACAGTGAGGGTTTCCAACCGAATCATATGTTTTATCTGGTTGAACTACAGTCTTGATATGTCTATTAGGATCATCAACCCAAGTATCAAATCTCTCAATCACTAATCCATCTTCCATCATGTCTTTTCCCGAAGAATTAAAATTCATCCAAGGGATACATACGCCTGCATTATTTTCAAATCGCTTCAAGAAGTTTGAAACTTTCTCGCCATTTGGACAAAACATATATTCATCAATTGAATGATGAAATAACCATTTATGAACATTCTTAAATGAGTCTAATGAATGACGAATAACCCAAAAGTTTTTGCGTTGAGTTACTTCAGCAGGATATGTATTGAACTCAACAATTCCTTCTTTTATGTATGGAGCTAATACTTCAGCAGTTCCATCAGTGGACCCATTATCGAAAAAGTAAAACTTCTCAAACCCTTGAAGCAAATGAAATTCGATCCATTGTGCTAAATATGGTGCTTCATCTTTAATCCATGCTGTTGCAACTAAATATGCCATTTATATTCTCCATCGTTTTCTTCCTAACGGAAGAAGTTAATTATTTCGTTTCTAAATTTCTATGTATTTAAATATAATTCTTCTATGAAAGTCTGTCAACTAAAGTTCTATAAAAATCATACTGAAAAAGACTGAGGTTATCAGTCTTTATGGACGTTTGCTTTCATCAAACCATTCACAATGTCTACAAATAAAATTCATATCATCAGATTTCATCTTTTCAATAAACTCCATTCTCTTGAAATTTATTTCTTCAGAATCAATTGCGTGCTCATATATATTTCCAAGCTTATATTTTAAAGCCCAGTCCATACAACAGAAGTATATACTTCCATCAACATCGATGCTATTGTTATAAGCTCTTGAACATATGCTTTTCATTGTACCTGTTTGTGGTTCAATCTTAAACAAGTTCCCAGCAATACTAACAGGATTTGACACTACTGTTGTGTTTGTGAAAACTGAACATACATTTCTCAAAAACAGTGATTTATTCTTTGCGAATTCAATTGGTTTAAAAGACGGGCTATTGAAGATATGTAATATCGTATGATCGATTTTTACTTTTGCTGCGTTTAACTTTTTCGCAATCTCTTCATTGAATCCAACAAGCGTTGTGAACAAGTTTATTTTATATCCTTGTTCACTTGCATAAATTAACATATCAGGAAAATCTTTATTCAAAAATGGTTCAGCCTTTCCTGCAATTTGCAATGCATATTTGTTTGGAATGTTTTTTAGCATTCTTTTAAAATCATCTAAAGACATTTCCTTAGTATCACCTTTATATGCTTTTAAATAAACATCTTGAGGACAATACTTACATGCGTTTTTACAACCAACTTTTAAACTTAACTCAACATAACGCATCTCTTCATTCATTATAAGACCTCACAGTTCCATCATGATAGTAAATTTTATATGGGTTTTTATACTCTTCAATTAAAACGTCTTTAAAACGCAATCTTGAAGCACTCAAGTTCTTAGCATTCGAAACCCACTTATTTTTTTCTTTTGTATATTTTACTCTTAAGTCATCACCATGTGGTTGATGATAAACATGTTCTTGAGAATAATATAAACATTTGTACATTTGAGAAACTCTATCATACATATCAATATCTTCTCTTCCCCAACCAAAGTTCATATGTTCATTTGTTCCACCTGCACAAAAATACATACCTTTAGTAAATATTGATGTGCCTGCTGTACCATTAACTGCAAACTTTGGATTCACAGTATAAATAACATTCTTTTTAAGGAATAAGTTATTTAAAAATTTACATGTCAACATCACATCACAATCAATTGATAAAACAATATCATCATCATTTTCAACTAAACTCATTTTAAAATTGCGTGCAGCTGAATGACGATATTCTGGTTCATTTTCAACACGGGCGAATACAATTCGTTCATCTTTAAAACTTTGAACAAATGACTTAATATCTTCAGTAGAATTCCAGTCTACAATTATAATTTTTTTAAATGGAAATTTCAGCCAGTTTGGTAAAGTATTTTTAAAAAATTCCAAGCGATCTTTAATCGTAGTTGTTACTGTAAGTTTTTTACAATTCTCAATCGTTAAATTGGAAAACTCTTTCCATTCTTTTATATCTCTTGAGGCAATTTCTTCAAACTGTTTTACGGCATCACGCGCAATAAAATTCTTTTCAGCGGCATCGCTGAACTGATCATCAATACTCATAATAAACTCCCAACCTTAAAGAAGCTTTTCAATCTCTTCGTTTGATTCATCAACGAATTTTAGGATATTTGTTATGCTTACATCGTCTGGGATATATTTGAATGAAATCTTGGTTACATCAATTTCAATCTCTTCATTCATCAAGAACGAAAATTCATTTACACTTGCCTCAAATTCAGTTAAATCATCAGCATATTCAATTGAAAGTTCTTTGAACTTTTCAGTAAATGCCTTTCGATTTTCTTCAGTAAAATCATAAACATGCTGTGCATTGTTGAATGTATCAACTTCTCTAACAAGTTTAGGTTTTCCGTTTTCATCAACGGTGCATAAAGACTCAGCCAATTCAACTCGCTTTTTATCATATTCCTGAATACGATCGCCAGCCATCATACTTTGACGAATCGTGTTAATGGATTGTATTTCTGGCGTTAAGTGATGAATATTACGAATAACGAAGAACGAAAAATATTTATTATTATTTGTTCTTCTGCTAAACACATCAATATCATAAGCAGCTTTTTCAATTTGAAGACGGGACATTTTGATCTTTGACATATAAACCTCCAATTCAATTTTTCAATTTTCAATATTTATAATACCTTTACCCTTCCCACATAAACAGGCTTGAAAGACCATATGAACTACTGAACTGTTTAATAAGTGTTCCTCGTGGTAATGCATTGATATCAACATTTTCATCAATTTGTTCGCGAGTCCAATTTGTAAAACTAGGCATATTGTCAATATCTAAAACAACCGCAGTTTGTACACCGCTTGTTGGGGTTGAAATATAACCGACCATTAAACCGTTTCTTGGATCACCGGCTGTTGGACCTGAACCAAATACGACACAAGGTCTAAAATTCCAGTCGGCTGTTGGACCTAACAAACCAGACAATTCAACATCAGATTTTGCATGAACTCCTGCCATAAATCCGGCATATTGATTTGTTAAATTTGCACCAAATGTAGACATTGGATATGGTTTTGCTCCATAGGTTGTTGATGCTCCAATTCCTACAGAAACAATAGTTTCAGATTCAGAACCAACAGATAATGCTGGATACAAATTAGATGATGCATCTCGTGTAGATTTCGCAACAGAATAATACCCAACTGCAATACCGTAATTTTCTCCCCACGCTAATGCATTTGAACCAACAGCTATAAGACCTTTTATTCCAAAATTATCAACACCGTGCTCAAGTACTGGATTTGTGGCATCTAAACCGTATGTGTTTGCGTTATAACCAATTGCAACGCTTTCAATACCATAAGCTTTTGTCCATGCACCTAATGAAGTTGATCTAAATGTTGATCTTGATTCATTACCGACGCTTGTCGCATAACCAGATACAGTCACCGATTGTGCTTCAGATCCAATTGAAATACAATATGAAGCAGTGTTTGCTATATAAGAATCAGGACCAATAGCAATGTTTCGAGTACTAACAGATTCATCTGGTAAAGGTGATACACCTAATGTATGTGGGGCAGTTGCGCCAGTTCCAATTGAAATTGAATCATACGATGCGGCTCTTGCACTAGTTCCTAAAGCAACTGAATTATGATATGCATATGACCAATCTCCAAATACATAACCTGGACCGGCGTTGCTTGTTCCAACTAAGAGACCACCATACGTACCGTCATTAAAGTTGCCAAAAACTAAAGATGTTCCTTTAATTCTTAAATCATCTCCTTTAACTCTTAAATCATTTCCGTTACCGATTGAAACTGAATTTTTTGCGGAAGATACAATTGTATCAGCACCAAACACCCAGTTCTTAGAATTACCATTAATGATGTTATTGTAACCTATTGATCCATTGTATGGGTTGCTTCCGCTTAATACATTAATCATACCTAATGCAAAGCTATAAGGAGATGCGACACAGTTTTGTAAACCAATGCTATATGCGTGTTGATGAACAGCTGATGATTGTGCTCCAAATGCATATGCATCTGTTATACCGTTATTTAAAAAGTTACCAACATATAAGTTATTACCGATTGCAAAAACATCACCATAGGCACCTGATGTAGAATTTCTAGTACCGAAAGCATGACCACCGCGTACTATATTATTATCGCCAACAGCCATCGCAATTGAGTAAGTATTTCCTTTAGCATTATTTGAACGACCAAAAGCAAAACCAGGATATGACATTGAGTCATTTCTATCAGTAAAATTATATGAACCTATTGATACGCAACTATTTGAAACTGCTGATGATTGAAAACCAATCGCAATCGCTTCTGATCTTATCGCTACTGCGCTTGTTCCAAAAGCAAATGCAACATAAGTTTTTCCATAATTATATAATGGATCTGCAGATGCATAAGCTCCTTCACCAAAAGCAAATCCAAATCCTTTTGCATATCCACTTGTTGGAACGAATGAAACCATACCACTAGTACCAATATCAGTAACTTTAACATCAAGGCCTGATGTAGCGTCACTATATGAAAGTCTCATATGTGGAGTTTTTGAATTGTCTGTAATATGTACTTTAGCTCTTGGTTGCCATGAATTTGGAATCGCGCTTGTACCTAATGCAATATCACCTGCAAAGAACAAACCGTTCTGTGCTCTATTAGATGCAGAAAGTGGAACCATTGACCAATAATCGTTATTCGTTACAACTGAAGTACCGTTTCTTATCGCAAATGCCAATTGAATTGCAACTTCAAAAGTCTGTGAGCCTGTTCCACCAACTTCAACGATTTGAGATTTATCAAATATTACTTGGCCAAACAAGATAGGATCATAATAATCATTCACAGATCCATTTTCATTCATTGGTTGAATAAAGAATGCAATTTTGTTAAATCTATATGAGCCAACATCATTCTTAAGTTCAAACTTGAAAAGACCATTAACAACATCATAAGCTCCGTTGTTAACCTGATTAGGATTGAATGAAACACTATCAAACAAATTATTTCTAAAGATATGAGAACCATCAATTGACCAAGTCATTCCTGGCAATGCAACAGCTGAACCGCCGTCAAACTGAAGATTCTGACTTCCGATATCATACACAGGTTCAACGTTACCAGATACTACAGTTGATAAAGCAGAGCCATTAAACAAAGTTCTTGAATTTGTTTTATTAACTGTTGAAGAGTATATTACTGCATCACCGTTAAAGATTGAAGTAGCTGCAGAAGTTGCAACATTTTTTGATGTTAATGAATACACACCAGAAGTAGAAGGAACATTGTAAATTCTTTCTCCTCTTAAAGTTGCTTGAGTATCAGCAGACGTAGCTACTGCAGATAATGATGATGCGGATGTTGGACCAGCATCGCTGTGAATAAGTATATCAACACTTTCATCATACATTGGAAGAAAGTACTTTATAGCGATCTGCGGCCAAGGGTTTGTAGCAATTGCTGACAATCCTTGTTCTGTCAAAACTATATATGCATTAGAATTCATTTACATCGCCTCGCTATTTTATTTTTCAATTATTTATATTCCATAGGATGCAGGTGGTCCAACCCAAGGAACAACAACTTTTCCAACTACGTTTACAGTTCCAATCCAACCAAGGGCAAGTGGATCATTTGGACTCTGAATTACAGGCTCAAAATAACCGCTAAAATCCTTAAACACTGTATTAATAGGTCTTATGTTATTTACTATCTCAACTATCTTATCAAAGTTTTCAATCCAAGCTGGAGGAGTTTGAGTATAATTAACAGCAACTCTAAAGTGCGGAGTTGGATAATAAGGGTCAGGAGTGTTTGGAATTTCATTTTTAACATTTACATTGTTGTATCGTGATTCGCTTTTCCAATTTACATTATAATCGTTAGTCCAAAGATATAAAATATCAGCTATTACTCCAAATGAGAATAACATAATACTTATTGCATCCTCAGAAGATTTTAAACGATTGAAATTTGGAAGAGTCTTAAGTGATAATCTAACATAATCATCAATTTCTTCATCACTATTTGAAGTTGAAAACATACCAATAGATTCTCTATCAATATTAACTTCATAGCCAAAATGATTTGCAAAGTATTGAAAATAATCAGCATCAAGTTCATTTATGTCTTTCAAATCCTTAAGCTTATTGATCTTTTCAAGTATAGAAATATTACAACCAGTTCTCTTATTGTAATACATAGAGTTCAAGAAGTCTTCAAAAAATTTCATCAAATCATAAACTTCAGATTCTCTCAAATGTGATGGAAGAAAGTTTGTTATGTTTATTTTCTTACCTTCATTACAAACCGAAACCCACATACCGTCTGAAGCAATCGTCGCGTTTCTTGCATCATCAATTGCTGAAAGAACAACATAACCAGATTCAACAATATTTATGACGTTAAACTCAACAGTTCTTGAATTTATCGCTGATACAGAATTGTAATCTATTGTTCCTATTGAATCGTCTGTAAGTATAAAATTACTTGGGTTTGATGTGATTGAATAATTATCAGTTACACGAACTCTTAATGATCCTATACTGCTACTTGAAAGATTCTTGTCTGAAGGAGTTTGATTGAAAAAAGTAATTATTGGAGGTACTGTATCAGTTGGAACAGCTGAAATAGTATACCCAGTTGAAACATATGCATTACTATTTCCAGCTTTATCAGTTGCACTTATTGTTACTGATCCTGTTGCACTTACATTAAAATTAAATGTAAAGTTATTTCCTACTTGAGTAAATGCTGAAATAGGCGTAACGAATCCATTTACGTTTACTCCTGAAAGATCAATTCCTCCAAGATCATAAATGTTAATAGCGACATTTATAAAATCCCTTGCTACTTTATTAGCAGGGTTATTATAAAGAACTGAAATCGCTGGAGGAGTATTATCTAACGCATAAAAACCATCGCTCGCTGATATTTCATTTAAGTATGTATAATTTGTTGCCATATTATCCTAAAATAAAATTGTAATTTCCGGCTGATCTACTTGGCACAGTGCATATTGCTGAAGTCGGTGTTAATGAATCGAAATCTGTGATCAACTCTCCATCGAAATATATATTTGCCGAATCTAAATCACTTCCGCTTAAAAGCACCACGTTATACCAAGATGTTCCTTTTTGAGGTTCAACTGAATAAAGCTTTTGGTCAATGAATTTCCAATTTATGTTGTTTCCTAAACTTGTTGCAAATCGTGCGTCACCACTTGTTATTAATGCAGTTCCTCCACGCATATTCATATTCACCGCTGAAGGTGTTACATTTGAATAAGCTGAGAAGTTAAAACCATGAGATATAAAATCTGTTTCAACAAGTTCAATCTTATTTGCTGAAAGAATAAAAGCACTTGGTTCAAAATATGATAAATATCCTGATGATAAATGCAAGTTTCCATCAATTGGTCTTGAACCACGTGTTTTACATCCACTAATCAAGATATTATTTTTCGCTATTATACCAGGATCAAAAATACTTGAACCATTATTAAGATACACATTCCAAGGATTACCAATCATACATCCTATTGCTGAAAAACCTTTTACATAACTTTTTGATGTTATGTTTACAGTTTTGTCTGCGCCACTTACTATTATATCAACATCAAAAAATATACCGTCATATGAATAAGGAGTATAAACTTCTGGTATTCTATTTTCAATTGGTAAATGCTCGTTAGTCAATATAGCTCTTGAGTTTGAGCCAGCAACGACTTTCACCAATGATGAAGGAGTGCTAGCAACTTCAAAATCTGAATCAGGTAAAAGCACTCTATTATATGGTAATGAATTTCCCGTTCCACCAAAACTTATACGTCCAAATTTAGTATGATCTCTTAAATCAATGATTGCGGCTGCGGCAGAAGAAGAAAGGTTAACTTCAGAAACATTAGGTATTAAACCTTGTGCAAATGTAAATGTTGTATCAGTTGTACTTGTTGCGGAAATGCCAATGCCTACGCCAAGCGGATAATTTAAATTTGGAATTTCAACTGCGCCAATATTGTTTGCGGTAAACATAACCTCTCCAATTATTGGTTTTTCAACAGTTCCGAAAGTCTGAATAGTTGAATTTAACAAGTTAATGTTTCCAAATAATAATGCGTTTTGAGAATATAATATACAAGACCCAAATGAAGTGTTTGAGCCTGTTCCGACACTAAACAAATTCAAGTATGATGAATATCCCGAAACTTTTTCATAGATGTTTAAATACTTACAGAATCTTCCATCATTTCCGCTGTTTCGAATAACTTGAGACTTTTTGTAAACGCTGATATTTGGTAATTCAGCTTTCATTCCGGCAAATATAGAAGGGTTGAATCCAAAAAATACTTTATTGCTTGTCGTATCTGTCATGCTATTCACAAAATGTAAATCTGCAGCATCCTGATTAACTACTTCCAAATAAGGAAATCCTGAAAAATCTGCTAATCTTGAAATTCGCATTTTTGAGTTTTCTGCAAATCTCAATGTGCCTGTGTAATTCCAATAATTTCCGTAATAATTCGATGAATATGGTTTAGCACTAATTCCATAAATAGAGCCTACATCCATATTAACAATGCATAATGCTGATGTTACATTTTTATCAAATGTAGCAATATGATTTTCTTGAACATGTCCTAATGACCAATTTGCAGCATTAGTCCAAAGATTATCGCCGCCTGAATTAGTCCAAATATTATGAACATATGCAATCTCATCAATAGGTACAAGTTTAGTTGGCTTTCCATAATAAGGATCTCTATAAATATTAATTCCTGAAACATCAGCGCCGCTTGAATTTATTGTAAAGTCATTTACATAACAATTTGTGATTAACGAACCGGATGTTTGTTTCAAATTAAAATTTCTTAAAACTTGTGATTGATAGTAATCACAACCTGATAATATAAATGTGTTGGCTGACACCGATCCATTAACATATCCATTGAAATCGTTCAAGATCATATTTCCAGAAAGGTTCATTGTACCATTCAATGCGCATTCAGTTTGATTATAACCTAAAATATTATTTGGAGTTCCTTCATAAAATAATGAACTGCCTTTAAAGTTTCCTAGCAAGCTTGATCTTTTTACATAAATATCTGGTAATGTAATACTTGAATCTGCAATAATAGTAACGCTAAATGTTTTATCTTCAGAACCAAATGCTTTTCTATATTGAGGATCAAATACAATCTTATGCGCAGGATTATATGAAATCGTTGTTGCTGAAAAATTAAGCACGCGATCAACATATAAATCCGCAGTTTCGTTAAGCTTTAAATTACATCCTGTTAAGTTTAATGTATCAGTTCTTACAACTGAATTATTTGCTGAAAAATCTATCGTTGATGACAACGCATATATTCCTCCGGTTAGAATTTCTCTATCATACTCTTCATATAAGTATTTTGAACCACACAAACCATAATTTGCACTAGCTGGGGCAACGAAGGTAACGTTGGAATATAACTGTTGAGTATAAAAATCTTTTGGCGAAAGAATTAATGCAGCATTTGAATAATATCCATTTGATGATGGAAGTTGAATAACTTGATTATCCGCAGACGCATTTATCATAAATGCGGTTTTGTCTCTAAAATAACCGTCTTCTCTACCGATTATTGTAGTGCCAAACTTAAAAACTTTCCAATAAGTATCTTGCCCTGCTTCCATTATAGTACAGTCGCTTAAATCAATTAAAGGACAATCTAAAATGGATATTAAATCTGGCCAATTTGGTGCCATAGTTATTATATTATGACATACCAAGCTATGAAGTATTTTTGTACATCCTGAAGTATTAAAAAATGAATTATAATAAAACGGCAAGATCGTGCACTTATTATATGTAATCATTTTATAAAGTGTTACTTTTCCCAAATTTGCGTATGTGTATGTGTCTGCAGCGTATGCAGAAGATCCAAGTATAACTGTTGATGTACCACAATCAATTGCATTAACAGCTGAAGTATCATTATAAAGATAATTACATCTAATTGTTTTATCGTTCATCTTAAACGATATTAAATTTGCATCCAAGTTTAAATAATATACATGTATATCGACATCAACATCAACCACGGAATTTGGCGTACTATAAAAAGAAACATAATCTGATGAAGTAGGAACGGCACTCGTGTCCCAGTTAAGTGGTTCGGACCATTTGTCGTTTATTGTACCAATCCAATTTGCCATTTATATCACCTCATAAATACTTTTCAATATTTATAAGGTAACATACTATATAGCTTAATTGTAACCTGCTGATAATATTAAGTCGCCATACAAATCTGAAACTGATGAAACTGTTGCGGAGAAGCTTAAGTACTCGAAATCATGACCAAAGATGTTTAACAATCCTGATGTAGGTGCTGTTATTGGCATTCTAACATTATTGATTCTTACATAGTAATAATCAACATCATTCATAAAAGTACCAACAGCTGAAATTGGAACTGTAATTGTTGTCTTTGAAATATTCGAAGGAACTGGGTCACCAAATATGATAACAGGAATGAAATCATATCCTAAGTCACTTGCTGATGAATAAACACCCGCAGTGTTGTAACCTGCTACAGTTATATAGCCAGCTCCCAAGTTAGATGGTATAACAGCGCTTAGAACGGTTTTATTTGAATTTACATATATTGTACCGAAAGGTAAATTCGAACCGTTGTAAAGCATTGTATAAGGGATTACTTGAGACATTCCAATCGCGTCTTCAAATATTGCTGAAACATTTATATGTGTTGAACCAATTTTAAAATATGGATCTGAAACGAAACTAATCTGTGAAGCAATTGTTGCAATGGAAAATGCACTTGAATATAATGTGTTAGTATTAGATGATGCGTCCGTTGCACTTATATACAAATCACCATTAGTTATTGGTGAAGAGGATGATAATCTAATCGTTGCAGTTGCATTACTTTCATCAATGATGTTCAGATTTTGAATTAATGTAGATTGACCGTTAAATGTTGCGCTGAAAATTTGGTGAGCACCACTTAATATACAATTATCGTTCGCGCTAACAACAATATTAATAAACGAATTACTTACACCTGTTGGTGGAGAATAACTTAATATCGCGATGTTAGGAGCTGTATAATCATATGAAAATGGTAACGAAATAAATTCAGTTATATTTCCACTGAAATCTCTTGCGGATAATTCAATTGTTCCACAACGTTGAGTACCGCTGATGACTACATCAAAAGTTGCTGAATTTGGACTTATTGTAGTAAGATTTGTTAAAGTACCAAATCCGTTTGTCACAGCGATTGTTGAAGAATCAAATCCGCTTTCGTCATACACAGAAAACGATGCAGTTATTTGGCTTTGGGCAAAATGACCAGGAGTTGCAGATGTTTCAGTTATGATAGGTGGAATCGTATCAAAATACCAGTTCACGTTTCCACCAAGATCAGTTGATCTTATCGCATAACCTGTTGATGATGTCGCAATCGAATTTCCCAAAAGTACATAATCAGCATTCAACTGTGAAGTCACATATGCTGACCAGCTATTATTTGATGTAAGATTTATCAACGATGCGTTCTTTCCTATAAAGTTAATATTGTTGGCTGAAAGTAATGAGCCATCCAAACCGTAAACAGTTGAAGCATTACCATCAATGTAAATAGAATCAATAACTTTTATTACATCACCGTTAAATGAAACTTGTCCATTTCCGCTTATAACGATATCTTGAAAAGCGAATCCGCTTGTTGTAGTTCCTGCATAAAATTGCATTAATGAATTGTCAGTTTTAAACAATTTCGGAAGACTTACGGTATAAGGAATAGTTTCATCGCTTTCCAATCTTACGACATTTGAGTTAATCATATTAAAAGTGCAATTATTTGCATTCGTTGTTCCGCTTAATATTGGGCTTAAAGAAATATTATTAACTATTTCAATCTCTTTAGACGGAAATATTATGCTCATACCTGGGCGATCGTATTCAGTATTATAAAAGTTTATGCCATTGTTAAATTGAAATGAAGGATCATTTGCTGACATATCTAATGTCATATAAGAATCGCAACTAACCGAATCATATATTGAAAATACATCATTACATATTAAGCTTCCTGATGTAAATGTTGCGGATGCGCTTATGTCATGGGGTTCATTTAATGAACCCATAAGAATAAGATTAACAGGACAATCATATATTCTTGATTGTATCTGTGAACTTCCATAATATGATACGCCTAAACAACTTATAGTTCCTGATTTATTAACTGTTGCGTTTTCATAAAATTGTAAACCTAAATTACCCGTAATAGTTGATCCTGACCCAAGATAAAGACTGCCATTTTTATTGATAGTTATATAGCTTTGAATATTATCAAAATCATCAATCGTTATGTTATTATTTAAGTTTATTGAATTAGCGCTAAATGATCCATTTATTAAAACATTATTATAAAATACAACAGTTCCTAATGATCTATTTTCAAAATTACATGTTGTGTTTGCTTGAATATTAATAGTTGAAGATGTTGCTTGAATATTACTAAATTCAGAAGTGCTTAGATTTATCGCTGATAATGAATAAATTGAAAGTGTGCTTGAACTTAAATTAATAGACCCAGTATATTGTGCGCTTGTACTTAATATATTTCGTACAGAATGATTGGAATCTAATATACAAGCACTTGTTGAAAATGCTTCGTCAAAGATCGCATAATCTGAAGCAGTTGGAACAATACCGCCTTCCCAATTTCCAGGAACTGACCAAAGATCGCTTTCATCTCCTTCCCAACGAATGTAACGCGAACCTGCAGCAGAAATAGGTCCACTGTACACAAACATTATTGGAAGATAATCATATGTTACATTTTCAAGAGCTACTATCGTTGGAGAATTATAACCAGTTTTATTTGTTGGGTTATTATATCTTAAATTGATACCTAAATTATTTGCTGATGATGCTTGCCAATTTTGAACAAGATTTTTATCCAAATTAAATGCGAGATAAGAATTTCTCAACTGATATGAATCGTTAATATTTAATTGAGATTGAAGAACACCCGATGTTCCAGACCATTCACCAATTGAATTCCATGTTGAGCCTGAAGTATAATCAACATTATTTGTTCTACAATCAAGCAACACGTTTTGAGTAGATTCCGAAAAGTATGTATAAAATTCAGCAGCGGAAACTATCTTATCAACTAATGATGTAGTTGAGAATTTAAATAATGCAATTTTTGTATCAGGGCTTCCTGCAGCCGAACCATTTAATGTATAAGTTGTTCCTGAAGTATACGAAGTATTTGGTTGCTGTTCAAACACATAACCGTCATATGTTGCAAGAATTCCATCATGATCATAATTAGTGTCCCAACCAAATTGTCTATTTACATTTCCGATTGCTTTTTGTTGTTCAAATATTGCATCATAAGGATACAAGCCAGTATTCGCATCTGCTAAAAGAGCACTTACGTATTCTTGGACTTTTATCCAACCATAAGTTGGATCGTTATACTCCAAAATAAAAGTAGGATTATCAACATAGGAGGTGGATGATTCAGTTGTATAACTTTTTGAGAATGCACCAATACCAATTTCATAATCAGCCGAACCAATGTTTTCAGATATAAAACTTTGGCCTGAGCTGAATCTAATCTGAAACATTATATTATCAAAATATGATCCAGCAGATAAACACGCAGCCGTTCCTGCAAGTGGTAAAATAACTTCTTTATCGTAACGCTTATCAATAGGATAAATTCTTGGAGGATTAGCTTCAGTAAAAAATTCCATATTTACTGTTCCTGCTGCGTTTGACAAAGAACCTGAAGTTGTTCCTGTTGAATATCCCGCAAGAATACGGTCTTGAATAAAAATGCTTTCGGCCCTAAAAGTATTGAAATAACATATTATTCTATAGTTACTTAAATTGATTACTTTATTTTCATAAGAAGCAAATTTGAAAGCATACTGAATATAATTACCTGCAAATGCTGCAGCTTTAACTTGCAAATTCACTTTATCATTTAATGCCATTTTTTACCTATAGGTATAAATTAAACCGTATGTTGGATCAGATATATTTATTGCTGCAATTTCTTGCTTCAACGAATAGTTGACTATATTTCCGTTGTTATCTATAAGGTTTATCACAAGGAATGGTTTTATAGTACAGTTAAGAGCAATCAAGTAATCTATAAAATATTCTGATTCAACCCACGATCTTGCATTTGGATAAATATATGCTGTGTCGTAAATCTCAGGGGCCAATTGATTCCAGAAGTTAGCTTCAGATAATGCAGAAGTACCCATTCCTCCAGGGCGGCGTTGAAGAATATTGGTATAATTAGTTGTTGGATAAAAACCGCTTATGTTTATTGTTTCCGTTGTTTCAACAATTTCAAATGACATAAGCCAATTACGAGTTTGCTCATCCATTGCATTGCATACAGCAACTCGTGTTGATTCATCACTAATTCCTGAAGTATATCTGTAACCACCTGTTTCGCTATTACCATTTTCAATATATGGTGCATTATTTCCAAGATCCATTGCTGAGAATCCAACGTCAGCGTAAACAACTTCAGAGAATCCTTCAATAACATCAACTATATTAGACTTATAAATTGGTACATTTAAGTCAGCATTTTCATCAAAATACTTATATAAAGCGTTATTCACCTTTCTCTTTACAGATTCAATTGACTGTAACTTGTTTACATAAACTTTTCCTCCAAGATTGAAGTACTGAATTACAGGTGGAAGGCTATATGAACGAGTTGTGATTTGTCCTTTTCTGTTAAGCTTTGTATTTACAATAGTTATAGGATCATACGATGCTAAATCGTCTTGATCGCCAACTGCTTGAAGAGGATCATTATTCAATTTAAAATATTGTGAACCGCCCGCCCAAAGAACACCACTAGTATGTAATGATTCAGGTTTTACAATATCATCAATTTTTCTAACAGATGATTCAACTGCGGCCGTATCTGAAATGTTATATAAGGTTCCAATAGCAGTATAAAGAACGATATTGAAAAGCTCCTTAATTGCTGAACGACCACTAATTTCGCATTCTTCTTGTTCACCCCATGCCAAAGCATTTCTTACATCAATAGGAGATGTAAGACTTCTTAAGAATGAAATATAATCTTGTGTTGTTGTAAGACGATCCAACGCAGCAAAAATACCTGGAGCATTTTGTTTCATTGATTCAATACTTTCAAAATCTGAGCCGCCTGTGATGTTGCTATTAAGTTTAAACTCAATATTGGCAGTAACATCAATTGATCCACCTGCCATAAAAACATTATTGGTTGAAAGCTTTTGATCCAAAACGCCGATCTTATTTGCTTCTGCACCTTTTGTTGCAACATATTGAACATATAAATTTTGACTTGAGTCTTTTAAACCGATAGTCGCAATATTTCCATCACTGAAACTAATCATTTCAGTTTGATTAGGATTGCTTTCAATCAAACATACATTTGGTACTCCTGAAGTTTTTGCTTCATTAAGAGTCGTTGTTTGTGTAAGAATTGAGCGTCTTGAAATTTCATACAAGTTTTCAGTCTGAAATGCTTCATTTTGATTCGCGCCTAAACCAACTTGTGTATAACCAACTTCAAGTTGATAAGAATCAGTGTCAAAATCATAACTAATATCTTCAGAACCATAATAGTTACTGAACTCTTTATCATCAATTGTGTATTTCTGAAACTTCTGTCCTGGCTTTGCTTCAACTGCATCGCCTTTTAATTCAAATATTTTATATTCCGCCTGAATAACACTTATAGGTGTTGCATCTTCAATTGGGATGTTTCCTGATGCATTAATCTCAACGGAATTAATATCATTAACACTATATTCAATAACTTTTCTAAAATCTTTATTACCAACACCAGTGTTGATATCGTCTTGTGTTATTGTGTACTCATATGTTTTTGCTAAAAGGAAATTATAACCATTAAAACGAAGATTAACTTCTTTTCTTCCAAATGCAATCTTCATTCCTGCGACCAATCCTGAAGGAAGAGGTCCTTTTAAAATAATTTTCAAATTTGCTATGGAAGGAATTGGTCTAATAGGCACATAACCTATTCCTTTTGTTAATGAGATAACTGAACTCTTTAATCTTGCGGTTTCTAAAAAGTTTTCTTCCGCACGTCGTTCAATGTAATAATTCGCCATGTCACCAACACCAGCGAAAATTTCAACAAGCGTTTGAGCGATTGCAGCTTCACTGAAGTTAACGAATCTTGGATCATTTTTAAGACGGTCTCGTACTTGAGAAACAATCTCACTAAACGTCATGTTAGAATATGAAAACTGTGTCATTTATACCTCTAAATAATACCAACCGTTATAACCATTTCATACCTTTACCCTAAACACACAAAGACTAATATTCATATTCAATTCCTTGTATACATCCTTAACACATTCAAACTTTTTATTATTTATAATACATGGTTTTGCACTCGGTGTTAACTTCGAGTCCAAGTTTCTAATCCAATTTCTAGCTTTTATGTTTGATTTAGCTATTTGCGATTCTCTTTGTAAAGCTTCACAACACCAATCGAACCATTTTAAAATTGCTTTCTTGAAATTTTCTTTGCTGTACTTTTTTACGGCTTGTGAAATATGTTTACCTGAACCAAACCTTCATCGAAGGTGTACTCCTTAGAATCTGATTCGTCTCTCAAATGTATTCTTGATTTTATTTTTGTTGATGTAATATGGAACTATCAAAGTTAAAGCATTATTATTTCCATCAATCTTAAGCTTACAATTTTGTGTATCAATAGTAATTCGTTTTTCCCAAGTTGTAATATTTTCTATAATGTTATCAAGAAGTAATTCACCGGTTCTTTCATCAACATTTTCAAACAACGCAAAAGATAATCCGCTTCCGAATTCAGGAAAAAACAAACGTTCGCCAAACATTGTTGCAATGATATTTTCTACGCACTGATCAATTGCATCAACATCATAGACTTCGCCAGTTGATACAACATCCTTTGCTAAATCATATGCATAACTTTGCGTATATTGCGTTCCAAATTCAGACATTTATTACCTCGTTATTATTTATTTGGCAATGTCATCAGGTCTAACACCGTCATTAGGATTTGGTTCTTTATTCGCACAAGATGTTGACTGTTCTCTCAACTTATCAATTCTTACTTGAAACTCTTCTTTTTGAGCGTTTATCTTTGCAAAGAAATTTGGATCAATTATCCATGTTCCTCCGGAATTTGTGAGTTTCATTTTATCTGCAACATCGCTTTGTTTGTTATCACTAGTTGCAATAAAGTTACAAGCGGCAAAGGCGCATTCAGCAAAATCATTTAACTTATCCAAATAATCAAACACATGGTATTCTTCAAGAAGATCATTATACTTTGCTGTTATTTTATCAAGCTTTAAAAAACCATTTGCAATTTTATCTTCAGCTTCATCAAGCAATCTTGAAACATCTCCAAGGATAGCAGTTTTGAACTGATCCAATAATCCCTTAAAACTTTTGTTACAAACGATTTCTTCAAACTTTGTATAATTGTTTTTCATATTTGCCAATTCAGCATCAGTAAAACCCATTGCCTTTAAAGGAGAGCTTGCTCCAAACAAATAATCAGTTAATATCTTACAAGAATATGCAATCTTACAGAAGTTTCTTCTTGCGTTTTCCAATCCAACATTTTCCAAGTCAAACATTTCTGAAATCCAATTCTCTATTTTGGTCAACACAATGTCAACCGCAACAAACACAACATACTGCAGCATCTGAATTGAACTCTTAACCAATTGCAATGCCTGAAGAGGAAACATAATAGCTGCTTCAAGTGTTGAGACTATTAACTGATATTGCGATTGCAACATCGAGCAAAATAGTGATTCCGGATCTCCTGATAAACCAATTGGCATTAGAACCTCTCAACAAATGGAACTGAATTATCTTGTTTGAATGCAAATACTTTTGGCTTCCTTAAAGTATATGAAGTACTTAACGACGTTCCGCTCGTTGGTCCTTCTATATCTCCTGTAGCAAAATTCGAAACAACACTTGCATAAGCATCAGCTTCAGCGAATGCATCATCTCGCGAATTATTTATACTACTTTCAAATGTCGCTGATGTAACAGGAATATATGTTCCTGAAATAGCTACTCCTCTCATAGTGCTTGTTGTATATGCTTCTTTATGATCAGCGTTTGAATTAGCATCTATTATCTTCATAGAACCATCAAGCCCATTTGAACATAATAAAACAGTTGGTGACCAAAGTAACAATGTCATTTCCGGCATTGTAAATGAAGGCAAACTAAATAGATTGGTCAAATTACAAAACTCTGGTAAAGTAAGATCAAAACCCACCAGAATGTCATCCAAGGAGAATGGACCAAAGTCCGGCAATGTAATTCTAAAATTCCAATCTCCAATTGACCAAAACTTTATTTCACCTAGAGAAAAAGGAAATCCTTTAAGATTAAATAGAAACTCAACTAAACCTTTCCAATCAGGCAATCCTAAAATAGGAAGAACAAAGTCAAGATTTATTTCAGGTATAGCAAAGCTGATGTCAGGAAGACCTGGAAGTCCTGGATATTCTGGAATAGTGAATGATGGCATTGGAGGAATTTCAAACTTAGGTAAAGCGATTCCTCCGATTCCTGGCATTCCTGGCATTCCTGGAAGAGAAGGCGCATCAGCTATTGGAAATGGTAAAGGACATGTTAAGCCAACATAAGGACCTGCAGGTGCTGTTCCGATTGTTGGAATAGGTAACGTAAGATTTCCTTGAGCACCCATCCAAAGAAAGAATGCAAATATTGCAAAGTAAATGTAATAATTCGTTGGCTTATAAAGTTTGCATACTTTTGCAAATAAATCAGCCATAACTTTTACGCCGGGAAAAAGTATAACCCCAACTCCTTGTGCATTAGTTAATACAGAATTAGAAGGATCGTCAATTTGAATTAACCAAAGTGAATTCATCCACATACAAACAGCTTCAAAGAATGCCTGTGAATAAATCACAGGATCGGTATCAATCGCAGAAGGTAAAGGATAATTTGGATGAAATGCTTGATGTAAAAATGTACAAAGACGCAAAGGACCAGGAATTACTATGTTATCAGGCCAAGGTGAGTTTATAACAACATCCATTCCTGCTAAAGGAGCGATCGTTATTTTTGTTTTAAGAGTACCAGCAAATGGCACAGGCGGAACATTTGTAACAATTCCAACAGTTGGACATGGGATGTCTTTCCAAACATCGCATTTCTTTTGCATCCATTTATAAATGCCTGCTTCTAAACATAGAAAAAATATATCAGAAGAATTAAAACCCAAACCCATATATACCGATGGATATTGTGTCCATTTAACAGATTCAAATTCATCAGTTATACTTTTCATAAGAGGTAACGACATTTATTTTTCCTCAATCAAAAACCAATCAGGATATTCATCTGAATTTATTCTATTCATCATCTTTAAGTTTCCTACATCATATTTATTTTTTGCATAATAATAAGCTTTTGTTTTTGAATCAAAAATAATACCATCAATCGAAACCTTTTGTGAATTTGGGGCGATGATATCCTTATGCTTGATAAAATCAACTTCATAAGGGTTTGTAAATTTGGCGTGCGCTTGTGTTGATGTTAATCCAAAATTTATTATTGCATATTCAACCGCGTCATCTAAAGTATCAAAATTAATATCTTTTATTGAGCATTTTACAGCCGAAGGATTTTTTCCTCCTTTTAACCCTTTCTTTTCATTTGTTTCATTTGAATATTTTTTACCAGATTGTGTAACTCGTATTTTTTGTATTAATTCTAAAGACTTTTGTTGTCCTTTTAATCTTTCCGATAAAATTTTCGCGTTTGTTATTCTGCAAGCCTCAAATTGTTTAGATGTCATAGAACAAATTTTATTTAAAAGCACGTTATCTTTTTTACAATGCGACAAAACCCAATATGAAAGAAATAGTTTTTTATTTTCTTTATTAGTTTTCCAAAGTAACTGGTGACATATAAAATGTTCTCGTGCAGTAAGAAGAACTAAATTTGTTATATCATTTGTTCCATCAAGACATTTAGGGATTATATGATGCTTTTCAAAATAACCATCAAGAAGCCTTTTGTTTAAACCTCTTGATTTGGCTCTTTCAATTATTTCGTTATAAATTTTTTGATAATTCATTAGGAGCTCCTTTGGTTTATTTATATTTGGAGCTCCTTAAATATTAGCATTTTACATTTGTATTTCCCACGAAATGCGGGGCGCCGGTAACTAGGCACTGAGGTAAGTTGTTCACCAAAGTCTTAGCCAGATTGCTGCCTAACTCAACATGCGAGCCATCAACTTTAACAGTTCCTTCCGCAATAACATTAACATTTCCAACAACATTAAGATTTACATTTCCATTAATGTCAATCGTTAGATCTCCAGTATCAGCGGCTTCAGTTGAAATGCTAATACTTCCTGCTTCATTTATTGTAACAATTGATCCACTTGAATGACGATAAGTTGTTAATCTTGTTTTTCTATTGATCTTAAAGTATTCACCTTGGTCCGTTTCAAAGAACACCATCGTATCAGGATAATCGTCATTTATGTCGCTATTAAAGTCTAATTGATTTTTATTGAAAGCCTTAGTCGTATAAAAAGGAGCATAGATGTCGGCATTATCAAAATATACTCTAACGATTGCATCAATAGGCGGAACAACAAAAGAACCTTTAAGTCCTCCAATGAAACTAAAATCTGGAGTTGACCAAGGAAGATCGTCATCAGGAATTTCACTTGGGAAAATACCATATACTCTAATTTGACATTTTCCCTCTTTATCTGGGTCGTTGTTATTTACGACTTTGCCTGTAAAGAAACGAATCTCTTTTGCGCCAGCTTTTGTTGAAATAAAATTCTTTAAGATCTCATTAAAACCGAGAGATAAGTCTTTCATTATTTTATCGTTGATTGATACCTCGTTCATCATTAACCTCTTTCAATTTTTCAATATTTATTTATGATACATTAATCTTTGTATCATCCAAAAGAGATCCTTCAAAATTTTGTCCATTTCTAAACAACATCAAAGTCATCACATAGACTCCTGTCGCATTTACTTGATGTGTAATGTTTGCAACAACATACTTCCCGGAATATACTTTATTCTTTTCAGTCATATTTGAAACATATTCAACGTCAATAACATCAAATAAATTCAATGCTTCATCATCTTGTAAAAATGCATCAGGTTGATTCTTCATATCAAATGATATTTCAGTGAAAACTTGAAAATTATTATATCGTTCATACACATTCAAAAGTTCTGCTTTGAAATATTCGTCATGCATATTTTTAGTTTTCATTCCTAAAACATATGTGTCGGTATTATACTGAATATTATCTTTAAACTTCAAAGAATTTGTTGTAAGCATATGCGTATCGTCGGCAACTTCAACAGTAACAGAATCTTCTTGATCATAAAATGAAACTGTTGAATTATATGCCATCATTTTATTAAAAGAACCATTCAAAGACTTAAGAGCAAAGTTCTTAATCTTCAAAGTTTTGTCATCAGGATTCTTTTTAGTTGTTGGATTTACATCATCCGAAAAATATATAGCTTTAATTTTAGGCTTCTTTTCTAATTCATTTTTTAAAGAAGTAAAAACGAATTTAGATCTTACATCCGCATAAGCAAATGCAGTATCATTATCTTGAACATAAGATCTTTGAAGAATGTGATCAATCATCTCTGAATCTGTTGCATTAATTTGATACCAAGTCATTTTGTCATTTGATACTTTTCTTATATCTGGAGTAAAACCTGAATCAGTTGCTATCATACTTGCAACATCTGATGATTTTTGATTTTTAAAAGATCTGTTCTTCGATTCAAAGTAAAATGTTTTTGATTCAAGTAATGCTGTCAAACCATACAAATAAGTTTTTCTATTTCCGCCTTCTTGATTTATAAAATAGTCGTGTAAACGAAATTTAGCATCAACGAAATTCACATCCTTCTTTTCATTTGCAATAACGACGCGAATTTCATCAAAGTCTTCAAGAGGAAATAAGCTAACAAATTTTCCGCCGTCTCTGAATTGAAGTTCCAATCTTGGAGCTTTTTCAAAAATCCAAGAACGAATTGCAAGAAGCATAATTTGATCTGGAGTAATCTCAACATCTTTAATAAAAACACGACAATAAAAGCGATTATCTAAACCGCCAATATTGCTTTCGCCTTTCTTTAATTCAGTTGAGTCAGCCATTAATTAGTTCTCACATACTTTTTCTTTTCTTGTTGCATAAATGTTGTAATATTTTGAATATCTTGTTCCGATGGAACTGAAAGAACTAAACCAACTTCAAGATCGTTCCAAATATCTTCAATATTATTAAGCTTCATTAAAATCCACCAATAATTTGGCTTGCTGAATAATTTATAACTGATCAAGTCTGGACGTTGAATATCAGTATCTTTTAATGTATAAAAGGTAAACGGGTCTTTGAACTCATAGTTATGAAAACCTGAAAACGGCAAGTCACACTCATTGATAGAATCAACGATGTTAGTTGAGAAATATCTTGATCTGCTGAATTTATCAATTGCTGCCATTAGCTCTCCTGTTGGTCTGTAAATTCAATTCTTGAAAGCTTATTTGTACCCAATGCAAATGTTGTTCGTTTTCCTTGGCTCACTTCTGGGTCTAATGAAACTGAACCCTTTGTTGGAACCATTAACGATTCAAACTGAACATCAAAATCAACATAATAAGGACCGCCATCAACACTTACTTCTTTTGAGTATGTAAAATCTACAGATTTAACAACAAAGAATCCAGACATCCAAGGGCCAAAAGTAACGAAACATACTTCATTACCAACATTACCAGTGAATGCCGCAAAAAAATTATTTAACGTTTGTATAACACCTTCGCCATTAACAAAATCGGTTACCAAATCTTTGGAATCTTTAAATACTTCAACCGCAGTTTTTCCTAAATGATCAAGCCATGTTGAAATGTCGGCTCCTTCGGTTGGTAAGCATAATCTAGATAAAACATTAACTGCCGTTAATGGACGAGATGTTAAACCTTGCGAAACTTGAAAAGCGTCGTCATAAATTCTAAACTTAACTGATACTGGTATATGTTCAGAACCTATATAATATTGCTTTGTAATTCCTCCAGCGTTAAATACTCTATTACCTGTTACAAGCATCGCAGTTTCAATAGTATCTGAGAATCCACCGGCATGTAGAATTTGTTTCCAATCGGCTTTCATACCAAATTTAAACTGATCTTGCATAACAGCTTTTATTATTCCACCAGTATCTTCAAGAGTTTCGCCGTTTTCCGGATTCCGCATTTTATTGTTACCAACATAAATCGAAATGGTATTATAATTTGCTTGTTTCTTATATGTAATATCATTGTATAAAAATAATCCCATCTTTATCCTCTTACTTCATTGGATTTACTAATGCAACATTTGCAACATCGCCGTCTTTTTCAGCTTCAGCATTAAGCTTAGCACTATAAGGAGCAAATTGTTCAAGAAGGAATTGCATAAGGATTGCTAACTGTTGATCAGCGCCTTTAAGATTTTTATATGGGCCTTCTTTTGCTGCTTTAAAAGAATTTGAAACATTTGACTGAATCTGATTTCTCTTTTCAATTTGAGCCTTTTCATACTCTTTATAAAGCTGTTCATTTGTTGCTGCAACCCTTGGTTTATTAGGATCAGCAACAATTGGTTTACCGCTTTCATTCTTTAAATCGTTTTCATCCTGAGTCTTTGATTCTTTCCAAACGCTACCAAGATATTTTCCAATACGAGTGTCTTTTAAACCATTTACAATTGAACTAAAGAATCCTTTAACACTGCTAACGATTGAAGATGCAAAATCATCAAAGAATTTCACGATAGGATTATTTACAATCACGGTATCGTACATATATTTTGTGCCAAGAATAATATCATCGGCTTGTTTCTTAATCCAATTTCCAACAGGATTATTTGTAATCGCTGCAAATAAGCTTGCAGCTCCAGCGGTTATCGTTGTTCCTAAAGATTCAAAAACTCCATACACCGCATCACCGAAATTATTTTTCAAGTAATCCCAGCCTGTTCTCCAATCGGACCAAAATGTTCCACCTGTAAAAAATTCCAAAGCATCTTCAATCATATTATCAAAGAAGTGAAATATAGTTCGTCCAAATTGAATGACACCATTTTCGATTGATTCAAATTGCTCAGGCTTTACTAAACCTAATGTTAATGCGCCTAATACTTTATTGAATCCGCTTTGAAAAGTTCTAAATCCTTTCCACATCATCGCATGGATTTTATCTTGAGTTTCAATTATCTTTTCAGTTGAAACTAAACCAAATGTTAATGAACTTGCGATGCCGGCCATTCCAACTCTGAAACGGTCATAAACACCCATGTCAGCTTCTGATTTACCAAGTATTTTGCCAGCATTTGCAATTGAATGAACTGCAGTAACTCCTGCATCCAATGCAGTTACAGCAATACCAATAGGTCCTGCAACTTTTGCTAAACCTTTTGCAGTTCCACCAACAAGCTTTGCCAATTTAGTACTTCTTTTTGCAAGAAATTCTAAAGCGTTATCAACGAATTTGAATCCACCACTCTTGAATGATTTAACAGCACGGCCTACAGTAACCGCGGTACGTCGTCCTGCGCGTCTTCCTGTCTTTCTTAAAAATCTACCTGCAGCGCCAAGAGCTTTTCCAACAGGTTTTGTAATAGTTTTAAGCAAAGGCCAAATTAAATTTCTGAACAGCGTTGAAACTAAAGAGAACAAAACCTTCTTTAATCCGTTAAACAATCCTTTAAGTAAACCACCTAGTAAACCAAAAAGCCAACCAAACAAACCTTTATCCTTAAGACCTTTAAGTTTGTCACCGATATTTAAAATATCTTTAAGTAATTTATTTCTAAAGTTTTTATCATCATTGTCGTCGGTTCGATTCATATCCTTTGAAGGAAGGAATTTCATCAAGATTGATCTGAACAAAGAAGTCGTTTCCTTTTGAGAACGTTGATTTTGCATATCTTTCTTTAAAAGAATATCATTAGTGTTCTTTGTATTATCTTCAACTGAAGATAACGATTCAGCCATCTTTTGACTCAAAGACTTTGTTTGTTGATCGTCCTGTTTTGCGTTTATCTTTTCAAGATAATCCACAGCCATATTGATCTTTAATGTCGTACTGTTTTCACCTGCCATATACCGTATTTATAATAAGAAAAGGTGCATCACTGCACCTTTTTGGAATTCGCGTCGGCTTCTTCTTTTGAATACTCTATCATTGCATCATAAAACAATTGAAAATCCATAAATGACATATCATCAACAGGTTGCAAATGTCCATACTTACAAAGAGAGAATTGCATTTTAATCAATTCATTCAAAGGAATACTTGGGAACAAAGAAATCTGGTCGAAAGGAGACGGATACTTCCGTCATACCTCCGCATTTCGCACACTTAACTGGAGTTTCAGGATCAACGCCAAAATCAAAATGATTCATATATGAAATAATAAATGCATAATCTCTTGGATCTGTTGTACCTGATGCAACAAAATCATATGCTTCAATAATTCCGACTTTACTTCCGTTTATTTCAGAAATAACAGCGGCAACATGCAAAAGATCAGTATCAAAATTCTGAGCGGAGTTTGCGTTCTGTTTTATAAAATTTGCAACACGAAGTTCATCTGAAACTCGCATAGCATGAATCTTTACAGTTTTTCCTGAAGGCAAAGTATGTTCCTTATTTTCATCAAACTTATCGCTGATATAATTGACTTTCAAAGTACTTAATTCAAATTCATACTTTCCTTTTGTTTTACATCCCTTTTCAGGACAAACGAAATCAATTGTATAACCCGAATCTTTATAAGTATTTGCTCTCAACCAGAAAATCAAATAAAGCTTATCCGCAACTGTCAAATTCTCAATTGGAAATCCTGTAATGCAACGACGAAGAACATCATTAATAACAAAGTTCAAATTATCTGCATTAAGAGTTGAAAGCATCTTAATTTCCATAACTTTCAACGGACGACCGAACAACTGTGTTCCTTCTGGATAAAGACGATACTTGGATGGCAAATCTTCAATTGGCCAAACATTTTCATTCTTTGACCCTGCAATAATTGATTTTATTGGGTCAGCTACTTCAACTTGAGGAACATTCTTATTCACTTTTTCACTTTTCATTTCAACCTCAACTCATTAAAAGACTTTTTTATTTTAATTTCAAGTAAAAACTTCTTTGTAAATTCGCGTGCTTTATATAAAGTAGTTTCTAAAATTTGTGCATCATCAGCTTTAAATATGTCATTTGAATTTTTTAATACGTCATCTTTTAAATTATTAAGATCATTAAACATCAATTCAATTGTATTTTCAATTTCTTCCATATTACAACCTCACGCTTTGTTTTAATTTATCTAGTTTATTGAATAATAGATTCACTGCATTCCATACTGGGTCATTTGTTGGTAAATTTTCGTGCCATTTAAGTCCCAGTTCTTTCTTACGATCGTTCATCATTTTGTCAACTTTAGTTCCAACTTCATCAATTTCTTTCCGTGTTTCTTTCCAAAAAGCATCACCAATCTCAAACAATCTCTTATTCATTTTTTCTTTCTTTTATCCCATTTATCCGTATACGTTTTATATTCGGCTTCAACGGCATGGTGCTTTCTAATATGTTCTTTTAATTTATCTTTTAACTTTTTAGGAATTGCGCGGTTTTCATCATAATATTCTTTTGCATTTTCATGATCTTCTTCATGATCAGTCCAACTATATTTATGTTTATCTTGAAGTCGATCCTTTAAAAAATTATCTTCGTCATCAGCTTCATCGTCCTCATGCCTTACATCACGATCATAATGAGCGTCCTCAGAATCGTTCATCAAATCAATATTATATTTATCATTTTTGTATTTATCGTTTTCATTTTTTTGTACGTCTTTTTTATCGACATTATTTTTGACAATGTTTACAGATTTTCCGCCCATCTTACCTTTATTCAACATATCATTTAGTTTAGATCCACTAAATCCTTTTTTTCGTAAATCGGCCTCAGCGACTTTCTTTGAAGGATATTCTTTACCATTTAATGTAAATTTTGATTCTGTAACATACGTATCATTATACATATACTTTGACGATTCATTTAAATATTCCCTAAAATTCATTTTTACCTCACTGTTAATAATATATTTGTTCAACCATATTGAATGAAAAATCTACTGATATATTTATTGGTTCACTTGAATCATATGTATAATTTAATTCTGTTGCGTTTGCCAATGAACATTTTTTAAATCTATATTGCGAAACATCATTTCCATTATCGTCAGTGACAATAACGACGATATCAATACAAGCGCTTTGTGAAATAGGATAATATTCGCCATCACCATTCATACGTCTTTTAGACATCCATGTTAAAAATTTCTGAATTGTGTGTTTTGAATCTTCCATAAAATCAATTTTTAATATAGGAGACTCAAAATCAAACATTGGATGTCTTTGAACTAATGAACCAACATTATACATCTCAAACTTTGTTTGCATTAATGGCATAGTAACCGATTTCGCATGCCAATGATCAATTGGGAAATTTGTCGATGTTTCAAAAATCTGAAGAATTTCTAAATTTCCTCTAAATACAGTTTTTTTGTTATCTTTATAAGGCGACATGTTCTCAATTGACACATAGTAATTATATGGGCGCTGAATGGTTTTACCCGCCAAAAACTTATTCATCAATCCACTTGCGTAATTTGCCATTATTCAACCTCTACAATATTTATAAAACAAAAAGTACGCTGTTTCCAACATACTTAATATAATTTCATTTGTTTAAAAATTAACCTGCGTCTTCAGGAAGATGATAATCATAAGCAAATGTTACTGAACGCTGAACCTTGTCTGAAGATTGCATATCAAGTTGCGCGTCATCAATAGTCTTAGGCCAGCAGTTGTAAAATTTAATTTGTTTGCCCAGAGATTCGCCATTTGAACGATACATCTTAACAATGATAGACTTTGTATAATCTGTCTTCGCAAGAACTTGTTGTTGACCTGCAGTTCCAGAATTTGGATTATAATCAAAAATCTTTTGTTGCCACTCATAAAGAGCTTTTGTAATCATTTGATCTTCAAACTCGTCAAATGTAATCTGAAGAGCATTGGAGAAGGTTGCTTTTCCCGGAAATAGTTGTTTTGTACCCATGAAGAATGTTTCAATTTGTTCAAAATCGCGGCCTGGAATAACCGCAGTCTTTGCACGAATGATAAGTCCTTCTTGAGAAAATGAATTGAATCCTTCGCTAGGAATCCATACTTCGAACATATAGTTCTTTTGAATATCTGGAAGGTTTTTCATCCTTCCGTCTATATGGAAATTTGCAATAATTTTATCCTCCTACTAAACCTTCAATTCGTTTAGCTGAATTCCACCAACAACGTGGTGGGTGTTTAAAATCTTTAGAAATTCTTTGAAATACGGTATGCCCAATATTATATTTCTTAAAAATTTCTCCTTTTGTTAAAATCATATTTTCATAGTCCTTTTATCTATTTATAAAAAGTAAGAGGTGATGGGTCTAACGATTCATCACCTCTTAAGAATTATTTAACCTTAAATTGACTTATACAAAAATTTTAAATTTCCACTATTGAATATTCTGTAATACCCTCGTTCATTCATTATTTCAACTTCAGATTTATTTGAATCAAATCCATCTTTAATTAATTCCGATTTTCTAAACTTAAATCTGTCAAATCTTTTATTATTTATGATATATGAATAGCCTGAAACTGTTTTATTTATTAATTTAAATCCTAGTTGTTCATAAACCGATTTATTATTATTCATCGTCCACGAACGATCTGCATATGATATAATTTCAGTACATATATTCTGTCGTAGAAAATGTTTAAAGAGTTTAGAAGCTCCGCCAATGACATTAGAATCCAATTTGTTTGCAAATCTATGCAATTCCATTTTATTCTTTTCGAATCTATTATAACCAAAAGTCATTACCGCAACAAGTTCATTTTCAAAGAATAGACCGTAACGATATTTAGAATTTGGACCGCCACCTTGAAGATGATTTTGATTTAAAAATTCGCTAGATGTTTTATTATCAAGTTCTTTGATAATGCATTTTCTTGCGAAGATTCTTTGCTCGTTAAGTCCAAGAATAGATTTTAAACGGCTCTTCACAATATCTTGTTTGTAAAGCCAATCGTCTTCATAAATATGAAGTAAATGTATACCTTTAGATTCACATTCTTCAGTCTTCTTTAAATGATAATCGCATTTCTTATGTTGCTCAGAATGCCAATAAAGCCCATTAAATTCTATAGCTAGTTTCTTTGATGGCACATAAATATCCAATTCCAACGGTTGTATTATTTTTCTATCGTTTGATTCAAAATCCACATTAAAAGATTTTAAAAAGTTTGATAATTCTATTTGCAAGTTTGAATTACTAGTCGCTGTTAAACTTAAACTAAACTTTAAGCGTCTCAATATCGTATAAACAGATTCTGACGAAATTTCATTGGTTATTGTATTTCGTATCTTCACATCATAATAATTATTATATAATAAAATTTCGTAATTTTTACCAATCTTTAATTTCAAATCGTCAACAGTTTTTTTCTTTCTTGAATCATTGAATTTCATATATACATTTTTATCACGAGCTTTAGCTTTTTCAGATAAAATAAATTTTATTTTATCTGACTTGCTTACATTATCAACACCATAACGTTCAATATTGGTATTCTTCACTTTAGACTTTATATATTCATTTTTAAATATATTGTTTACGCCGTATCGTTCAATTAAAGTCGCTTTAGATTTTAATTGAACATCTTTATTTTTCAATGGGGTTTCAAACCCATATTTTTCTAAATTTGTTTTTTTTATTTTTTCAAAATTATTATAATTCTCAGCGCCATATTTCTTAAGTTTAGTATTCTTTATTTTATCCCCTTTACATTTACAACACCCTTTTGAAAAATGATTATTAGGTTTTTGAAAAAAAGAACCATGCAATGGACACACAATTTCAACTTTGGTTTGAGAATTGATATAATCAACTTTAGAATAATCATATTTGAATCCATGAACCTCAATAGATCTATTTTTAAATTCATCAAACGAAAGTCTTTTCATATTAACTCCATTATATTTGTTGGTTAAAATATATTATATGTAAATGTAATAAAAAATCCGAATATTTCATCGGATTTTAAAAAATAAAATATTTTAAACAACTTCGTTAAAATCAACACCAGAACGCGTGATGATGGTTTGTAGTTGAATGAATTCAATCGTTTTAGAAGGCTGGACATATATATCAACATTTAGTTGATTATTATCTATCACCTGTGAAGTATTGTTAGAAGAGTCGCATACAACTTTATACTGTGTCAAACCACCACCCGCTTGTACTGTAGAAAGGAACTGATCAATAATAGCGAATACGCGAGAACGCGTTCTATCATTGTTCAATTCAAACAGGAAAGGAAGCAAACTTGGCTCAATTGTATTTTCAATGTAAAGAAGCAATCTACGAACATTTATACGATCCAATGCTGATGCCTTCTTCTGTGCAGTCTTTTGACCCCACATTACATGTCCGTAACCAGTAACGAACTTAGAAGTATTTCCATTGTTATCATATATTGACCCAATATCATCTTCTGTAAGCTTTGTATTTTGTCCAATTGAATATCCAATAATACCACGGTTAACGCCTGCTGGTGCATCCCAGGTGTTCGCGACACGGTCAGTACGAGCCATCAACGTTGCGCCGGCTACAGATTTTGGAACATATACTTCGGAATCGGTATATTGATCATAAATCTTATCAAATCCAACATAAGGAGCAACATATGAAGGATTGTTATAACTGAATGCCGCAAGAGCCGCGTTAATCTGATCACGAGTCTTGTTTGCTTTTGAGGAACATTGAACAGCTGCAATACAATCTTGACGAGCCACAGCAATATTTCCAGCTTTCTGAACATATGTTACATCAGTGCCAACAGTTGTGTCAATTTCATCAGGAACGATGATAATATTTACACCAACTTTTGTACGATCGGCATAAAGATCTAAAGCAGCAGTCTTCTGAGAAGATCCTGCAGAAGTACCATTTACGCCACTTGTCAATTGAGAAACACCAACAGTATTTGATGCATCGCTTGGCATAATGTTTGCGAGACCAGTTTTCTTCATATAAATGTATGCAGAAACTCCATTAATTACAAATGGAGCATAAAGGCTCTTACCATTTGCATCCTTAAGAGTAGGATCATTTGATACAAAGAATGATTCTACTGGAGTATTTGCTGTAATGGCTGAAGAACCGGTTCCCCAAGCAGTTGCCGCGTCCTGAGAAGAATTCTTCGTATAAACATTCACGCGATATACTTTTTTCCAAATCGCGTTTGTTGTTTCAATATCTGCAGTATCATCATACTTGTATTTCCAATTAAATCCGTTAGTTCCGGATATTGCGGACATAGAAGGGACGATAACAGCAATGCCTAAATCATTTCCATAAGATCCTGGACCAATTGATGCAAAGGTGATATAATTAGTCGCATTAGCAGCTTCTTCAATATCGCCAATACCAGGATCAGTATCCTGTGTTCTTAATGTATAACCATCGGAATAATCAGCATCAGCCAAAGCTGTCGAAGTTGGCATTGCCGAAATACTTACAGCGGAAGTTGCTGAAGTTGTTGTTGCTGAGACTGTTGGGATTAATACGTTTGAATACTTTTCATCGCCATAGGAGCAACGAACCATCCAAAGATTTTGAGATTCGCTAAGGAATTGAATTGCACCGTAATGAGCAAAATTATCCGAAGATACTGGAATTCCAAAAGTTGTTACGAATTGCTTGTCGGTATTAACCAAAATTCTTTGATTAACAGGTCCAACGTTTGCCTTTCCAACCATTGCTCCAGTACTTGTACCAAGTGGACGAACAACATTTGAAAGGTCTTTTTCTAATCTGTACACACCAGGTGTGCTATATGCTTGTGACATTTTTACCTCTTATTTAATAAACATTTAATAAACTTATTTCACTCACGTCACGAATTAATTAACATAATTATTTATAATAAAGAAAGAGGAATCTTTTGAATTCCTCTTCAATTATATTAATCGTCTAAACTATTTGGCCATTCAAACGAGTCATCGTCATCATCCATAACAGGAGGTCTAATTCCCTCGTCATCTTCATCCTTAGACGAATATCCATCATCGTCTGCAAATGAACTTGGACCTCTTGATAAAGATTTCTTTTTAAGCATTGCTCTATCAGCTTCTTCATCAGGAATGATTTTATATACTTCGCTAATTGAACGACGAACAGATGTAAGATCACCTTCAAAGAATGGAGTCTGCAAATAATACAATCCCCAAATGATTGATGTAACTTGGTCATCATGGTCAGTTCTTGGACCTCTGAAAACGTTTGGAGTAACTTCTTCATACATGCCAAACTGTCTAACAGTTTCAGCATTATTAAGTTTCAACCAACCTTCTTCAATATATCTCTTGGTTAACATGTTTGCAATAAGTTTAGATTTTCTTGTTGATCTTGTTCCAATTCCTTTAGGATCGGTATTGAATACTCTATCACATTCAAAGTCATACCAAATCTTATCAGCAACTTGACCACCCATTTCATTATTTTCAACCATCATGCCAGCTTGAAGATAATAATCAGAAATACCAATACATATCTCAGCAAAGTTATGAGGAGAAATCATATTATTAGCATATGTTGCAACTTGATAAATTTCTGTATGCGAAACAATTTTAAATACTTGAATAACTGAATAGTCAGCACCAGTTCCACCAGCTGAGTCAATACCTAAAATGTAATGATGCTTACCAACTTGTGGATGCTCGAACAATTGCATTAATCCACCATATTTAGTATCTATAGCATTTTTGGTCTTAATGCGTTCAAGGCATTCTGCTTCTATAAGTGTGGATGATGAACCAAGGAATTTAGCCCCATATTCTTGTTGAAAACGCACTAAACCTAAATCTCGGATGATCTTCTTTTTCCATTCGTCATCCTGACCTTCAACTTCCCACCAATTTACTTTAATAGGTCTAAAGTTGTTTTCATTTGATACTGCACCTTTATAGATGTCATAGAAATGGTTAAGACCATTTGGAGTTGACACAATGATAATTTTCGCATTTGGATCTCGCGTGATAGTTGGATACACAGAAGCAAAAAAATCATTCGCTATCTCTTGTGGAACGAAAGCAAATTCGTCAAGGAACAAACAATTTTGTGATGTTACATTATTAGTTATATAAGAGTGTTTTTCATTTTTAACATTAATTAAATCATATGCGTATAAATCTTCATCTAATTTTTCAACGCTCTTTACTGAAATAAAACCACCTATACACCAAATAAAATCGTACGGTTTTATATCTTTTGCTGATTTTGGATTTTTATTTAAATCAAACAAACAATGTTCGGATGTTACAGTTATTTCAGCCTCGTTATCAAACACAATTTTAATATAATTTGTATTTTTAGATATACCGATACCCGAAAAATCTTCAAAACCTTCATTCGTCAAAACTTCATATTTATTATTAACAAAAATTTCTATATATTTTGAATCTTTACTCATATTTCACCTCAAAACCCCAACCTAATTCTTTCCATGTTTTTCCTATCATATCTTCAGTGATTCCTGGGCATTTTATTTCAAAATTATATTAAAGTTTCCGTAATCATTATCATAATCACTTAGTTCATCGGCCAACTCTTCCATTGTTATATCTTTAATCTTACCCGTTTCTTTATCTTTAACAGTTATTACCGTATCACCAACTACGCAGCTAATAGTCATACCACGAATTGCTGCCGCGGCTGTTGATGATGCAACGCATTTGCATCCATTTTCTAATCCAATTGAAGTTTTAGTCCAACCCCCGTATCTATCCGAAATTCCTTGTTGTAACCAAAGAGGAAGACCAACATACGCGGACTTTACCTTATTAATAATTTCAATCGCAGTTTTTTCTCTATTAGCAAGAATTGCAACATTTTTTAATTCATTAAATATTAAAAAATGCGTTATAAAAATTGTAGAAATCGTTGTTTTTCCAATTTGTCGACTAGCGTTTACAGCACAGTGAGGTCTTGGATCGTCATCACCTCCAACCATTGCTTTTAACATTCGCTTTTGATAATCACGCAACTCAATACTATGTTCTCCTTTAAATGAAATAATTTTAAAATATTTTTCCGCGAAATAAATAATATCTTCTTTACAACGAACGTATTCCTGAATCATTTCTTTTGTATATTCTATTGATTCACCTTCACAACGGAGGCGAGGATTCTTATCGTACATGATTTACCTCAAAAATTCTAAACATTTTTCAATCACATCAACTTTATAGTTTTTATAATCGTTTTCCCAAACAGTCAGCACATCAATACCGACAGCTTTTGCCTTTTCAATTTTTTCATTATCATATTTCCAAATATCTTTAGCTAATTTTCCGTAAGGACCGACAAAGTCTTCTTTATAAATTCGATTATCACAATGCCAATATGTGCCATTACATTCTATGGCTTTATTATTAAAAACCATGTCCAATTCCAAATCACCGCCATTAGGGCCAAGTCCTTTTAATAAAGTACGATTGTTTGTCTTTATATCAATATGTCGTTTTAATTCTTTTGAAAGTTCAGTTTCCCAAATTGATTTTGAATGTGATGACTGTGCTTCTTGACCGCACAATGGACATCCTTGTCCATTCCAATGATTATAAGGCATTTGTGAAAACATTATATTATGTTTATTACATTTTATTTGAACTTTTGTTGCACAATCTTTATACACAACGTTTGAATAATCATATAAATTACCATGCTTAAGTTTAAACTTTTCAATGACTTCATCAAAACTAAGTTTCGTTGATTCGGCCGCTTTTAATCTTCCACATTTAGGACAACCACGTCCATTCCAATGATCGCAAGGTCTTACTTTAAATGTTCCATGTTTTTTACAAATTACATATATATGATTACCGCACCCATTGTAAGTAACCGCCGAATAATCATATATGTCTTGATGAACAGACCTAAATTTATTCAATGCTTCTTCTTGTGTATATTCTTTAGATTTTGATATTTTTGAATTTGAACATTTGGGGCAACCGCTTCCGTTCCAATGAGAATGCGCAGATTGAAAAAATGAACCATGCTGTTTACAAACGATTTCAAGCTTTTCAGTTTTATTTTTATATGATGTGATATTACAATAACCGTATTCATTATTATGAATAAATTTAAAACGTTCAATAACATCATCAATATTCAATTTAATTCCACGCAACATAAACCTCATAGTAAAAGAGGAACGATTGTTGTCGTTCCTCTATATTTATTATTTTTAACTCAAAGAGTGTAGCAAATCTTCATAATTATTTATCACGCGTCTAATCTTCGCAATTTCAGCGGGTTTTCCCCCAGAATTAATCAGTTTTCCAAGTTTAGTTTCCAATTGATCTATTTTTCTTTCATATTCTGAAATTTTTGGATTTTCTTTTTCATTGGAAGATTCTATTGAACTAAAATTTTCATTATCGTAATACTTCAATTCTTCTTCAGTATTTTTGATTGCTTTATTCCAAAAATCCATTGCTCTTTTGTCTTTTCGTTTTTGAGCAGCTGCGTATTTCATCTGTTGATCATGCAAATGTTTTCTTAATTCAACGGCTTCAGAATTTTCGTTTATAAATTGTGTTGATTCTTTTATATAATCTTTAAAATTCATTATATATCTCCTATTTCCTAATTACTTCATGCGAATGTTCCATTTTATCTTCAATTTATTTTCCTTTCAGATCTTTCTTTTTAAGATCTTCCTCGGCAGCTTTCTTTTAAGCATATTTCTTACCATCTACAGCAACCTTACTTCAGTAACATAATTATCATCATACATAAACAGATTGCTTCCGAAATGTAATTACTCATTTCAAAAACTCCTTAACGTCGTTCCACGTATCGTTAAAATATTGTTCCCAAACATCTTCAATTTGATCCATCTTATCAATGCTATCCAAATTAAATGATTTGCCAGTTATTGGCAAAAGTCTTTTAACGTTTTCATCTCCAAGATTTTTCTTTGCAACATATGTTGAGCTTTCTCCTGACTTAACAAGCCAATCTTCTATTAAATATTTACCCCAACCCAACAAAGATCTATCACCTGTTGCTGTGTTTGGTGTGCTCATACCAGTTCCAAATGAAAGTATTTTAATCTTATCTTTAAATTCAGTGTTCATCATACCAGCTTGTAAAACAGCGGCAGGATTATTGAAAAATAAACCTCCGTCAATATAATTTTTTTGTGTACCTGCAGGACTGAAATATGTTGGAGCTGCAGACGATGCTTGAACAGCTAACCATTTTGGAACACTTACATCATCACGGCCAAAAACTTTTTCCATTGAAAGAGCATTTGTGCAACATGCAGGAAAGAAAACAGGCTTCTTGAAATCGCCCATGTTTCCTTTAAGTTTATCCTTTAAAATCTTGATATACTTTTCATTATTGTATTTTGGGCATGAAGGTTGCAATCTCTTATACCAAGGATATGAATCAAATATATTCTTTGCTTGAGACTTATAAAGATCATAAATCTCATGAGCAGAATATCCTTCAGCCAAAAGGCTTGCAATGATTGCGCCAGTTGATGTACCAGCAAATCCTACAGCAAGATCTGAAATTTTCTTGCCATAAAACTGTTCAATCTTTGTCATATAATAAAGAGGGCCGATACCTAAGATACCGCCTCCGTCTATTGAAATTGTTAATACTCTTTTTTGATTTTTCATAACTATCCTCTTAATATATTTTTTAAATACTCCGAAGGATCAACTTTCTTATAAACAACTTCTTCAGATTCCGTAACAATTTTAATATCACTTGTCTTATCTAACAAGTATGAAAATGATTCATTCTTTTCATTTGCTTTATCAATAATTTCCTTATGAATATCTTCAGCGTCTCTCAACTGACGTTCATAACTTCTGATAGTCTTTTCCAATTCTCTAATCTGTTTTGCAACGACTGTATCATTTTCAGCCTTAGGACGTAAATCCTCAATACGGGTTTGCAATTTTTCAATCTCGTCTTCCAAATGTTTGATATGATCTTCGTAAGGCTTCTTGATACTTGCTAAAAACATTTCTCTCTTTTTAGCATTCATTTTATCAACTTTTTCCAAAGCATATTTTGTAACACGACTGTCTTTTACAAGATCATTCAGTTTATCGCCATCAATTGTAATACCTCGTCCTAAACGATCCAAAAGATTATTTACTAAACGATTTCCAGCTTCACGAGCCTGCTTGATTGGACCTTTCTTGTCATAATCAACTTCACCTTCTGCAGACTTTCTAGCCTTATCAAAGAATGATCCATTTACTTCGCTGCTTGAATCAATATCATCGCCTTCATCATCCGTTGAATCAGGTTTAACTGGTGTTGTATCATCAGGTGATTCGGAATCATCTTTAAGTTTTTCGCCGCTTAAATGTTTCTTTAATTGAGAATGAACTTCTTCAAAATCAACTCCCAATTTTTTGGCATGATCATGTTCACCAGCCGCTGTAGCCTTCTTATATTCGCTAGAAATATTATCAAGCTGATCTGTAAGATTTTTCTTTTTCTTATGATGATCATAAAAATCTTTACTAAGACCTTCTTCATGCTTGTTAATTGCCTTCTCATGAGGCTTCTTTGAATTATTCAATTCTTTTATGTTTTGCTGAATTTCTTTATTTCTCTCAACGATTTTCTGTTTTGAATTCTTTGGAGTTTTAGGATCAGCTAATTCCTTTTTATTCAAAGCCATTTCATCGTTCAATTCACCAATTTCATTGTTGATAGGTTCAACAGCTTTAACCGCATCGTTGTATTCAGAAGGATGATCATCTTCCAATGCCTTTTCTCTGTGATGCGTTTTAAAATCATCAATTGATTTGAAGTTTAAAGGATGTGACTTATCAGAACCAGTATACTTTGTTTTGTCATCTTTCGGTTCTTCCTTACTTGGAGTTTCTTTTGTTGGTTCTGTCTTCTTATCAGTTGAAACGTCTGAAGGTTTTTCGGACTTCTTTTTGGATTTATACAAAGTATGATGTTCAATTGCGTCATCAAATGCAGCCTGAGTCTTTTTTGCATTATCGTTAATTGCCTTTCTTTCATCGTCCGAAAGGTCTGGATTATCAACTGCTTGCTTCTGTGCTTCTTGAGCTGTATCTCTTGATGATGTTACATTTTTAATAACAGCGTCCCAATCTTTATCATTATCAACCTTAGCATATTTCGATTTCTTTTCAGTAGGTTCTTCAACCGGAGTTTCTTTTGGAGTTTCCTTTGTTGGTTCAACCTTTGGTGTTTCTTTTGTAGGAACTTCCTTAGGTTGTTCTTTTGGAACTTCTTTTTTGGCTTCGGTTTTTGGATCATCCTGTTTCTTATTCTTTCCACTTGCAATCCACATAGATTTCTTTAAAGATGCATCCTTCAATACATCAGCAGATTTATCATATTCCTTTTCAGCTTTTTTAAAGTCTTCATATGAAACATTTTTCTTTTTGCCTTTATCAGCATCATTCATCGCAAAGAAATTGTCTTTATTTTTTCCATGAGCTTTTTCCAAAGCCTTCATGTGTTCGTTCCACTCCTTTTCTGAAGTAAACTTTTCAGTATCAACTTTGCTTAATACATCGTCTTCATCATTTGTCATTGATGCTGGTGGAGTTGGAATAGTTGGGTGGTCTGGATTTTCTGTAGGTCTTTCAACATCGGGATGATCTGTATCAACCGATTGAGGAACATTCTGTTTAATTTCTTTTTTAGCTTTCTTCAACTGAATCTTTTCTAAATTTCTTTTCTTTACTTCTCCAACCAATGCTTTATGTTCTGGATCGTTTTTCATGTTTACACGATCTTCATCACTCATGCCTTCAAGCTTTTGTTTATAATTGTCCAAGTGGGCTTTGAAATCTTCATCACCCATTTTTGAGAAATTTTCTTTATGAGCTTTATGGGCCTTATCATCTTTTACACGCTTTTCTAGTTCTTCAGGATTATGATCATTATACAAATCCTTATTACCTGCAAGCTGTTTCATAATGTCTTCATTTCGTTTAATCAAATCTTCCCAATGTTTTATTGATGCTTGGGCTTTTTGACCGCGTGATGATTCTTTTCCAAAATCCTTTATTTCTTGTTCACGTGATTTAATACTTTCTTTAGCATTGGAAATACGCAATTTTGCTTCGCCAATCTTTCGTTCAGTGGCACTCATTTTCTTTTCAGTGATAAAAGTATTTTGCAAATATGATAAAGCACTATTCATGTTCACTCTCCAATAATAAATTTTTTAATTTCCGATTTAACAATATTTTTGTCTTTATATTTTATTTTAGTGCCAACAATTTTATCAAAGCATTCTCTACTAAACTTGGACTCAAACGATTCCATAACAGCAAATAATTCATCACCATTTTTTTCTTTAATAAGAGTTATTAAAGTATTAAACCATTGTCGTTGATCTTCTTTAATTATTGATATTTCAATGTTTCCGAAATAGCCACTTTTATAAAACTTATTAAAAGTTCTTTCAAATATCCTATCTTTTCGTTGAAGGTTATAAAATGATAAAAATGACATCAAACTCCTTAAAGATTATTATGGTCTCCCAATTCAAAACGAGCCTCAATAGTATTCAACTGATTTTCTTCTTTAGCCGATCTTATCATAGTTAATAAATCCTTACCGGTTAAAATAACATTATTTGTAGTATTATTTATTGTTTTACCATCTCCAGCTGAAACTTTTGGTTTATCACTCTCTATTTCAAGATCTGTAACAGTTTTATTTAATTCTCTCAATTCTTTAAGACCGTCAATTGTTGTCTTTAGAAGTGCTGAGTACACTTCATATACTCTTGGTTGAGAACCAATCTTTATATCCTTTTCAAGCTTGTCCATGATGACTCTAGAGCCCTGTATAAGAGTTTTAAGTTCGAACCTTAGGTATTCTTCATCCTCAAGAGTATAAGTACCATTTTTTGACTTTTCAACCATTACAGTCTTTTTGTTATTAAACGAATCTAATGCATTTTCAACATCATCTAATGTTCCATCAAAATCTGCATTTAGTTTTTTATTCAATCCTTCAAATCCATTTTCCATAAACTTAGTCTCCTGGGTTAAATGCGCTTACACCTGTAAAATAATTTTTCATATCTTGATACCAAGTTGCTGAAGTTGTTTGTCCTGCTGAAGTAACTTGTGAAATAGGTATTTCACCATAATTATTATATGCGCTTGTCACAGAAGCGGCGCTTGAATCAATTGCAGCACTTGTATTATATTGTGATGTCTGAAAATAATTATCTCCATCATAAGCCAAGTAGCGTGACTGAATTTGTTTAATGATTTTAGCATTTTTAACAGGTGTATAAAGAACACATTTAACTGTAAAATCTAAAGATCCATTTACATATCGTTTATCCTCTTCACCTTGTTCCATAAGGAAATCTGTTGCAACATTTGAAAGAGTCATCTGAAGATCTCGTTCAATATCAAGGAATGAAAATTCTTTTACTCTTAAATAAACCGCAGGTTTAAAATAAGGTAATATATTTTCCATAATCTGACACCAATCATCCATTGACTCTGTAAGAATTTGCATTGAGAATGTAAGGTCATAAGGCGTTGGTTGAACATCAGTCCAAAAATCATTTAAATTATCTAAACCAATCTTATCATCATAAAAAGTACGAATTTCATTTACACCCATTGCACGATCGGAATCATATTGAATGTTTGTTAATGCAAATGTAATGTTAGGCAAAGAAATATAATACGTTGCGCCGAATTCTTTCTCAGCTCTAAACTGAAAACTCTTATCAACTGGTCCAAACTTTATAGGTATTGTAAGATCTTTTACAAGAACTCCATGATCATCTAAACGATGAACATGGATATCGTTAAAAAACGCAAGAACGGAAGTTACAACAGCTCGTATAGTTGCTGGGTAATAATATGAATATGCCATTAAAAACCTCCAAAAGGGGAGGTAGGATCTTTCTCACCAGGTTGTGGTTGATATTTAATTTCTTGATCCTCTATATCTATTTGATCATTCACAGCCAAAAAGTCCGGCTGATGCATTACCGCAGATATATCAAACAATGATGATGTAGGAACTCCTGATGTTGGTTGAACATCAAAGTTTTCATTTTTCCAAACTCTTACATTTAAGGTGTATGTTGTTTTTTGTTGATGAAACTGAGTACCTTCCTCAGTCTCTTTAACGTTTATAACTTCATAATATTGATTGTTATAAATTGACTTTACATAATCTCCAACCTTTGGTTTATATGATGGAAAGCGCTCAGGTAAATATAAAGCATTATCAATATATGATAGTGTAGATGCTTGATTGAAATGCGATATAGAAACATACATTGTATTGATTTCAGGATTAGAAATACCTGGGAGACCAAACTGAGGAATCAATTGAGGAAGAGTTTGATAATAAACCATAATTGCGAATTTACGAGTGCAGTAGCGGTCCATGTCTTCACCAAACATAACATCGCGTTTTGTATTATAATCCATAATGTAATACATATGCTTGACACCAGCATTATCAAATGCTTCTGTCTCAAGATGACTATACAAAATCTTTTCTTGGCCATAACAAAAATTGTTCTTGAAATCAAACCAACGGTTGTCGCCCCAGTTAACTTTTACAACATCATATAATCCTGCCATAATTATCCTACAAAGAACATCGCTGGTGCAGCTTCTTTTTGTACTGCCTCAAATGCCTTTTCTTCTTCGGCAACACCATCAGAATAAATTTCAGATCCATTAATTGTACCTCCACCTGGAAGTGTTAATGAATACTTTTTCAAATGCAATCCCCAAAGTTTCTTAGCTCTTGCAACAACTAAACGTCTAAAAAGAATGTGATTATAAATTAAAGTTGAATCTTCACGTTTGAAAACTTCTAACAAACCTGTAAGGTTTTCTTTAGGTGTAGGTACCACAATCATCTGCTTACTTAATGGACTATATTGAACTGAATATGTAACGGAGAATTCATTTCTGATTTCCTCAAGATACATCATCTGTGTATTCCAATTTCCAAGAACTCCTCCAGTTGATGCATCAGGACCAGTGCCTAATAATTTTCCACCAACAAGATCATTATAAAGAATGTTATGTTCAACTGTAAAAAGCTGATTAACTCCATTGAAACCTTGAATCGTATCAAAATCTACAACAGCTTCTAAGTCGGCTGAAATTGAATATGCGCTTACACCTGCTGTAAGCGTAAAAGACATGTAAGTTTTATACGATGCTTCACCGATTAAATATCGATGCATATCTTTTATACCGTCACAAATAATATCATCCAATTGTTCATTCGCGATTTCAACGCAAATAACTGGAGCACCAAGTTGACGCTTGATGTAGTCTCGCATTCCAAGAAGATTTGTAATATCACATGCCATTTAGTACCTCATATTTTCAATATTTATAATAAGCACAAATGAGCCGATTAGCGTTTAACTAATCGGCTCAATATTTTAAGCAATTTTATTAGGTTTTATAAATAAATTTCAAATTGCCGCTATCATATATTTTATTATATCCTCTTGCTTCCATTATTTCAGATTCAGATTTACTCGAGTCAAAGCCTTCTTTGACTAACTCAGACTTTCTATATTTAAATCTATTAACTCTGTAATCGTTATTAATATAATAATAATTTGGACGAGTTTTATTGAGCAATTCAAATCCAAGCTGTTCATAAACCGATTTACCGTTATTCATCGTCCACGAACGATCTGCGTATGAAACTACTTCAATATGTTTGATTGTATTTAAGAAATGTTTAAAGAGTTTAGAAGCACCGCCAATGACATTAGAATCTAATTTATTAGCGAATCTATGTAGCTCCATTTTATTCTTTTCAAATCGACTTGCGCCGAATGTCATACAAGCAACAAGTTCATTATCAAAGAATAGACCATAACGATATTTGGAATTTGGCCCGCCACCTTGAAGATGATTATCCTCAAGAAAGTTTTTTGTTTCCTCATTTTCAAGTTCTTTGATAATACATTTTCTAGCAAATATTTTTCGTTTCGAAAAGCCTAAAATCGACTTCAATCTTGATTTAACAATACCATGTTTATATAACCAATCGTCTTCATAAATATGTATCAAGTGAATACCAAATTTTTCGCACTCTTCAGTTTTCTTTAAATGATAATCATAATCTTTATATTCATCCGAATGCCAATAAAGTCCATTGAATTCTATTGCAATTTTCTTTGATGGTATATAAATGTCTAATTCTTTACCATTTAATATAATTCTATTTGATCGTTCAACGTTTGAACAAAAACTTTTTATATAATCGAATATTTCAATTTCGGATTTTGATGAATCTATTATTGGAATCAATGGATTACAGTTAATACATATTTGTCTAGAAGCAGATGAACGCTTACGGATAAGTTGCAACTGTATTTCATATTCCTTATTACACTTTTTACATTTGCATATTGCTGTATTATCATACAACGAAATCAGCAAAGAATTATTATTGTTTAAAATGGTTTTATACTTTTTAAACTTGTTATTAAAAATTAAAATTTTTAAATCATCATGTATTCTTTTTAAACTAAGTGCTGATTGAACTCCATAACGCTCAAGATTTGTTTTCTTTATTTTTTCAATATTATTTGATGATCCATACTTTCCAATTTTACTTAATATGTTTTTATTTATAACATCCGGTCGTTGATATGGATTTTCAACTCCATAACGCTCAAGATTTGTTTTCTTTATTTTTTCAATATTATTATACGAGCCAAATTTAGAAAGTTTTTTCTCTTTCATTTCTTCAATCACATCCAGTTTTTGAAAAAATAAAATACCTCCATGGTTCGTCTTATTTGTTTCAATCATACGTTGCTTAGATTCTGGATTCATTGAGTTATGTTCATAACCGGTGCGTTCTTTATAAGTTTTCTTTATTTTACTTTGAACATTTGGATCCAATTGAGCGCATGAATTGCAACAATATTTTCTAAATCCTTTTGTCAATCCCAAAAAGGACGTTTCTCTTCCGCATGTTAAACAAAAGCCTTCGGATATATTTGATCTAATATGTTCATTATAATATTTAACATATTCCACATCAGTATGTACAGTTTTTAAATGAGCGCCTATTGACTTAACTTCAAGCCCACAGATTTTACATTTCATAATTTCGCTCCAAAAATAGTTATATTGATATATTCAAACTTTAAATTATAAAAAATGCAGTTGATTTTGTCAACTGCATTTTAAATTAATTAAACCAATGTATTAAGATTAGAGAACAAGATTCTACGATAGTAATTCTGAGAACCAAGCAAATTATTAGTGAAAGCATATCTTGACATTACTCCAATTCTTGGTGCAAAATCATCATGCGCAATAGCACGGTTTTTAAGACCGGTAATATATGGACAGAAAATAACACCAGCATCGGTAACTCCAGGGCCTTTATATGCAACAAGAGCTTCATCTTCAGTCGCATACTGATCACGGAATACCTTGATATTTCCATTGATTGTACCGATTTCAGGAACAACCTGAGTTGCATTTACGTTTGACTGATTGCGAGTAAAGATTGGTCCAGAAGCCTGAAGAGCTGTAGCAAGACGGCCAGATACAACCACAATATTACCAGCACCACGACGGTTAGCAGTAGCAAGGTCGTTAGAAGCCTTAATAATCTGAGTTGTTATGTTTGTGAACTTCTCTTGAGACCAACGGCCATCAGCGGCTGAAGAACCAACGTCCCACGTTACACGAGCAGGAGCAGCATCACGGCATTTTTGAATTGTTTCACGATCCATTTCGGCAGCCATTTCATATTGAAGAACATTAAGCATTTCACGTTCAATATCGAGACCGTGCATAGCTTTAATATCCTGTGCAGCTTCAAGACTGAAAGATGCAGCAAGCTTACGAGTTAATGCAATAATAGCAGTACGATCCAACTTCAACTGAAGTTCAGGCATTGCAGGAGATCCTTGAAGCTTCCATGTTTCACCAGCAGATGTTGAAACGCCAGTTCCAGTATCAACTGCAGAACTTGAAGTACCAACAGTTGAACCAGTATATCCAGAATATTCAGGAACAACGTCCCATGCGGCTTCATTAAGGGAATCATCATATACGAAACGAAGTGCATATGCAAGACCAACAGGTCCAGTCATAGCCTGAACACCAACAAGTGTGTTGGCGAAAAGGTGCGGGAACACACGACGTACAAGTGCAAGCGCGATTGGCGCGAAGGAACCATAATTACCAGAATCAGGGAAACCAGTATCCAATGCTGCAGGAGCACCAACACCAATATCAAATGATTCAGCAAAAAGAGCCTTGCCAAGATCTTGTGACTTTTGATTATTTAAAAGAAGAGCCATGTTCTCGCGAACATATTTGTCTTCAATTCCTTTAATAGAAAGAGGTCCTTCGATTTCTGACCACTCTCTGATGTAATTTGAACTCATTGCGTTAATATCCATTTTATCCTCCAAAAATTTTACTTTATAGTATTTATTTTAACTATTTGTGATTTTTTTTAAGCTATCGCTTATTCGTACATATATTGTGAGCCTCTCATCAAGAATTTCTCAATAGAGCTCAATTGTTTCTCTTCAGGCTTGAATGATTCAGATATTAAATCTTGTGTTTCATCCGAATCTGAAATTGCATCATCCGCCTCAGAGATCATTGATGAAGAGCCAGGGATTGACAATTCTTCTGAGATCATTTCAACATATGAATCAATATTCTTCTGAATACTATCAAAATCTTTACCTTCAAAGAACATCACTGTCTTTTGACGTTGTGTAGGAGTCAAATCAATCGTCTTCTCGGAAAGAATAGTTTTGATTGCAGCCTTTTCACAAAGAGCATTAAGTTCGATATTTTCATTGATCTTTGTAGAAAGCTTATCTTCAAGTGATTCAACCTTAAAAGTCAAACCCTTAACCATTTTACTTCCTTCGGAATCAAGTGCAGCGTACTTGGATTCAAACAATTCCATAATACCTTTAACGATTGGTTCGTAGGTTTCATTTAGCGCAACCTTTTCCAAAAGTTCATCAGAAATCTTTTCGCTAATTTCAAGCTCAAGATATTGATCCAACTTTTCTACAATGTTTGACTCAAGGGATTCCAAATCCTCTTCATACTTTTCAGAAAGAGCCTGTGTCTTAGCAGCAACCTGTTCGGTAATTTGCTTTTCACAATACTCATCTGCCATTTTCTCAAGCTCAGCTGTCTTCTCTTCAGCCTTCAATGCAACCTTCTCAGAAATCACTTTATTTACTGATTCCTGGAAAGCAGTAAGGTCGGTCTCTGAAAGGACTCCCTTAAGCTTTTCAATAATTTCTTTCATCATATTAATCCTCCATTTAGCTTAATTACTTGTGTAATTACTTGTGTAATTACTATTATTTACAAATGTGAATAGTTATATTTTTTAAAATATGTGCTAAAAAAGGAGGTTTTACCCTCCTTTATATTAATTACTATTTAATTTAACCCATTATTGATGCAGCTCTTGCCATTATATCATTCGGATTCATCTTTTGTTTATTACTTTGTTGAGTTGCAGGTACTCCTTTGATTTCTCCAATAAGAATTGCATTTGCTCTTTCTATATCATTCATTGGTTTTGCGGATTCAACAACTGTTCGTTCTGAAATTCCAACTGATTTTATAGAAGACTTAAACCCAGAAAACTTTTCAACGCTTTCTTTGAAAAAATCGTCTAAAGCATCTGCGCCAATATCTCCATATTTCTTACAAAAATATTCAACTTTTTCCTTGAGGATACCGACTCTAGGATCAGAAGAAATTACAACTTTATTTTCGACTACAGGTTTTACTGTAAAAGTTTTTTTAGGTTCATGTTTTACATTCTTTGAAGATTGCAAAAACGTTCTGAAGCTTTCGTCCATATTAACCTCTCTTAATAAACTGAACAAAATCGTTTAATGCTTTCACTACATTTTCATGAGATGCATTTTTTCGAAGTTGTTCTTCAAACTCTTCATAATTCTTTTCATAAATTGTGTTACCTTGAAGAATCCATTCCTTTGATTCGAAAATACCGTTCACATATGCATCAGGGGCCGATGGGTTCGCAACTATATCAATAGCTAAAAGTTTGTAATCATCATTTACGTTTTCGCCTTTTAAAGTTCCAATCCCCCGTGTTGAGACGCCAAGGCGTCCTCCACCAGCAAGAATCTTTTGAGCAATCATTCCCATTGGTGTATCAAGAAGCCTTGCGCATCCAATTCCATTGTTTCCATCTAAATCTAAAGATTCACAAATATGCGAAACTCTATCAAGATTTAATTGTGGAGTTGGGGGGTGATCCAATTCTCCATACGCGGATTTTGTTGAAACAAATTCTTTATTGTATGCGCTAACTTCGCGTTCAATCAATTGCTTAGAATAAACACGTCCATTCCTGTTTTTCTTTTCTGCAGTCAAAAATGATCCTTTAATTTTCCACCATTTTTGATCACCTGATGATTCAGTCAAGAACTGAATGTCATCAAATTCTATATGCTCTCTGATAAGTTTCATTTAATCTCCTGTTCTACAAAATATTTATTTTTACTTTCTGACGAAAACCTAAACGTACGGCCAAATGCTGGATTATTCTCTGCACTAAACATTTTTGATAATTTTAATTTAGTTTCATCGGAATGTTTAAATCCAAGTATTCCTTCACCACCTAAAGTCTTGTTTGTTAATCCTATAGTTTTTAATTCTTCAATAAATTGCATTTCAATTCTTAATGCATCGTCGTCCGATATACAATCAACCAGTTTTACTATATAATCTCTAATATTATAACCAGCTTTAGTAATAAGATTTATGGTGTGTGCTTTATGTTTATTATTGTCATCTTTCATATACAAATGCTTAAACATTCGATTTCATAATTCCTCAATTGCATTGGTTGTGTATATCTTATATTTATAAAAATAGGCGAATTTATCGCCTATTTTGTTTTATCCCTCGCCAAATGCAATTTTAGCTTTTATCTGAGATTTGCGTTCTTCAATCTTTTCACGGATTTTTGAACTAACAACGCCCATAATATCATCTTCAAGAAGATGTAACTTTCCAGTTGAAATAATACCAATGATATGATCAGTGCTTTCTTTAATAGCAGCAGTTTTAATTTTCATTTTAATAACTTTCTTGTCATCTTCTTCTGACTCGTCATCTTCAGTTTCTTCGTCTTCTTCAGGTACTTCTTCAGACTCGTCATCTTCAGGTACTTCATCGTCGTCCAAGTTCAATTCATCATCCTCAGACTCTTCATCTTTAGTTTCTTCATCTTCCTCGTCTTCTTCAGTAATTGCGTTACCAGTTACGGAACCGCCTCTCTTTACTTTCTTAGACTCCGTTGCAATTACAACAGCTGAATCCTTATCTTTTACTTTCTTTTTAATATTCATATGCACTCCTAAAACAAAATTTTAATTATTTATACTAAAAGCCTTGTTCACCACCCATTCCATCATCAGGTGGAGGGTTCTTTGTCAAATCATCTTTAATTTCGGCCATCTCTTTATCAAGTGTTAATTGATTCTTAAGACGATCTTCATCATTAATTAACATCATATGTTCCATCACAAAAGACTTTGAGAATATTGGTTTAACAGGACCATTTACATTTTCTCTACTTGGCATATATTGTGCAAAGTTATTTAATACTGTTGCGCGTTGTTCATTTAATTGGAACGTCTTATATTCTTCAAAGAAGTTATTAGTGCACATTTGAATATCATATGAAGAACGATCTAAATATTTTTTATCATATCCTCTAACACGCAACTGTTGGATGAACACATCCATAATAACTTTTCTAAATCTTTTTTGTAGTCTCTTTGTGAACTTTGCAAAATTATATTCTTCACGAGCAATATCTGTTCCTGCAGTATATGTTGCGCCTGAATCAGAATTCCATCTTGATTTAGGAATTAACATCGCATCATATAATTGATTTTGGAACATCTGAACATCTTCAAGTTGTCCAATGAATGTTGTTCCACCTTGCAATGTATCAACAGTTGAGCCTTGACCTTCTGACTTAGGAAACCAAAAGTCTTCAGTTAATGCTTGAATATTTTTTGATGAATTGATTGCACCAGTCTCAGGATCATAAGAAAGACGCTTCTTATATTTGTTCATTAATTTACGAACATACTCTTCAGCTTTAGCAGGTGTCATACGACCAGTTTCAATGTTCCACATTCTTTTTTCTGGAGCACGAGTTAAACGATAAACAACAAGTGCATCTTCAATACTTTTTAATTGATTATAAGAACGAATTGATGCTTCTAAATATCCACGAACATCCTGCTTATTTCTTCCAAAAACTCCGAAAGATGAATATGCAATTTGCGATGCTGGGAATTGACGGACATCAGTATTTCCGCTTATAACATTTGGTACAGTTTCAAAAAATCCTGTAAGTACACCTTCGTTGTAAACTGGGAAAGTATAAAAAGGAGGAAGTGCTTTAACGCCAATGACATTCTTACCGTCAGTTGATACAACGATTTCTAAAAACAACTCGCCATCTACAAGCCACTTCTTGAATAAATCAAACATTTGGTCTTTTGCTTTAAAGACAGTGTTCATTATATATTGGAATTCTAATTCCAACTGTTTCATCTCAACTGGTTTTAATGATGCAGCAAAAGTTTCTTCTAATCCAAACGATGCAATCTTACCAACAGAATTTTCAACAACGCATTCATCGCATACAATATTTAAAGCTTTATTGCAAGGAGGATACCATGTCATTGAACGATATTTCTGAATTCTTTGATACTTATCATTAAAAATTTGGTCAAAGATTATTCCTGTTTGATTAAACTCTGCGCCGTTCTCGCCAGAGTTATAACCGTACTGATACATATATTGGTTGAATGCATCAATATCATCTGCAACACCTTGAGAATTTTGTGTAAATTCATGTTCGGTTGCTCTTGCAGTCTCCTGCTCTGGAGCAAGAAAATATTTGGAAAATGGGTTTAAAAAATTTATCATGCTCATTTTGTCTTCTCACATATCATAAAATCATTATTATTTTTATCTTTGAAATATTTATTAACATATCATTAAGGGTTTAAAAAATTTATTTGCATAAAATCTATTTATAAGGATTATAGTTTGCATAACGAACTTCAATAGCATCGATCGTTGTACCATAATAAGTTTTAGAGTAAAATCTTGAAAGATCATACATCTTTGTTGAATCAACCCTTCTCAATTTTACTATTCTATCGGCTCTATACATTCGTACGCCGAATACAGCTTTTATGAAAAATGATTTTATAAATTCGTATCTGTAGATTGCTCTTTGATCTTCTTGAAGTATTTCAGCAATTTTATCAAATCTCGTTAACCAAATTAAACGAGAACGAACTGGGATCTGATGAAGATTAAGGCCATAAAAAGTATTGTCTGTAGGACCTTTGCTTATTAAATAAATCAAAGGATACTTATCATAAAACTTCAATTCATCAAAATCTTTATCAGTTTTATCAAAATGATATTCATATGCATAGAAATTGCCTATTAAGAATTTATTGGAACGTTCTGAAACGGACTTCATAAATTCAAAGTACTTTTTGATTGATGCATATGAATCAGCCATTTATTTCCTGTCTTTTATATAATCTCTAAAAGAATATTTACGCTTCTGTATTTTGTCAATCTTATTTGCAAAAACGCCAGAATTTCCAGATTCAGGAACACCTTGATCTAAAGCAGCGGGACCACTTACACTAATTCCAAAATCTTCATCAATGCTTAACATTTTTTTCAAAATACCAACGATATATGCGTACTTTGCTTCGCCATCAATATCTGAATTTTTAGAAGCAATATCTTCAGCATTCTTCCAAAGAACTTCAACTTCATCAACAGTTTTTCCAGATTTTTTAGCAAATGATCTTACAACGTTATTTGGCATATTACTTCTCCTTCAATGATTCATTTAAATAAATTTTAACAATTTCATCAAATGTCATCTTTTGAGATTCTGTAAGATTTTCAATGCCAGCAGTTACTCGTTTAATCATCGCTTTTTTCTCAACGTTGTTTGAAGACATTTGATATTGATATTTTTCGGGAATTGATTTAATGTAAGCAAAAGAAGATAATTCTGAAATTCTTGCACCTAACATGCGACGCAACTTAAAACCTAATTTATCTAAAACTGTTAATGATTCCTTTTCATCATGCGTTTCAGGTTCTTTTATAACATGTCCTTTATTATCAATTAATCCTAAAGAATACGCTAATGTAGCTTGAGGATTAGTCAAAATTGACTTCATCAAGACGTAAGCTAAAATTGAATCAGTGTCGTTTTTATTTGCCATACTATTATTTATTATATGTAATCGAGTCTGCTGATTCTAACATTACGATATATTTTGATATTCTTTCAATGGTAAGAAATTCGTCTGGATTTGTTTTTAAGTAATTCAAAAAATCTACTGCACTATGAAATGCCCCAGCAATTAAAAGATCAACCATATCTTTCACTTTAGTCATTATTGCAGCTTCATTCATACCCAAAGCCTGTGCATCATATACAATACATTCCTCCCTAAAAATATCAATAAACTCCCCGCCAATAATTCTATTATATTGAATTTGGGCTGCGATGCCTTCTTTTGTGATTTCAATTCTTGTAGCATTATTATAATATTCATTTTTGAATTGATCCAATCCAACAGGTTTTTCCAAAAAGTCGACTACTATATGATTACTATAATCGTTTATAATATTTTGTGCATTTGTCTTCCAAAATGATGGATTGTTATAAATGACAATATTGTCAACTTTATAAATTCTGCTTACATAGTTCATAGTATTAATCTCCGTTAAAATTTCGTAGTTTGTTAATCCTAGTTCCTGAATAGCTGCTTTAACTTTTTCAAGGTCGTAACCTGTTAATTTCACAATGCTTAAATCTTTATCAATTACATAAATCATATTATACCGCCTGAGTCGCAACGTTTATATACATTCCACTTGTTGGAACTGAAGTTAAAGTCTGTGTTTGAGATTGACTTACGGCCCAACCCCAATTTAAACCGTGATATGGAATTGCGTCGCCATTTAAATATTGAACTTCGTCTGCAAAGTTATATCCCAAATGTATAAGATATGTAACTCCTGCAGACAATACAGTAGTTCCAGCAAATACATAGGAATGACGCCATGCGGTTTTGCCATTTAGTGTACCAATATTTACAGGAGCTAAACCAGCATTTTCATATGCTTCCGTTTTTATACCAACATTACCTGACAAGCGCCAAACACCATTAAGATAATTAAAGCCTTGAGAAGTATCCAAAACCATTGTTGCTGATACTAAATAAACATTTGAAACTGGAGTATATGCAACACCTACAGTTCCATTATTGATATTTATCCAAGCCGATGTTGGTGGAGGAGAACCTGAAGTCGCAGACCAAACTAACGAATTGCCAAACCAAACCTGAGAAATGTCTTGATATCCGTATGCAATTGCACTACAGTTTGTAAAACCACCAAGTAAAATTGTATCGGTTGCCATGTTTAACTCAATAAGAAATATAAAACATTTGGAATTCTTGATGCCGGTATTGGCATTGCGGAAACAACCGCGACCGCCGAAACTAAATACGCAGATTGAGGTGTTGAATAAGACCCAACTTTAGCATTCCAAAGTTCTTGATAATTATAAATAATTTGAGCTGTATCATCCCAATTATAAAAATTGCCTCTTGCGACCCATGATCCATTGGTGTATGCTAAAATATTTCCTTCGGACGCGGATGTTACATTAACGTTTTGAATACCAGCGCTTAAAGAAATTGTTACACCTAGTGGTGATCCAGATGTTCCGGAACCTGATAGTGTTGAATTATGGACGTAACTTGATGTATCAAACGGTTTTATATAAGATAACCATGTTGAACCGTCGGCTTCAATTCCTAAAGTATTTCCTGGTGTTAGTGTATAATTAGATAAATTGTCAACCGATCCTGACACTATAACATTATATGTAGTTCCTGAATTTTTTATGATGAAATATTTTTCTGTGAAATCTGAAGGTGATGGAATTAAAATGTTTACATCGGCTGTTGTTGGAATTGCATTTACAAATATGTCATCTTCGATTAATGCATAATTTGAATTAACAGCGGACACTGCCATTGAACCAATAGTAGTTTTAAATCCATTTCTTAAAAACTGAGGAGTGATATTACCAATATTATTATCAGCATAATCGATTAATAATTTACTTAACGTTTTCTTTATATCAGCCATGTTATCCCTCGTATTTTATTTTATTTATTACCATCCGCCAAATGAATCAGATAAATGTTCGCCTGGTTTAGGAACATATTCAATTGCGCTAAATAATTCGCCTACTTTAGTATTGATTGAAAGATAGTCACTAAATTGTTCGGTTGCAGATATAGCTGATGTACAAACTGTATAAATTGGATCAGTTGAAGGTAATGTAGGACTATTTGCACTAACAGTCATTTTATTGTCTCTGAATACTCTAAGAACCAATTCATAATTATGAGCTCTATTCATAAATTGTTCAACTGTTGTCTTGACGTTGATAACTTCATAAAATACATCGTTTGGAGTTAAGTAACAAATATCACCGACAGTTGGTTGATATGATTCATATATTCCTGAGGTAATTCCGGAGAATGTTGATGCCTCAGTAAAATGATCAATCGAGAAATATGCTCTAACTATATCCATTCCTATAATACCTTCAAGTTGCCATGTTTTATGTTCAGGAGGAATATCCTCGATGAAACCCATCGCAGAGAATGCTCTAATAACAAACTTGTTCTGATCTTCCTTAAATACTCTATCGTAAGTAATGTTATATGTTGTTGGATAATAAACCCAAACACTTGCGAATTTATTATATGTGTCAGTAATCAAAGTATCATATAAATCTCGTTCGTTGTCACGACACTCAGTATCATCTTTCCAGTAATCATTAAAAGGAACCTGAGGGCAATTGAACCATTCCGGGATAGCAATTATTACTTCTGGATTATTGAGATTGTAGGCTCCGGAAATGACATTTGCAGAGAGTGTATAATTTACTTCAACAATGTTATTAATATCTTCAATTGTATAAGTTGCATTTAAAGAACTTCCAGTTGCTGTAGTTGCAATTGAAAGTGTTGGACTTAATAATTGATAATTTACATCAATGATATCAGATAAAGTATTTGACGATCCTCTAACATTAACACCTTCCGAATTGTATGTAGCAGAAAGTATTTCTGGAATAATAACTGAAGAATTTAATATTTGAGGAATATTTAATTGATATGATGCTGATATAATACTTACAGGAATTGTTACATATGCTTTTATTTGGGGATCCGTGAGATTGTAAATTGCCGAAAGAATGTTTGCTGAAGTAAGCAAACCAGAACCTTCGATAATTGAAGTAGGAATAATAGAATATGTTGCTGAAAGATTTTGAGGTAACGCGGAAACATTTATTGAGGAGGTTACGCCACCGCTCACTAAAGGTATGTTTATGTTGTAAACAGCAGATAATAACAAACGGTTTTGAGTTTCAAAACCGTCGCTAAAGCCTGGGCTGAATGACACCCGTCCAATAAATACCGAATCAGCCATAATTCTAAATTAAGATAATGTTAAAATACCTGATGTATTCCACTGAATTACAAAATCACCATTTGAGCTTGACTTTGAACCGCCGAAATCTATATATCCAATTAAGGGAGATAGCGCAGGTGTTGAATTTTGTTTAAAAATAACTGCCGCTGCAGCGGTGATTGTTGAAGATGCCCATGTAACATCGTTTGCATCTAACACCGCTTTATCGCCAGTTAAATCAGCAGATACAACAACTCCAGCAAGCGTAGAGCCTGATGTTGTATAACCAACGCCTACAACCTCGTCTGTGATATCACTATATTTTGAATGTGTATCAATATCTGGAACATATGCGCTTGTTACTAACACAACTTTTAACGTATCGGCTGAAAGATTAAAAGCACCTACCATTGAATCTCTCTTGAATGAATTGTAAACTTGATTAGCCATTTATTACCTCATAAAAAACCTTTTTAGATATTTATATCTACACATTTATTGTCTTAGTGTGATATTTAAACCCTTGGTCTTCATAATATTTAAGCATATCGCCAATTGCTATACACTTCAGACTTTGATCGTATTCTATTCAATCCAACTTTCTTGCTTATATTTAAATTCAATATTTCTATTGCTTCATCAATATTTTTATACATCACACCGTCAATAACACATTGTTTATAAAGAGACTGTGATATTTTTAATCTAGATTCATTAGAAGCTTTGTGTCCAATATGAGAATTGCGCATGTTAATTCTTGATCCTAATGAATGAATCCTACCGGAATTTGCTAAAGATAGTTTTAATCTTGTATTAGTTGAAACTTCACGACCAATACCTTTACCTTTCCGATTTTCTCTTATTTTTTGTATTGTTTTATCCGAATGTGAAACTATACCACCTGCACCGCCAAATGATACATTATATGTATCATCCCTTTTAACGAATTCTGCATTAACTATTTCGGCTTCACGACTAAGTGCTTCGCATCTCCAATCAAACCATTCAAGAATTTTTATGGAAAAATTTAATTCACCATTTTTTATTACTGCGCGCTTTAACACATGCCCGCTGCCAAAATATCTATCATCCAATTTATTCGTCGAATGTATACCAATGTATATCTTATTATTGATAAGATTGGTAATTTTATAAAGATAATGATACTGCCTTAAAACGCTTTTCATATTGCCTCCTACATAGGAATAATGCTGGTAATTCTTTGAATGTAGGTCAAAGAAAAAGGTGTCGACTCCTCTGTCCCAACAATATTTATATTTTCAACTCTTTGTTATGGTATATAAACCCTTGATCTTTATAATATTCAAGCCTTTCATGCCAATGTTGCATTGAATAATTGAACTTTTCCGTTGAATTTCTAGTTTTATAATCCAAACAATCCACTAAATCCCAAAGCACTACACAATCTTTAGACTCATGCTTTCTTAAACCACGACCTATTGATTGAAGAACTCTAATTTTTGACTTTGATGAACTTGCAAAAATTATATTATGAATTCTTTTAATATTCACTCCAGCCGACATAGTTCCATAAGATGCTAAAAGAATTAAATTTTCTCCTTTTTCCATCAATCTTCTAATGTCTTCGCGTTCCTGAGTTTTTATCTCTCCACTTATAATATAAATTATATACTTTTTATCAAGATTCATTGTTAAATATGTGTTAATTTGACTTAAATGATCCAAATGATTACAAAGAATAAGTGTATTTTGTTTATCTTTTATATGATTAAAAACAAAATCAAAAGCTTTATTTCTATTTGTATAAGTCTCAATAAATCTAACTTCTTCAGGATATGATCGTCCCTTTTGAACAGCAACAACTTCATTAGGATATTTTAACAAAATGTTTGCTATATAAATCATTGATATCACTCCACGGTCTATTAATTCCTTAGATTTCAATTCAAAAATCAAAGGGCCTAATGAAGATTTGATATTCATTTCATCGGATTTTTCTGTTGGCATAGTTCCTGTGAAACCTAAACGATAATCGGCGTTTTTACACTTTTTCATAACTGATGAAATACTTATAGATTTTGCATTATGGCACTCGTCTATTAAAACTGCATCAAAATCTTTAAAGAAACTTTCAGACTGCTTGTAAATTGATTGCCATGTTGTGATAAGAATTGGCTTTGAAAAATCTGGTTTTCTTCCTGCATATAACTTTGTTACATACTTATTAATATCAAGCCAACCATAATCAATGAAATCCGAAAACATTTGTTCCACCAATGAAGTATTAGGAACAATTAACATAGTTTTCTTTTTATCGAGTCTCTCAATAAGATATCTGAAAATTGTATAAATCATAGCAGACTTACCGGATGAAGTGCATGAAAGACAAACACCTCTTTTACTTTCTAAAGAAGCTTTGATTGCATTAAATTGATAATCTCTAAGAACAAAATTTGCTTTAAAAATCTTTTCAGCAAATTCATCAATATTAACATCTGGAATAATGTTTGATAATTTACTCATATCAAAATTTAACTTAACTTGATAATTGAATTTCTTTGCGCATTCATATATTTGAGGTAATAAACCAATAGGATATAAATGACTTCTTATATCATAAAAAGAAATCTTTCCATTCCATATTCGCATTTTAAATTTCGGATGGAATTTATAATTTGCCGCATAGCACGAGATATGTTCCTTAATTTCAAGATGAGTACCAATTTCACACTCAACTAAAAAACTAGTTTCGTCATGCCAATGTAATATAATCATGGAATACCCATTAGTAATTTCTTAAGAGATATAAAAGCATTAATGCTATATCCCATTCTGTTAATGTTCCCAAGTAACTCTTCAAGATACTTAACTATATATTCTTGTTGAGCATACTCAATTTTCATATTATAATAATTATCATCTCTATTAATCTGCGACTTGATTTCAGATTCGTTTTTCCATGCTACATCGCTATCAATTTTATACTTTTCCATTAACTCGCCGAATCTTTTTTCCATCTTTGCACGAAGTTTATTAAGGTCTCTAAATTCAATAGTGTATATGTCTAAATAGCGCATATACAAGTTCGGAATATTTGCAGAAACTTTCATCGCTGATTCCAAATCGTTAGCAAAACGAATTTCCTTTTCAGAAACTTTTTTAAGTATTTCAAAATCTTCAGGCTTCATTATTGACCTCATCAATTCGTTATATACATTGGTCTTGTTCTATAAATATTTATATAACATTGAAAGGAGTTAATATGAAAATTGAACAGTGTATAATATGTAAAATGGTTGATGGTACATATAAGTCAATCGGTCGTAAAGAATTTGAATACAGAAAAAGTAATGTTATTCAAGTTATAGATTTCGTTGATAATTATAAAGATGCACAAGCATATGTTTTACGTTTAACGAAGAAGAGTGCGAAACAAAAGGGAAGATTTTAAAAAAATATTTTAGAGGTTTTCCATTGTTTTGTGAAAGATGATTAATATATATTTTCAAAATATTTCGCCGGATTTGCATATTTTAAATCTGGTAGTGGTTGTGTACAGTTCTCACGTCGGAAAGCAGAGGAGTTAAACTGAATAATATGCGATCCGTGTTTTAAATGATGTTACACATAAACGAAACATCTGAATGATAACGAAGAATCCTTCGTTGACCGCCGCTTTTGAAAGTGTTAGAATAATATTTGAATAGGTACAGAGTGACCGCCTTGATCGTAAGATCTAAAATATTTTTCAAGCATTTTACAAGGTCAAATAGTGCAAATTTAAATTCTATAAAAATCAAAATTCTCGTTGGACCGATAGGGACACGAGATCGAGCTTGCTCGATTCAATCAATTATATATTTTCTAATAACTAATTATACTTTATAAACATTGCCTTCGGCACAGACTTCGTCTGTTCATTCTATATAAATATTATATTGAAATAGGTTTATTGAGGTATAAATGTTTATAAAGTTTGATTATATCAAGTTTAAAAATCTTATTTCATTTGGAAATAAAGTAGTTCGAATTAATTTTAAAAATGGTCTCTCAAATATTTCCGGAAAAAATGGTCAAGGAAAATCGTCAATCATCGATGCTCTTTCTTACAATCTATATGGAGTTCCTTATCGCAAAGTAAAAAATATTGAATTAATTAATAGAGTAAATAAAGCAAATCTTTGGACTGAATCACAATTCGAAATTGGAATTAATTCATATAAAATTGAAAGAGGTCTTAAACCAGACATCTTAAGAATCTTCAAAAATGGTTCTGAACTTGATTTACTTTCATCAAAAAAACTTATTCAAGAAGAAATTGATAAAATCCTTGGTGTCAATCATAATCTTTTCAGACAAATTATATGCCTTTCCGTCAATTACAATAAACCTTATTTAACAATGTCACAATATGAGAAACGTGAAGTAATTGAATCCATATTTAATGTAGATGTTTTTGGCATTATGTCAAAAGAAATCAAAAAGCAACAAGCAATTCACAAAACACAATCTCAAATTAACAGTAAACAACTCACAATGATGGAAACGAATATTTCATCAATCAAAAAACGGTATCGTGATTTGCAACATGCTGTCTCAAATTTTGAAAAAGACAAATCCGATGAAATCATTGATATTACAAATGAAATTGAAAAATATGATCAGCTTATTTTAAAAACAAACGAAAACATTGACTTTGGTAAAACTGCTTTATCTCAATTAGAGATTGTAAACATTTATGAAATTCGTGGAAAAATAAAAGATTTTTCCGATAAAATTGCAGTGCTTCAATATAAGTTATCTGAAAAGAAAAACTTCTTTGATCTTCTTTCAGGAAATACAAATTGTCCTGTATGTGGAATAGTTTTAACTGAAAAGCATGCAAAAGAACATACTACAAAAGCAAAGTCTGAAATGAAAGGACTTGAAAAGGAAATTCATTTATTAGAATTATCAAAACATGAAGAAGATAAAAAACTTAAACATGCTGAAACTAATAAAGAAAGAAAATCTAAAATTGAATCTGTAATAGAAAAAGCTGAGGATAAGTTTGATCTTCTTCAAAATGAATTAAAGAAATTAAATAATAGGCTTGTTCTTGTTCAAAATAAAGTTCAAGTGATTGAGATTGAACCTACAAAGAATGAAATGGATATTCAAGTTGCAAAATATAGAAAGTTGTTTAAAGAAAATGCTGAGTTAACAAATATCATTAAAAATAATGAAGTGCTTTTAACCATTTTGTCTGACAATGGAATTAAGTCGCATTTCTTCAAAAAGCTTATACCTATTTTAAATTCAAGGATCAATTGCTATTTAGATAGATTCGAATTACCTGTGATTGTTAAATTTAATGAACTTATGGAAGAAAATATTTCATCAAGGATATTTAATGAAATTTCATATATGTCCTTTTCTGAAGGTGAAAAGAAAAGAATTGATTTATCAATTCAGTTTGCGTTTTTCGATACAGCAAGAACAATTTCCAATTGGCAATCAAACATTTTCTTTATTGATGAATTATTAGACTCAGGAATGGATACTGATGGTCTTGAAAAAATCATTCATTCATTAAAATCAATGACATTTAGTTCAACCGATTTATGCATATACTTAATCTCTCATAAACTTCAAGAAGATGCGGTGTGGGATCATAAAATAGCGATTGAAAAAGTAGGAAGTTTTTCAAAAATTGTTGATGAAAATATTGACATTAACGAAGAAATTGAATAAATTTGTAATATAAGTTTTGAAGAGGTATAAATGCATTATGTAAAGAATTCGGATTTTTGGGAAGCCCTTAATGAATATCAAATGAACAATGATGATCAAGGACAATGGTTAGAACAATATTTACTTAAATTAAAAGTTAAGTATAAAAACGGAAAACTTACTCCGGAAAAATATGCAGCCGGGTTAGATTTTTATGAATACAAAACTCAGTTCATGAAAGATAAGATTGAAAAAATTAAAGCTCTCACACCCGAAGAAAATGAAAATCGCCTAAAACGAATTGAGTTTTTAAAACAATCAATTGGTAAAACATTTTGGGCAATTTCAAATGGACGAATTAAAACTCCGCAATTTATAAGGTATCCTTCACGAGATCGTGATGAAATGATTTCAGATGCTTTATATGTTATGTTGAGATACGCAGACCGTTTTGATTGTAGACGAAAAAATCCTTTTTCATATTTTACACAAGCGGCATTTAATGCATTTATTGCTTATCTTAATGAGAAAAAGAAACATGATGAAAAGTATCAATCTATAAATTATATTGAAAATTTAGATGCTGTTCAGGAATATGATAATGGGTTAGAATAGTAAATGAAAAATTCGCATATAATGAATGGCGACAAAAAATATCTTTAAATCACGCAGATTTTTCTGGAGGGAATCACCCAAGATCTAAAATATGTATTATTAAAAATATTAAATTTGGTAGCCACATTGAAGCGATGAAGAAGCTGAATATATCTAGAAACGCATTACATAAATTATTGAGGTTAGCATGAGTAAAAAGGTGGCTTTAATTACTGACATTCATTGGGGTGTACATAAGAGCTCTCCTATATTTTTAAAGTCACAGATTGCGTTTTTTAAAAATCAATTTGTCCCTTACTTAATCGAAAATGGAATTGATACGATTTTTATGTTAGGCGACTTGTTTGATAACAGACAAGCCATGAACGTTTATGTGTATAATGAGGTTTTTAAATTATTTGATGAACACTTAAGACCATTTAAAATCCATGTGATTTGTGGTAATCATGATATTTTTTATAAGACAACTGTAAGTGTCAATTCTTTAAAGTTTTTAAACTTATTTGAAAATGTTACAGTATATGAAGATGTTGAATTATTAACTATTGAAGAAAAGAAAATTCTTCTAGTTCCTTGGCAAGTTGATAATTTAGATTTTAGAACTCGTGTTGCAAATAAAAATATTCATTGTGATGTTTGTATGGGTCATCTTGAAGTTGTTGGATTTAAAATGTCAAACCCAAGATCAGACGCGTGTTCAATTGGATTACCCGCCCAAGTTCTTTTCGAGAATTATGCTTTAACATTCTCAGGGCACTTTCATCATAGAAGTAAAAAGACATTTGGAAATTCCGTAATTCAATACATTGGAAATCCGTTTCATTTAACAAGACACGATATAAATGAAGATCGTGGATTTTGTATTTTAAATTTAGAAGATCTTTCTTATGAGTTTGTTACAAACACTGAATCTTTAAGATATGTTGCAATAAACTATCCTAATGCGTTTACAGAAAAAGATATCAAAGGAAACGTTGTTGATGTTCATGTAGTTTATGATGAAAAGTATGATGAGGATGCAGTTCAAAAATATCTAAATGATATTGAGAAACTTCAACCAGCATTCGCTCCAAATTTAAAAATTGAAAATAATTTAAAGACTGAAGGCGAGATCGAATTTAAGCAACAATCAATCTTAGAATTATTTAAGGAATATGTTCAATCAATTTCAGCAATAGATAATAAAGATAAAATTTATGCATTATTGGTTGAAGTTTATAATAATTGCAAGAGCGCAAATTGATAAATTATAGTCGTATTTGAAATATATTACCTCATATTATTATAAAATAGAAAGCTGATAAATCAAAATTTATTGTAAAATTAAAGCATAAAATATGAATTACCAAAGAATATATAATGATATAATTGAAAGAGCCAAATCAAGAGGCTTGAACAAGAAGCTTCTTAATGGATATTTTGAAAATCACCACATTATTCCTAAATGTATGAATGGGACAAATATCAAAGATAATTTAGTTCTTCTTACAGGTCGCGAACATTATTTATGTCATTGGTTGCTTTGGAAAGTTAATAAAGAAAACCAGTCGTTATTCATGGCCTATCACAAAATGGTTTATCAAAAGAGAACTTATCAAGAAAGAAATTTCAAAATAAGTTCAAAGCAATATGAGATTTTAAAAACTGAAAGATCAAATCAAATGAAAGGTGAAAATAATCCTTCAGGAAAAGGAAAATTTAATTCATTTTTTGGAAAGAAACACTCCAATGAATCAAAAGAAAAAATAAAGCTTGCTTGGGTTGAACGTAGGAAACTTGGCATAAGTGCCGAAACTAGAAAAAAGATGAGTGATGCACATCGTTTGAATCCGCAATGCGGTTTTAAAAATTCAATGTTTGGAAATAAATTATCGAAAGAACATAATAATGCCTTTCATTCGAAATCTAAAGGTGGGTTAAATCAAAATTCGGTAAAAATGTAATATAAATAATATTAAATTTGATACTTTGAAATATGGATATGAATACGCTAAAAATAAGCTGGGATTTGAAGGATCTGCAAAAGTTTTTAGAAGATATTTAAAACAAAAAATAAACGGTTGGTGTATAATTGAAGAGGCAAATAATGGCTAGTGATTTAGAAGAGTTTGAAAAACAATTAAATGGACAAACAATTGATGATAAATCAACAATTGAGGTTCCTAAGAAGAATCAACAAGTAGTTCAAATACAGAAGAACTTATTGTTGGGATATGTTAGCGATGCTGCAGGCTGTGGCCACGTCAGGCAAATTTTTCCAATGACTTATGTAAATTCTGTCTATGCAAAGACTGGTCAGTTGATGACTATGGTAAGTCCTATTTTTATTTGGCAGCATGATATTCTTTTAAGAACTCGTGCAATATTTTTCCAACGTCAAATGTCTCCAATGCATCTTGATATTATTAAGAAGTACAAGGAATTGCAACCTCAGTACAAGTATAAAATGGTTTGGGACATGGATGATTTTGTGTGGGGTAGAAATGAAGAACAAGGTGGTAGCATTGATGATGGCGTTCCTTCTTACAATTTCGGTTCTCACGGCATCACGAAAGAAATTGTAGATTGTTCAATTGAAGTAATGAAACTTATGGATACTGTAACCGTATCTACTCAGTTCCTTGCAGATTATATTAAAACAAATTTCGGTATTAAGGATGTTGTAGTTGTTCCTAATGCCGTGCCTGCTTATTTCTGGGGAAATAGACGCCGTGCACCAATTAAACAAAAGTTGGCTAAGCCTCGTGTAATTTATACAGGTTCACCAACTCATTATATGAATCCTGTTCCTCCTCGTCCAGTTTCTCCTCAGGAGCCACAAGGTTATCCAGGAAATCCTGTAAAGAAGCCAGGCGATTTTGGTAATGCATGGTTGGACTGGGTTATCAAGTCTGTAAATGAAAATAGGATTGATTTTATTTGTCTTGGTGGGCTTCCTTGGTTCTTTGAACCAATTAAGAACAAAATTACAGTAATCAATTGGGTTGATTCATTTAATTATCATAACACAGTAATAAACATGAGACCAGATTTTGGTATTATGCCTTTAGTTCCAAATAATTTTAATCATGGAAAATCTGACATTAAAGCAATTGAATTATATGCAACTGGAGTAGCAGCGATCGGTACAGTGTTTACAAATGGCAAACCAAGTCCTTACGATAACAATCCTTTAAAACTTAAAGATGATTGTACTGTTGATGACATTGATAGAATGTTTGATAAGTATTGTGAACCAGACAATTATAATAAGATAATCGATGAACAATATAAAAAGCTAGTTACTGAAGGCCGTTACTTAGAATCTAAAGAGTATGTTGATAAATTTATTTTTCCATTCCTTTAATTTAACAGGACATAATGGTACCAGCCATTCGAGGAATCTGCTCCAAGATTCCTCTTACTGTTTTATAAATATAATGCAGAGGAATCTGGCAGTTCCTCTTTAATCAAAAGTTAAAATGCAGGAGATATTATGTCATTTATAGAAAAATCTTTAAAAATACATGGCCTAACATATTCATATGATTCTGTTGAATATAAAAATAGATTAACTAAAGTTAAAATCTATTGTAATAAATGTAATACATATTTTTACCAATCGCCGGTAAAACATTTACTTGGACGAGGTTGTTCAAATTGTTGCAGCAGCTCAAAATTGACTAACGATGAATTTATTAGAAGATCAAATATAAAGCATAATTTAAAATATGATTATTCAAAATCTAAATATTTAACATTTTCGGATAAAGTTGAAATTATATGTCCTATTCATGGCGTATTCTTTCAAAAAGCTGGCGACCATTTAATTGGTAAAGGGTGTAATAAGTGTTCAATTGAATCATCAAGAATGACACAAAATGAATTTATAACAAAATGCAAGACAATTCATAATAACTTTTATCAATATGATAAAACAGTTTATATAAATTCGTCAAATGCTATAATTATTACATGCCCTATCCACGGAGATTTTATTCAGAACGCAAAATCACATTCATCAGGCTATAGATGTAGATTATGCGCCAGGACATCATCAAAAATTGAAACTGAATTATATAACGAATTACTGTTATATTTCCCAGATTTGGTTCACAATGATAAAACTGTATTAAATAGAAAAGAGTTGGATATTTCATTACATAAAACTAAACGAGCTATAGAATTTAATGGAGACTTTTGGCATTTTAATCCTAAGAAGTATGATGAAAACTATAAGTGTAGAATAGACGTCAAAAAAGTTTGGGCAAAAGATTTGGAAAAAATAAAAGAGGTCAAATCTAAGGGTTGGAAAATTTTTATTTTGTGGGAATCGGATTATAAATCAAATAAAAATTTTTATATTGATTTTTGTAGAAAATTTTTAAATTGCGAGATTGATAATGTATAAAAAAGATTTTGAAATTAAAAAGCATGAATATTTGGAATTATTTTCAAAGGGTGGGAAAATTTTAAATTTTACGCACGTTGACATGGACGGTATTGGTTCAAACATAGCTCTCTCAAAAAGATTGCATAATGTTGTAAAGGTTGAAGTAAATTATCATGACGTTGATGATCGTATCAAGAATTTCGATTTGAATTCTTATGATGCGGTCATCTTTAGTGATATATGCCCAAATGCAAGTTTGGAATATTTGTCAAGATTTAAGAATGTTATTGTTCTTGATCATCATGATACAGCTTTAGAATATCATAACCCAGTAAACAATGTATATGTTTACAATGGTATAAGCGGTTCAAAGCTTTGTTTTGAATTTGTAAAAGTTCTTTATGGTGAAAACAATTCAACGCGAGATATTGAACGACTTATAGAAATTATCAATGATTACGATTTATGGATTCATAATGATCCAAGATCAAGATATTTTAATTGGTTGTATAACAGATATGGTTCAGATGCTTTTAAGTCAAGATTTATGCAAGGAGATATAAAACTTCTAAATGAAGAAAAACAATTTATTGTTGATCTTGATACGAAAATCAGAGATACATTTTTTAAATTGGATTTATTCGATTTTGAAAAAGTAAATGGCGCAATGTTCTTTACATCAGATTATATCAACGATCTTGCTGAAATGGTTTTAAAGAAACATAATTATGATTTTATTGTAATTGTAAATCCTTCAAATATGCACGCGTCAGTAAGATCAGTTGGGGATTTTCATTGTGGAACAATGTTGAAAGCATTGGGAATCGGCGGTGGCCATAATCATGCAGGCGGTTTTAGAAGCATAAACCAATCAAAACTTCAATATAATATTACTAATATTGAGGAATATGCTTTTAGATTTTTTAAATTTTCGAGAAAATAATATTCACATCATGTGAATATTACCATAAACCTTAGAACCCTCTTCATAATAATTCAATTAAAAGGAGTTAAATGAGTGAACAAAAAATCGTAGGTTTTAAAAACATTTGGTTTGATCCAAAGCTTAGTAAAATATATTTAAGAGAGACTGATTCGGATAAGTTTAAAGAAGTTGAGTTTGAGCATTCATATTACATGAAAGATAAGACTGGCCAATCACCGTTGAAAAATATTAACGGAGATTCAATGGTTTTATGCAAAGCAGAGTCAAAGAAAAATCTTACATCATTATCTTCAACAAGAGCACAGCTTTGTGAATCTGATTTGGATGAACTCGTAAAGTTTTTGCATTCAAAATATTCTGGCGTTAAGTTGCAACCTAAAGCAACCGATTTCAATACATGCTATATTGACATTGAGGTGGCTGGTTCATCAAAATATAATTTAAATCATAAAATAAAAGTAAGAAAAAAACATTGATATTGAAATTTCATTTGACAATTTTTTAAAAACAAAATCTGAAAGAATTCATAAAAGAATTATCAATCTTAGAAATTTATATAAAGGATATTATGAAAGAATTTGAAATAGAAATGAATCTATTTGAGCAAACATATAATTCTGGAGATTATGAAGTTTGGGACGAAGAAGAAAAACGATGGATTGATTATACATCCAGTTGTTATGTATCATCCGACTTCCCTAAACCAACTGAAGCGAAATATCCAATTAATCTTATTACTGTAAAAGATTCAAGAACCGAAAATGTTATAACATTTGGAACAACTCAGTACACAGGTAAATCAAAATTAGTTGAATCATATCACTATTTTTCAAATGAACTTGCAATGCTTGAATATTTTGTAAGATGGTTCAGAAAACAAAAGTTTGATTTTATTACAGGTTGGAATGTTCAGAACTTTGACATTCCTTACATTGTCAATAGAATTAATAATTTGGTAGAAGGTGATATTGAATTGCAAGAACTTGCGTTATTACTTTCTCCGTTAAAGAAATTAAAACAAAAACCTCTTATCAATCCTGTAAATAAGAAGCACGAAGGTCATTATTATGAATTAGCAGGAATCACAATTCTTGATTATATGGGATTGTATAAAAACTTTACCTTCACAACACTTGAATCATATTCATTGCAATTCGTTTCTATGCATGAATTAAAAAAAGGAAAGTTAGATCTTGATGGAGCGATCAATCAGATTTATAAAACAGATTGGAACACATTCGTTGAGTATAACATTCAGGACGTTCTTCTTGTTTGGGAAATGGAACTCAAAAAGAAATTCATTGAACTAACAATCATTATGTGTTACGATTCATTAACACCATTTGACAGAGTGTTCAGTTCTATTGCTATTATTGAAGGATACATCTTGCGCTTTATGCATGAGAGAAATCTTGTAATGAGCGATAGAAACAGAACATCAAATGATTGGTGGCATGATGAAAGATATTTTATTGTAAAAGATAAATTTGGTTTGCCTTATTACCAAAACTGTAAAGAAAACGAAAAAGACTTCGAACCTTTTTATGTTAAAGGCGGACATGTTGAAGCATATCCAGGATTGTGGAAAAAAGTAATTTCAAATGATATTCTTTCTTCTTATCCACACCAAGTAATGCAGTACAATATTTCTCCTGAAACCAAGGTTATAAAGCCTTCTAAGGAACTTATTGATTCTGGTATGTTGATTCGTTCAGAGGTTAATGGAGTTTATTACAAACGCACGGAAAATGCGGTTTTACCAACAATCGTTAAACAGATTTTTGATGAAAGAAAATATTTCAAGAAATTAAAATCTGAGGCAGATGCTGTTGGCGATAAAGCTCTTGCTGCTTATTATGATTCACAACAACATATTCGTAAAATTTTGATTAACTCAATGTATGGTGTTTTAGCAAATAAGTATTTCCATTTTTACGATGTTGATAATGCCCGTGCAATTACTCGTGGTGGCCGTGTTACAGTTCGTTATTTGGCAGCTTGCGCAAATTCATATGTGAAGGACAATTTCCACAAGATCGGTGAAAAGGTTCTTGGACAATTTATCCCAGGTCCTGATGGTTTACCTCAGAAGATTAATAACAACATCGTTGTGTTAATTGATACTGACTCTAACTATTACTGTCTTGATGAAATTTACCAAAAGTATTGTCCTAAAATGGATGATATGGAATTCTTTGAAAAGATGGAAGCTTTCTTAGATCCTTTCTTTTCAAAGATTCTTACAATTAAGTCAAACAATAATGACATGAAACAAGTTATCGTTTTCAAACGTGAAGGTTATATACTTAAACAGTTCATTTTAGCTAAGAAGAAATATATCACAGAACTTTTGAAAAATGAAGATGATGTTTATGATCCTCCTAAAATTAAAGTTACCGGAGTTGAGCTTAAAAAGTCTGATACTCCAGCATTTTGTAAGCAAGAATTGATGCTAGTTGTAAAAGATATTTTGGATAATACAAATAAAGAGCTTAATATTATTCTTTTGAATGATATTAAAAAACAATTTAAGAAACAGTCTTTTGATTTAATTGCAAGAAAATCAAGTATTCAGGAATATTCAAAATTTGTTACAAAACCAATAAGTTATTATTTACAACATGGTGTTAAATACGAATCCGGAGCATTGATGACTGCTAAAGCTTCTCTTAATTATAATTATATTATAAATAAATTTAAGTATCCATTGATGCCTATTGCTAACGGTTCAAAGATTAAATATTTATCGGTGTATAAAGATAATAAGTTTTCATTTGATACGATTGCTTGGATTGGAAATTATCCCATTGAATTTCATGATTTGTTTAAGATTGATTATGATGAACAATTTAGAAAAACATTTTTATCGGTGATTGAAAGAATGTGGGTTGTTTTAGGTTGGTGTGATGTTGATAAGGGTATAATTTTAAATGAATCAAAACTTTCGAAATTTATCAAGAGGTGAAAATGAAAATTGTATTAGTTGGAAGTAAGACTCATGAATCAATTGTAAATAAGATATTAACTGAAGATTTTATCGCAAACACTGAAGTTGCAAATATTTCATTAAGATCATTGGGATTGCGGATAAAATCGGTAGTTGTTGAAAATGGTGCAACGATGGTATATGTTGAAGATTCTCCAAACTTACTACTTGGTTAAACAAAAACTTAATCTTTAAAAAGGAACCTTTCGGTTCCTTTTGTCGTTTATAACCATATAAATACTAATGGAGCGGACGCTGAAGTCTCGTATCCATGAATGAAAATTTGGAGGTTAAGATGGCAGAATCAATATATAATACTTTAATGAAGAGCAAGACTTTAAGTGATAAAATGGTTGAACGAACAAAGATTCGTGAATTTATTTCAACCAATGTGATAGTTTTAAATTTACTTTTTAATGGACGTGTACGCGGCGGAATTGCAAAAGGAATGATTAGTCAGATCTCCGCAGACAGTGCCTTGGGAAAATGTTTTTTTAGAGATGAGAAGATAAAAATTTATGTGAACAAAGAAGATGAAAAAAACATAAATTTATTTTTGAAAAACGTTTAATAAATGCACAATCTGTTCTCCTTTAATTATATTATCTATAATTAAAGGAGAATCTATATGTCACGAGGTCAAAAGAAACAAAGAATGACTTTAAAAAGATTTATCGGTTTAACTGCATTTAAATCGATATGTAATAAAGACATTTTAACTAAATCGATATATAAAAAAATATATAACTTTATTAAATATTATAACTATGATGGAAGCTTTATAACCAATGCAATGATATCAGTGATTGCTGGTCTTTCTAAATATGATGTTGACTGTGATTATGTTGAAAGATATAATTTATTGATTACTAAATATAATAAAAGTAATAGTTTAGAATCATATAAATTGAGATATGGTAAAACTGGCGAAGACTTATTCAATGAAAAGAATTCAAAGTCCGCTGTGACTTTGAAGAATATGATTAAAAAACATGGCGAGATTGTTGGTAAAGCCAAATGGGATTTATATTGCAAAAAACAATCTTATGCTGGTGTTAAAAAGGAATATTTTATTGAAAAACATGGAATTGAAGAAGGCACTAAAAAGTATGAAGATCTTAATAAATTAAAAAATTCATTTAGACCTGAATTATTTTCAAATGAAAATGAATTAAATGAAAGAAAACGGGCATGCGCAATAACACTCGAAAATATGATTAAAAAGCATGGTAAAGAAATTGGTAAAGAAAAATTTCAAAAACATGATACTTGGCTTAGAACATGTAAAAAATAGATCTTCATCTAAATTACAATGGTGGCTTGATAAAGGTTATTCAAAAGAAGAAGCTAAAGAAAAGTTGAAAGATCGACAAATAACTTTTTCTAAAGAAAAATTGATAAAGAAATATGGTGAAGATGGTTTAAAGAAATGGACTGAAAGACAACAAAAGTGGATTGAAACATTAAATACTAAATCTGATGAAGAAAAATCTAGGATTAATAAAGCTAAAGCATTCGGTGGAATAAATGCAATGCGAAATATGAATATTGCATCCCCGTTTATTTCCAAACCTGAAAAGGAACTATATACAGTTTTATTGTCCAATGGCTTTGATTTAAATTCACAACTATGTTTGAATCATTCTTCAGCTCTTCACTATTTTTATGATGTTAATGTTGGTAATAAAATCATAGAATTCAATGGCGATTATTGGCATGCAAATCCGAATAAATATACAGCTGAATCAAATTTTAATTTTTCGAAACAATTAACAACAGTACAACAGATTTGGGATAACGACAAAAAGAAGATAAACATCGCCGAATCACAAGGTTATAAAGTTTTAACGATCTGGGAATCAGATTGGAAGAATAATAAACAAAAATGTATCGATGAATGTATAAAATTTTTACAGGAATAAATAAATTAAACCTACTACGCAGAAGTATGATAGGTTATGAATGAAAGGAGAATAATTATGGCTTATAAGCATTTTACTGATATTGGTGGTTTTACAGATGAAAATGATTCAGAATTAATTCCAATTGAATTAACGTATGAACAATTATTTAAGTTGTTCAATTTTGATAATAAAGTAAAAGACCTTACAGGTGATATACTAAACATCCCAAAAGGATTTTTTGTAGAAACCGCCGATAGTGATTTAGTTGAAATTGATGCATTGGTAAAAAAAGGAATTACACGAATCATCAAAATTGAAATTGAAGATTGTGGAATTATGAAAGTTGCGGAAGGACATTTGTACCAAGATTCATTTGGAAATTCAGTAAAAGCAATTGATGCAAAAGAAATTCAGACTAAATTTGGAATTAAAAAAATATTATCAAAAGAATTTTTCGTTGAAGATTATGTATATGATATTGCAATTCCATCCCCTCATTGGTATTTAAGTCCTAACGGAGTTATCAATCACAATTCAATGATCGGTCTTTCTATTTTGAGAGAGGCCCAACGCAAAGGCATGGAATGTATGGTAATTGATACCGAACGTTCTTGGGATTGGGATCTCGCAGAAGCCTTTGGTATTAATACAAATAAGTTACCAGTACTTCAAACTGGCGAAATCGCTAAAATTAAACAAACAATTTCAGAAATATCTGAAGGTAAAACAAGAGACCAGAGAGAAAATACTTTTATTCTTTTCGATTCTTGGGGACGACTTGTTTCTCAAGTTATTTTGGATAAAGCCGCGGAAGGTTCAACCGCAAGAGATATGTCATTACCTTTCTGGAAAAACGAACTTGCAAATATTATGGCTGAGTCTGATATGACATATTTCGTCATTAATCATGTTTATGCAAATACTGGTGGATTTGGTGACCCCCTTTCAGTCCCAGGAGGAAAAAGATTATACTTTAATTCTGATGGTATTGTTATGTGTATGGGCGGTGCTAAGGATAAAGAATCTAACGAAATTGTTGGTAAAATTATTACAGCTACAGCTAAGAAAGGACGAAAAGCAATTGAATTTTCTAAGCTTAAGTATCGTATGAATCATGATGGAGGCCTTGATATGTTTTATGGATTACTTGATGATGCCATTGAACATGGTTGTGTTATTGCCCCTAAGCAAGGTAGATACTCAAGACCATGCATTACTGATGATAAAAGCTGGAAAGAAGCTGATATTTATTGTTCTGAATTTTGGATCCCTATTTTGAAGAACACTGACTTCGAACAGTTCTTAGCAAAGAAATATAGTTTCGTTGGTAGAGAAATGGATGTCAAGGCCGGCGGATTAGAAGACTTACTTTCAGCATAAGAAAAATTAAAAAAAATAATTTAGGTCAACTGTGGAAAATCTTTTGACCTTTTTTAGTTTTATTATTATATTTGAATTTGAAATATTTTTATGGAGGATTATGAATCCCTCGTTGTATGAAAAACAAATAATCAAGCTTCTTTTTAGAGACCCTGAAATAAGAGATAAAGTTTTTCCATTTTTAAAAGTTGAAATTTTTGATGCTGATTTTTCTAATCAGAATATCATCAAGAATGTTTTGGCATTTTCTGACAAATACGATAAGTTTCCTAATGAAGTAGAATTTAAAACTTTCGTTAAAGATGATTCAACTGTAAAAGCGTTTAGCGAATGTTTATCATTAAATTCTGAAGAATATGAAACGCCTTTTATGATGTCCGAAATTGAAGATTATTTTAAAAGAAAACTTCTTTGGAATAACGCTGATAAATTGATTCAATCGTTAAAGAGCCCAGACATTAAACCCGCAGGAGATGTTCCTGATGAGATAATGGAGTCGCTTTCATTCTCGTTTAATACAGGAATTGGTTTAGACTTCTTTGAAGATCCTGAAAGATTATTTAATTCTTTTTCACTTACTGATAAAGTTGTTCCTTCAGGAATTAAATCAATTGATGATTTGATTGAAGGTGGATTCCATGAAAAATCACTTTCATTATTCTTAGCAGGGTGTGTAACAAAAGATACAAAAGTTAGGATACGATATAAAAAATGAAATTATAGAATCAAACGATTTAATATACTTTTGTATGTGGGAGAATGAATTAAATGACACAAATGGGATTATTGAAAGATTCAGATTATTACTATGAAGAGGTTGAAATAAAAGACGTTGAGGCACTTTTAAATGCTGGTATTAATGTTGAAGTTGATTCCCCTTCAGGATTTACTAAAGTTGTTAGATATGTTGAAAAGGGCATTAAAAAACTATTTATTATTGAATGCAATAACAAGAAAATTAGAGTAAGTTATGATCATCTTTTTGAAACATGCGATGGCTGGGTTCCTGCTTGGAGATTAAATGAGCAGCTTCACACAATTTTATGCAAGGATGGTAAATTTCATGATATAAAAGTTCATGATTGCGAAGATGTTGAAGACGTTGTTGATTTAGAGGTAGCTAACGAATCGCATAAATATTATACTGAAGATATGGTAAGTCATAATACTAACGTTGGTAAAACATTAATCATGTGTTCTTTAGCTACAAACATGATCATGCAAGGGAAAAATGTTTTATATGTAACGTTCGAAGATTCTGAAGATAAAATTGCAAATCGTATTATGTTCAATCTTATGGATGCTGACAAAGCTCAATTGAGAACAATGAGTAAAGAAGCTTTCATGAGAAGATTTGAAGCAATCAAAAAAGTCGTAAAACAGAAACTTATTATCAAAGAATTTCCAGAATATACAATTTGCGCAAATCACCTTAGGCAATTATTTAAGGATTTGAAACAAAAGAAGAAATTCGTTCCAGAGATTATGTTTATTGACTATATTGGCTGTATGATGCCAAATGGTAAACAAAATTCCAACTTAAATTCAAATGATGTTCTTCGTTTAGTTGCAGGACAGACTCGAGCAATTGGAATGGAATATTCAATTCCTGTAGTTTCTGGCGCACAAACAAATAGAGGTGGTTCAACCGCTTCAGAAATTGATTTGACGGATACCGCAGATTCGTTTGGACAAACAACGAAAGCTGACGTAATTTTCGGTGTAACCGAAACTCCAGAATTAGCTGCTGCAGGTATGTTTACATTTTTTTTACTTAAGAGTCGTTATGGATTAAAAGGCATGAAAATTTCAGTTGGGTGTGATAAATTCAAGCAACGCTTATTCAATATTGTCGATGGTGAAGAAGATCAAAAACCACGTCCAAAAAATTTAGTTGATGAAGCTGTCGTAAACATTCTTAAGAATGGCAAATCCGTAAAAAACATAGCATTTGAATGAGGTTGATAATGGGAACATTTGAAGAAATAATTGATAAATCTGATATAAATGAAATAATGTCACGAACTGAATTTTTGAAAAAAATTCAGGATTCCGGAATTGATTTGACTGACATTGATCCCGAGACTCGTTTACCAAATGATATTTTAAAAATTATTTCAAAGAAGCGAGCTTGCAATGAACAGTTTTACATTTTGAATATTCTTTTAAAGAAATTGCATTTATGTGGAGACATCAATATTGTTGAGTCTGCAGTATATTTGTATAAAGAATTTTTCGATATGAAGACAATTGTTAAGTGCCTGAATGAGGAAAATTTATACCTCATTAGACAAGAGTTATTAAAGAGATATAAATTAAAATCTAATAAAGTTAACTCCTCATTAAAATTGTATTTTTCCTAAAAACTATTCAAATTTCTGGAATTTATTTTAAATTTGAATTTCAATAAACATAAAGGTAAAAGATGTGTTCAGGAATGAAAGTTTTCTTTGTTGTTTTCAACTTAAAAAAGTTCTTTGAAAAGTCAAAGATGAAGAAGGAAAAACTCAATCTCTTTAAAGGATTTAAAGGACATTGGGATTTGCAACCAAGTTACATAAAAACGATTTGCGGAGGAATTAGCGATTCGATAAATTCGCAAATCATTACACTTGAACACGTTAGATTGTTTGTTTTAAATCATTATATTTTTAATGATGATTTTTTCAAATGGTCGAATTTGAAAACTAATGAGATAATAAAAAATGCGGATATTTATTCGCAGAAAAGGTATGAACAGGATAAGCAATTTATAGTTGATGTGATAGAGAAATTGAAGCCTAAAACAGTCTTTGAAAAACTCGTACCAATTCACGACAAGCTATATAAAATAAACCCAAATGGCAAAAATTATTTGTATGAACTTGTTATAAATAATTATACAAGTCCGCTGATTTTTTCAGTAATGTATAAGAATGGCGTATTTGTATTGGATGAATCAAAGTTAGACGAAAGAATGCTTAGATTTGTCAAAGCAACGAAGCAAATAACAAATAAAATAAACAACGAAGAAATATGAATTACCAAAGAATATATGATGAGATAATCGAACAAGCAAAGTTAAGAGGTCTTAACAAGAAACTTCTTAAAGGCTATTTTGAAAAGCATCATATAGTTCCAAAATGTCTTGGTGGTTTAAACGAAAATTCAAACTATGTATTGCTAACAGGTCGCGAACATTATTTATGTCATTGGTTGCTTTGGAAAACTAATAAAGAAAATCATAAACTACTGTGCGCCTATAATAGAATAGTTCATGGAAATAAGCAATATTTTGAAAGACGATTGACATCAAAACAATATGAAATGTTGAAAATAGTTTTTTCAAAAACTCAAAGTTTAAATAATACTGGGCATTTAAATCCAAATTTTGGAACACATAAATCCGATAAAACTAAAATGCTAATAAGCAAAGGTAAAATACATTAGAACTATTTTATTATTTAAATTCTGATGTTTAAGTTAAAATAATAAAACGTGAAGTTAAAAATTATTAATGAGGTGAAGTATGAGTATTAGACGTGTATTTGATTGGAATGCAATTTCGCAGAAGATCGTAGAAGGTGATAAGAAGAAGTCCTATGAACAGGATGAAGGATTTTTCCAACCAAAGTTTAGTGAAGATGGAACATTCAATGCATTAGTTCGTTTCCTTCCTCCAAATGTGAGTGAAGATCTTCCTTTCCAAAAATTGTACAGTCATGGATTCCAAGGGGATGCTGGTGGTTGGTTCATTGAGAATTGTCCAACAACTATTGGTCAGAAGTGTCCTATTTGTATGGACAATGGCCGCATCTATGATACGAACGAAGATCTTGCAAAGAATAGAAAACGTAAGGTTAGTTTCTATGCTAACATCTTGATTGTTAAAAATCCAAATCAACCGGAAACTGAAGGAAAGGTTTTCAAGTTTCGTTACGGAATTAAAATTCATGACAAGATCATGGAAAAGATTGCACCTAAGAATCCTGAGATTGATGAAATGGTTCCAATTTTTGACTATGAGAAGGGCGCAAATTTCAAACTCAAAGTTAAGCAAACGATCATTCCAAAATTTAAGAAGCCAGTTCCAAATTATGATGCGTCGACCTTTGCGGAACCTTCCCCAATTTCTATAAACGGAAAAGCATTGACTGATACACAGCTTGATGAACTTGAGAATCAGATTTACAAACTTGGTTATCTTGTTGATCCAAAACAGTTCAAGTCTTTTGATCAGCTTTGCACTGTGTATGAAGATAAGATGGGTTCAACAATTGGTGTCGAATTGAAGGGCGGAAGTTCTTCAAGAGCTGCATCAAATTCATCAGCTCAATCAGAGGATGCACCTGTTGAAAGTTCATCTGCTAAGGCAGGAAATAAAGCAACAAAGACCGAAACTCCAGCCGCTGCTCCAGCTGTTGGTTCTGAAGAAGATGACGACGCATTCTTTGCTCGTCTCAGAAAAGGTGAATAAGTAAAAAATAAAAAATCCCAGTAGGTTTGAATTAATTTATAATACTTACTGGGATTTTTTATTTTAAAGAAGATTTCATATGAATGAAAGTTTGAATTATATCGTGTTAGAAAAATATTTGCTTCAGGCTGTCCGTGCAATTAGTGGTTCAGTTGTTTCAAAATATAGAATGAATTTTCGGTGTAATATCTGTGGCGAGAATCCAACTAAAAGACATACTAAACGTGGATTCCTATTATTCAATCACAAAGGTCGTGAAAAATATTGGGTCTACAAATGTCAGCGTCCAACTTGCAGAGCAAATGAAGGATGGTCAGCTGAATGGTGGCTTAAGAACACTGATCCATTTTTACATAATTGCTATAAAAACGAATTAAAACAATGCGATAGAGATGACGATCATGCATCTGCTATTCGTGCAAAAATTGAAAAGCTTCGTTTACAAAAAGATAAAGAAATTGAAATTGAGAATGCCAAAAAATTGGTAGCCGAAAAACGAGACATAAGATTCTTCAAGCCTATTTTAAAAGGTAAAGATCAAATATTCATCGATTCACGAGCTTATTGTGAACGACGTAAAATTCCAAATGATGTTTGGAAGAATTTTTATGTTGCTACAGGTGGAAAGTATAGAAATAGATTAATCATTCCATTTCTTGACAAAGATGGTCAAGTTTATTATTGGCAAGGTCGTCATCTTTATGGTGAAGAACCGAAGTATTTAAATCGAACAGTTGATAAGTCTGAAGCAATTTATAATTTTTATGGCATTGACAAAGCAAAGCCAGTTATTGTTTTAGAAGGACCTATTGACTCGATGTTCGTTGAAAATGGAATTGCAACATTAGGTCTTGAGCTTGGCGATAAAATGCAAAGACAGATTGATGAAATGAATGCATACTATTTGTTTGACAATGACGAGGCTGGAAACACCAAAGCCCGTAAGTTTTTGAAAGAAGGTAAGTTTGTTTTTCTTTGGAAAGATTTCATTAAAGACAAATCATTAACCAAAGACATTAAAGATATCAATGATGTCATACTACGATTAAATATTGATAAGTTCTCATTTGAAGATCTTAAAAAATATTTTACGAATAGTTACATTGATGTTTTATATTTTTAGGAGACATTATGAAAATAGCAGGATTGGATTTATCCAAAAACAGTCCAGGATGCGTTAAACTGACTTTAGACGATTGGACATTGGATATTACAAATGTCGAATTTTGTGGGTTTACAAGTGTTAAAAAGAACGAATCTAAGGGAATTAACTTCTTTAAGAAAGATGATTTTAATTTCGATCAGGATCAGTTTTTGAAACTTGAAAATATTATATTTGATTTCTTAGAAGATGTATCTCATATTGCGCTTGAAGACTATGCATACGGCGGCAGCGGTAATATTACCGATCTTGCTGAGTTTTGTGGTTTTGTAAAGCTTAAACAATATTCAGATAATAAGAAGCTTCGTGTTTATGATATTCCTTCTATCAAAATGTTTGCAACAACATTTGGTAACTCTGATAAGTTATCAATGTATCAAGCATTTTTAAAAGAAAATGCTTTGAAGCCTGATATTTCCAAAATGCCTGTAGTTGCAAAAGGAAATGGAGTTTCTCCAACTTCAGATATCGTTGATGCATATTGGATTTCAAGATTTTTACAACTTGAATTAAAGTTGAGAAAAGGATTGGTTCAATTGAAAGATTTAGATGAAACCAAAATTAAGTTGTTTAACAGAGTTACGAAGGCTCAACCACAAAATTTGTTAGCGACTGATTTTATTGAAAAGAGGTAATTAATGGGACTTGAAAAGTTTGTTAAGGGTGGCGCAATTGAATTTAATTCTCCTGAAGAAAGACGTGATAAAGTCGCATTAATTTTTGATGCTCATAATCTTATTTTTAGAACATTATTTGTTGCACATCATGAAGATCCTACTGATGTTGAATTTAAGTATTGGAAAACATTGATGCTACAAAGTATTAACGCAGCTGTAAAGAAACATAAACCTGGACGATTGATTTTGGCACTTGATAAAGGCGATTCATGGAGAAAGGAAGTTTATAGTCTTTACAAAGAAAATCGAAAAGCTGGTCGAGATGAATCACCAATTGATTTTGAAAAATTCTTTCCTGCTTGTGAATCATTTATTGAAGAATTTAAAAAGGCATTTCCTAATGCCTACGTAATGTCGTGTCCACGTTGCGAAGGCGACGATATTATTGCAATTCTTGTAAGAGATATTTTACCAGATTGGAAATGTATTTGTATTTCAACTGACCGAGATATGTATCAACTTTATAAGTATGCAAATTACAGTCAGTATGATCCTCTTAAAAAGAATATTGTGAAGTGCATTAATCCGAAACAATATCTTTTGGTCAAGATTATCAGGGGTGACAAAGGTGATAATGTTCCTGCGATTGCTGATCGTGTTGGACAGAAAACCGCTGAGAAAATGATGAAGGATTTGGGTAAAGAATTGAACGATCCGGACAAAGCTAAAAACTTTGAAAGAAACAAGATTCTTATCGATTTTGATTGCATTCCAGACGATGTCGCTGTTGCAATAAAAGAATGTTTTAATTCATACCAAACATCAGAATTTAGAGGAAGAGCTCTGATGGATTTTTTCTGCAAACAAGGTAGCAATGGCTTGGTCGCATATCTTCAAGAGTTTGTTACAAACTTTAAACCTCTTATATAAATAAATCGCAATCACAAATTGAAAGGCGGTTTATGGCGGAATGGAAACAGAATTATTTTACCCCTCGTTTTCCTGAAAAGGTAACGAACACAAATCCAATTTATTATAGATCATCTTATGAAGAACGATTTATGAATTATTTGGATCTTAACAGAAATGTTATTAGGTGGGGGTCGGAAGTTCTGACCATTCCTTATTTAAATGAAGTCGATGGTCGTATGCACCGGTATATAACTGATTTTGTTGTTGAGATTAAAGATTCTTCAGGCAAAATAAATAAGTTGGTAATTGAAGTAAAGCCGTCAAATCAATCCGAACAACTTGATGAAATGGGAAATCTAATTCTCCCAAGAGAGCCAAAGAAAAAATCAATGAAGGCTCTTCAAAATTATTTAAACAAAGTTAACACTATTCGCAAGAACCATTCAAAGTGGCAAGCTGCTCGTGAATATTGTAGAAAGAATGGTTATCAATTCACTGTGATAACTGAGAAAGACCTCTTTTCTAAGTAACTTATGATGATTGGAATATAAAAGACAAAGGAGTACTAATATGAATGAAGCAATTATGAATTTGCTAAGGGATCGCTATTTCTTACAAAACGAAAACTCATGGCTAGAGTTAGCTGAAAGAGTCGGTGGAATATACGAACCAGTTGCACAACTTATTAAAGATATGAAATTTATTCCATCAACTCCAACATTGATGAACGGCAATACAAAAGGCAAGCGCTTGGGCGGATTATCGTCATGTTTCGTTATGGGTATTGATGATTCTATTGAAGGAATTTTTGATGCGCTTAAAGAATCAGCAATCGTAACAAAAAATGCTGGTGGAATTGGATATGATTTTTCACCATTGCGTTCTGCTTCCGAAGAAATCAAGTCTCTTGATGGTCGTAAATCAAGTGGCCCTCTTCCATTTATGGATATGTTCAATTCAATGCTTGATGGTATTCGTCAAGGAGGTGCTCGTAAAGGCGCTGGCGGGGCGTGGTTGAATATAAATCATCCTTCAATCCTTGAATTCATTGAAGCAAAGAAAGATTATTCTACTTTGCGTTTGAATCGTTTTAATCTTAGCGTTCGTGTCCCTGGATGGTTCTATGAAAAACTTGATAATTCTCCTGATGAAATTATGCAAGTTAAAAATGTTACAGATTCAAAGTCGTACGATCTTCTTGATAAGGACGGAAAGCCTGTTACAATTAGACAACTTTGGGATAAGATTATACATCTTGCGCATGCTTCAGCCGAACCGGGTATTTTGAATAGCGATATTGCTGAAAAACAATGCACAGTTTTGAAATATGGTAAAGGAAAAGTTGGTAATAATCCTTGTACGGAATATGTGAATATCCCATTCTCTTCATGTAATCTTGGCTCAATAAATCTTTCAAAGTTTGTAAAATCTGGTCGCCTTGATTGGAACGAGCTTTCTGACGCAATTGATATTGCAACACGCTTTTTGGATTCTGTTATTGATAATAATACTTTCCCAATTGAAAAGATTGAAAAGGTGACAAAGGATATTCGGCCAATTGGTCTAGGTGTGATGGGTGTGGCTCATATGTTCATGAAAATGGGAATTAAATTTAATTCTAAAACAGCTTATGATTTTTCAAAATCTTTGATGACATATATCACTCTTCGCTCAATGAAAACGTCTATTGAAATTGCTAAAGAAAAGGGTTCGTATGCCGCATTTGATGTTGATGAATATTTGAAAGCTAATGATCGCTTTTGGACATCTAATGTTTATGATAAAAACGGAAATCTTTTTAATATAAACGTTAATGAAATTGTTTCAGATATTAAAAAGTTCGGCATACGTAATAGTTGTCAAACTTCAATCGCGCCAACTGGTTCGATTTCATATATTGCAGATTCTTCAGGTGGTATTGAACCTGTTTTTGCTTTAACATTTGCACGAAACATTGAAAAGGGCAAGGATGAGTTTAATAAACCTGTGTTTGAAAAGGTATTTATTTCAGATCCAGTGTTTGATGAATACTTGAATAATAGCGGTTATTCTGGTGCTGTTAAGCTTGAGGTTCTTGAATATATTGCAGCAAATCGCGGCTCAATTCAAGGTTGCCCATTGATTCTAAAGCAGGATCAGGATACGTTTGTTATTTCTTCAGATTTGACTCCTGTCGATCATATTGATTCTTTAGAACCTTGGGCTGTAGCAACATCATTGTCTATTTCAAAAACTGTAAATCTTCCAAAGGAAGCGACTGAAAAAGACATTTCTGATGCTTATAAAGATGTATATAAGCGGGGTGTGATTGGCGTTTCAGTTTACCGAGATGGTTCAAGGGGCGAAGGCGTTTTAATGGCATCGACTGCGGCATCTGAACCAATTATTGTTAAAACGAATGCGCCAAAACGATTAAAGGTTTTAAAAGGTGAAATGCACCAGTTTGTTGTAAACAAACAATCATATTATGTTGCAACAGGAATGCTTGGTAAAGATTTGTACGAAGTATTTACAGGCATCAATCATAATGACGATGGCGAAGTTTACATTCCTAAGTCTGTAAAGAACGGAACAATCATTAAAAATGGAAGAGGAGATTATGATTTCAACGATGAAGAAACTCAAACAATTTATCACCTCACGAATGGCCATTCTAATGCTGAAGCTGACGCCCTTACTAGAAGTATTAGCACCTCTCTCAGACATGGCGTGGATATTAGCATTCTTGTTCAGCAATTAGAAAAAACAAAAGGTGCATTAAATTCTTTTGCAAAAGCAATCACTCGAACATTGAAACATTATATTGCTGATGGAGTTAAAGTCCAAGGTGAGAAATGTCCAAAGTGTGGAGCAGACCTTATAAGAATAGAAGGTTGTAAAAAATGCAGTGATCCTGAGTGCGGCTATTCAGTATGCGGCTAAATTTATAGGATAGCGTGCCAGCGCGATAAAGGGTATTGATATAGTCTCCTCAATACCCTTTCCTTATAAATAATCAAAATTGCCTGGCAGCAATTCAATTTGAGGAGACTAATATGAATTATCAAAGGATTTATAATGAAATAATTAATAATGCAAAAAATCGTATGTTGAATAAAAATACGCTTGATTATTATACCGAACTTCATCATATAGTTCCAAGATGTCTAAATGGAAATAATATAAAAAGTAATTTAGTTTTATTAACCGGAAGGGAACACTATCTTTGTCATTGGTTGCTTTGGAAATCTAATCCAAATAATAATTCTTTATTATTAGCATATCATAAAATGGTTTATCAAAAGAGAACTTATCAAGAACGAAATTTTAAAATAAGTTCAAAACAATATGAGTTATTAAAGATTGCAAATTCAGAAAGAATGAAGAAAAATAATCCAATGCATAATCATTGTTATAGATTAAATGCAACGAAGACACGATTACATAATATAACATTGGGTTTTATTAAACCGATAATTCATTCGGAAGAAACTAAAAGAAATTCATCAATTCACATGAAGCGTAATAATCCAATGCAAAATTCCGCTGTTGTTGATAAGGTTATAAAAACAAAACGAAAAATATTTGAATTAAACAATCCTTTATTTATTGGCCCGTTAATGCCACATTGGTTTAAGATGACAATTAACAATCCAATGTCTGTTAAAAAATTACATGATAAGAGTGTTAAAACCCAATTAACAAATAATTCAAATAAAAGAAAAAATATAATAGACTTAATGTTTTCAAAATTGGAAATTAATAAAATATGTTCTTTGTATAAAGATGATTTTTATTCAATCAAAGATATTTCAAAAATTTTTAAATGTAAATATAAATTTATTAATTATGTGATATTAGAGACTAAAATTGAAAGAGATAAAAAAGTATATAAAGATGTTGCTAAGGAGCGCCTCATAAAAAGAATGCAAAGTAATAATCCAAACAAAAAAGTGCAGTGATCCTTCTTGTGGAACAAGCATGTGTGGATAATTAATTTTTAAAATCCAAACTTTCAAAAATTCATAAAGTTTTTTATATTTGTTAAAAATATAGGAGACATATGAATTTTTTTGTTTTAAAAGAATTAGAGAAGTTTAAAGACATTGAGTTTAACGAGGAATTCCATTCTTATTCAGTGAATGGAATTCCTTTAGTGTCTGTAACTAAATTGGTTGCAACAACTACGTTCTTTGATACAGAAAGACTCGCGGCACAACAAGCAGAATCTTTAGGAATTCCAGTTCGTGATGTTCTTTTAAATTGGGAACGTAAAGGCGATTATGCCAGAATAAAAGGTCATGAAATGCATTCGCATATTGAATATCTTTGGCAAGGTAAAAAATATAACTGGAAACCACAAGATAAGTATTTTGAAATGATCGTTGAGCTTGATTGTCTTAAAGAACAGTATGGAAACTTTTATAAGTCTGCAAGTAAACTGATGTCTCTTATTGCAGCTGAAAATGTTGTTTATGATATTGATTACAAAGTTGCTGGTACATTCGATGGATTATTCCACAACAAAGTAAACGATCGCGTTGATATCTGGGATTGGAAAACAAGTAAAGAAATTAAAAAGTCTAATCCTTACGGCCATAAACTTATTGGATTAGATCATTTGGATGAATGCAATTTCAATGAATATGCTTTACAATTGTCTCTTTATAAGTATATCATTGAACGGAATACCGATATTAAGATTGGTACTTTAAATATCTGTCAAATCTCCATGAAGAATAAAAATTACAATGCATTTAAGGTTCCTTATTTGAAGGACGAAGTCGTTTATTTATTAAGAAAAAACTTGCTTCATAAATAAACAGAAACAAGAGGTAATATGGATCATTTTAAAAGAATAGTTGTTGATATTGATGATACTATTTCATTCACTACAAACCGTGACTGGGAAAACGCAACTCCAAACATTGAACTTATCAACAAGTTAAATAAGTTATATGATGAAGGTTGGGAAATTAATTTTGTAACAGCTCGTGGATCATTATCTTGCAAAAGCCGAGAAGAAGCTGAAGAAAAGTTTGCACCAGGAATTAAAGCATGGTTTGAAAAACACGGAGCGAAGTATCACAGTCTTTCATTCAATAAGATTCTTGCTGCATATTACATTGATGACAAAGGAATAACTCCTGAAGATTTTACCAATCTTGACATAAAGATTCTCAAAGGTGGAATGAGTGGTGCGTTCATTGAAAAACGAAATGATAAAGTTTATAAGAATGCAGAAAACTCAATTGATGCAACTGCTTGGTATCGTACGGCATCGAAATATTTTAATACTCCAAAAATTCATTCATTAATTGGAAATACACTTTGTATGGAATACATTGAGAAAGATTCTGATGTATGTATCTTCGATGTCATTTCGATCATCAACAGAATGAAATGTATCCCAACAACAGTTAATCCATTCAGTACTTATATTAAAAGAGTTGAGGATCATTTAAAAGGGATTCCAATTGACAAAACAAAAAAGAAATTCGTTATAAGAATGCTGAAAAATCAAGAATGCGATTTTGATTCTTATTCCTCTTTCAGTCATGGTGATTTTTCAATTGATAACTTGATTGCAAAGAACGGAAAAGTCTATATGATTGATCCTATTCATGTTGATGGACTTTATTCAAGTTGGATTTTGGATGTAGGTAAGTTGTTACATTCTCTTCGTCGTTACAACATGATGGAAGAACATAAAATAATTTCCAGAATGTACGAAGATTATATGCCTTACTTAAGTATTGTTGAACTCACTCAATGGATTCGCATATATAAGTATAGTTCAGACGAATTAAAAGTTCGAGTTGTTGAAGAAATTGAAAAATTGATTGAGGTGTTATGAATTTAAGTACAATTTTGCAAATGAAATCACAAGGAAAGAAAATTGGATTTACCGCAAGCACATTTGAATTAGGACCTCACGCAGGTCACATGGCAATGTTAGCTGAAGCAAAATCAAAATGCGATTTCCTTGTCGTTGGTCTTTTAACAGATCCAACTATTTCAAGACCTGAAAAGAATAAGCCAGTTCAATCAACATTGGAACGTTGGATTCAAGTTAGTTCATGTGTTTTCGTTGATATGGTTGTTCCGTTTGATTCCGAAAAAGATCTTAACGATATGTTGCATATAATCATGCCAGATATTCGTTTCGTTGGTGAAGAATATAAAGGAAAGCCTCATACAGGCTCCGACATTGAAGGCATCGAAGTTTATTACAACAAGAGAACACATACTTTTAGTTCATCCGATTTAAGAGATCGTGTTATAAAGTCCGTAGAGGTAAAAAATGGATGATTTAAAAATTGGATTTGGAGCTTGGGGTTCCGCATTGACATTAGATAAAGAAAGCATTAAGCATACAAACGGCTCTGCTGACTATTATTATTACTTGAAGATTCTTTTATCAATTGAAAACATTAAAAACGTTGTTCTTTTGAGTTCTTCAAATTATTCGAAGTTGACTCCACAAGAGAGAGCTGCATTTGATCCTAAAGGAAAAATAATTGATGCGACTGCTCATATTGTAAAGCCTGGACAAATGTATAAAAAGATTGATGTTGATTCATTTAAGAATCGCGCAGAAGCTCAATTTCATTGTATTCATGAAATGAAAAAGTGGGTTACTGAAAATCACCCAGATATTGACCTTAATTTGATTTATCTTTCTCAAGGCGCTGCAAATTGGTGTGTACCTAATACAAAGTTTACAAGGCACGGAACTCCAAATGTTTCTCTTGAAATGGGTTTTAATTATGCATCACCTATTTCGGAATATATCAATTCAACGACTACACCATATTTTGTAATGATTCCGGACCCTCGTTGGACTGGCGAAGAAAAAATGGGAATACTTTATGATGTGTTTAGATTACCTAAAGCAATTCTTGCGCAATGCGAACAAACATTGGATTGGAAATATATCAAAGAATATCGTCCAGATTTAACAACAAAGCAAATGGATTACATTATTGAAAAGATCGACTTTAAGTACGCAGAAATTGAAAAGGTTAATGCATTCAAAAAGAAAATTTCCGATCCTTCAAATGAAAGAACTAATGAATTCGCAATCGTTGCAATGCAAGCCTCTTCGGAAAATAGCAAAAAGGATTATCGTTATACTGAATTGAAGAAATGGGTTCTTGATGTTGATAAAGAACAAAAGTTTTCAGTATATGGAAGATGGGATGAACAGTATTCAAAAGGTTATTCTCAGTTCAAAGGTTTAGTCGCTCATACAGAACTTCCAAAGATTTTTGAAAATACAAAATATACTTTGGTTATTCCATTGAGAAAGAAATGGGCATCATACAAATATTTAGAAATGCTTCTTTCAGGTGTTGTACCTTTCTTCCATCCTGATTATGACATCAATTGCGATCTTATTGCAAAGGACCATTTTCTTCGAGTTGCTTCTCCGGAAGACATGTACAAGAAGATAAATTTCCTCAATAAATATAATGAAGAAAGAATTAAATTAGTCAAAGATCTTCAAAATCTGTTGTTAGTTGAAGCTGTCAGTGGAAATTTCCTTCCTAGAGTTTTAAACAAAGTCTGTAAAGATTCAAATTTAAACCTCCAATTCGGAACTGTTAAAGTTGACGCACCAAAAGCAATTGGTCTAGGAAAATTTATTAAAAAATGAGGTTGAATTATGTCTACAGTTACGCATTTTATTTCGTTAATCGGTCCATGGGAACTTGCACGCCGTTCTGTTGAAAAGGAATTGAATATCAAGGTTGACCATTTTCTAAGTTTGTCACCTTTTAAGAACCATGAAGCACATCTTGTAAAGAATTTTCCTGATATTCAGTTCAAATATTTGGATGAACTTCACGAAGGTGTTAAACAACACATTGCAGATCCTTACTCAAAGGATATTACCGTATTCAAGTCCTGTGCAAAGGAATTAAACATTGCTCCTTCAGATATTCAGCTTTCAATCCCTCCATGTGCGGGCCTCAGCATGTTAAACGCAGGAAATCGTGGTGCCGACAGCGCAGCAAATCGTTGGATGTATGAATCTGTAAAATGGTTCCTCGCTCAAGGTTCGACCGTTCTGTGTTTTGAAAATGCTCCAGGACTTTTAGGTGCTGAAGGCTTGAAGGTATTGAATGAGATTAATGAAATCTTGAAGTTCAATGGACTTGATAAGGAATATAAGTTCCATCTTACAAAGACTACAACTTCTCAGCATGGAATTCCTCAAAATCGCGCAAGGGCTTTTGCATATCTCTACAAGAAACCAAAGCATGTGTTGTTCAAAAATATTTCAAAGAAAGCCCCTCCTCTTGAAGAATGGCTTGATGGATTTAACTTTCCAACCGTTGAAACTCCTGATGCTGGAAATGACCACATTGTTATGAGAACAAATTGGAATACTGAATTTGAAGATCTTATCAATATGCATGATCTTTGGAAATATATGAGAAGTCTTACCCAGGAAACTGAAAACGACAGTAAATCATTTTCCTCATGGCCTGTATGGTTGGAAATGTACAAGAAGGACAAAACTTTCTTTGGAAAATATGAAAAGATGGCAAAGAAAGCCGAATATATGTTGGCTAAACTTGCCGACGGAAAAGGATTCTGGGATTCATCTCCAATTTTCGCAAAAGGACGTACAAACGCGATCGTTTCTAAGAATGCATTTAGTATTGTACATCCAAAGCATAATCGTTATTTGACAATTCGTGAATTGATGTGTCTTATGGGTTATCCAACAACATTCCGTTTGATTGATCCTGTGAAGAATTTTAATCATATAGCACAATCATTGCCTATATGCACAGGCGCTGATCATATTCGTTGGGCTTACGGTATAGTACATAACGATTCTAGATTTGTAAAGGATTTAGATTTTCCTATGAATGATATATTGATGTTACAAAATAATATGCATGGCGATTTAGAGCATACGATTACATCGTGTTCTTTTACGGATCCATGGAAGACCGTTTCACAAAAACGCAAACCTGAAGGCCGGTTAAAATCATTTATTAAATAATATAAAGTGGGACAGCGAACTCGTCATTCGTTTCTTATTTCCGGTTGAAGATGAGAATGGCTAGACTTGGCACTAAAGTAAGCGATGAAACTAAGCAAAAATTAAAAGCTGCTTGGGTGATAAGGAAGAAGTCAAAGCTCAAATCATTCGTTAAGTAAATAAAATTAAATCCTAAGTTATCAATGCCTTCAATTATAAATAACAATATAATTGGAGGCATTGTGATTATTACAGAGTTAAAATATCAAGTAAAATTTCCTGATCGTTTTGATAATTCTCAAAGAATAAATGTTAAATGCGATGGGTGCGAAAAAATTTATGATAGTGTTTTGTCAAATAGAAATATATGTTTTGAAAAATATAAAGCTGATTTGTGTAGTTCGTGTAAGATGAGGAAAAAGCATAAGAACGGTGTAATGTTAAATGCGAGCAGGAATGCTGGATTAGCATCCATCCGTTTGATGAAAGGCAAATCTTTTGAGGAAATATTTGGAGACGAAAAAGCGAAGAAAATAAAGAAAATACAATCTTTAAAATCTTCAGGCAAAAATAATAAAAACTTTGGTGGTAAGTATTCAAGAGGCTTTGCTGATAGACCTCTATTTGGAACATTTGAGGAAAGATATGGGAAAGAAAAAGCTGATGAAATGAAATCAAAAATATCATCTTCGCAATTAGGTTCTAAAAATGCAATGTTTGGTAAACCTTCTCCAACGGGTTCAGGAAATGGATGGAGTGGATGGTATAAAGGGTATTATTTTAGAAGCCTTTTAGAGTTATCATATTTAGTTTATTTAATTGATAATGACATTAAGTTTGAACATGCCGAGCATAAGAAATATGCAGTAAAATATTTAAATTTTGAAGGAATGGAACGTAATTATTTTCCGGATTTTTATATATTTGAAACTGATGAAATCGTTGAAATTAAACCAAAACATTTGGTTAATACGATTGATAATAAAAGTAAGTTTAATGCAGCCAGAGAATTATTTAAAAATTTCAAAGTTGTTACTGAAGAAGATATTAAAAAGATAACAACTGACGAAATAAAAACATTGTATAAAACTGGTGACATTAAATTCATTGAAAGATATGATGTTAAGTTTAAGGAGAGATATTTATGAAGCTTATATGCGAAGGCGTGGACAGGTGTGGAAAGTCGACTCTTATCAACAATATTCTTAAGAATTACGGTCCTCATCCTATTATTCATTGTTCATCTCCTCCTAAAGGAATTGAGAATCCTGGGAAATACCAAGAAAAGTTTTTCAAGGAATGTTTCAGACTTTTGGATAATCGTTTTAATAATTTAATCTTTGATCGTTGTCATTTAGGTGAATATATTTATGGTCCTCTTTATAGAAAGACAGATCCAAATTTCATATTTGATATTGAACAGTTATATCCAGATGCACTTGAAGATACTAAATTAATTTTGTTGTGCACTGATGATTTTTCAATAATGAAAGATGATGGATTGTCGTTTGATTTTAGCGCAAGGGATAGAGAACAAGATTTATTTTTTGAAGCATTCAGAAAGTCAAATATTAAGAATAAGTCAATTCTTAAAGTCAATAATGGAAATCAATATAGAAATGAAATTGAAATATTTAATGAATTTAAAAAATGGATAGGATGATGAACACCAAACTGAAAAATACATTTAAAAAATATTTAGAAATTTTAGAAAAAAATTCGACATGCGCTAGAGTAAAAGTTGCTGCTATTATTGTAAAAGACGGACGAACAATTAGTACAGGTTGGAATGGCGTTCCTTCTGGATTTAAACATTGCGAAGATATTTTTGTTATTAAAGAAAAAGTCTGTGCGGAAGATGAATCTTATTATAAAGAACCTAAGTTGTATTATATTGATAACATTGAAGTTACAAAAATGGACTTTTTGCAACGTCATCATGAATTTAGCGAAAAGTATGAATGTCACGCAGAACAGAATTGTTTGGCTTTTGCAGCTAAAAATAATATTTCAACAGAAGGAGCTTCAATATTTATAACTATTACACCTTGCCCAAATTGTGCAAAATTAATTCTTCAAAGTGGAATTAAAAAGGTTTATTATAAACACATATATGATAGAAGTTCTGACGGATTTGACCTTTTAAAGGAAGCTGCTGGAATGAAAAAGATTGAATTGGAACAAATTTAATCATTACAAATTTCTTTAGTGTCTGGAAAATAAAAGAACCTTTTATTATTCATATCTTCATACAGTATAGCTTTGCCAACTGTGGATTTATATGTATGTAATATAATTAAAGAATCGTTTGTTTTTATTGAATGTTGACCGTGTTTTGAATCAGGATGAAATATTAATGCATGATGATTTTTACATAAACATATTGTCAATTTTGAATTTTTATTTAGTTCTTTAGGAATTACATGATGAAAATCTATCTTTGATCTAAATTTTGTTGTGTATTCACAATTTGGAAACTCACATTTAAACATATAATATTTATAAGGAATTACATGTATATACCAAAAGAAATTAAAGTTAAAAATTCAACACGCGCAAACATGGGATAACATTGCTAAAAAGAGTGTTATAATAAATGAATCTGGAATAGGTAAACGAACCGGTGATAAAAATCCTATGTTCGAAAGTAAAAGATCTTGGTATAACAACGGATATAAATGTATATTTATAAACGTCAATAACGAACAAATACCAAATGGTTATTTTCATGGAAGAAAACTTAATAAATGTAAATGCGAGGAATGAATGCAAATATTGTCACAATCTCATGAAATAATGTCTAATATTGATGGTACACAAATACTAAAGCATATTGAGCTTTGTGGGCGAACATGCTATAAATCGGAAGGCAAAATAACCGACGATTCGCATAAAGCATTTGTGAATATGATTTGCAATGTTAAGAAACATGATTCGGTTTTAGAACACCACTCAATATCGGTTCGATTCATAACTGATAGGGCAGTTTCAATGGAATTAATTAGACATCGTATTGCCGCGTATTCTCAGGAATCACAAAGATACTGCAATTACAGTCAAGACAAATTTGGAAACGATGTTACATTTATCAAACCTCGTTGGTGTGATGAAATGTCTCATAATTATATAATTTGGAAAAACTCATGTGAAAATTCTGAAAAGATTTATTTTGAACTTTTAGCTCATGGCGTAAAACCGGAAAATGCAAGAAGCGTTCTTCCAAATTGCACAAAGACTGAAATCGTTATGACTGCAAATTTGAGAGAATGGCGTCATGTTTTAAAATTGAGAACTTCAAAACAAGCACATCCTGATATGCAAGCTTTGATGAAACTTTTACTTGCAGAATTCAAGGATCAAATTCCTTTGGTGTTTGATGATATCGGCAACGAGAATCTAAGCAACGACGCGAAAGCTTAATGCGAAATGGACTTTAGAAGCAGCCGCAGATTTATCTGTATTTCATAATACTGATATTGAAAAACTGCTTCTGAATCAATTAAAATATGAACTTGAAAACAAAATATACACAGCGCTTCCAGGGCTCATCTGATATTCGAGACGAGTTGATTGAAATAATGTGCCTAGAATTTCGGAAAGAGATGGATAGAAAAATATTTCAAGAACTAGGATTCGATTATGAATATTATCAGTTTAATGAGATTTTATGAATGAGATTGAAGCAATCACCGAGCTTAAAAAATCGACAAGCATTAAGTCGTTATGTAAAGTTTGATGAAGATAGTCAAAAATATTTTAGAATAATAAATTTCCTTGATTTGATTAATGAAGATAAGTTTAATGAGTTAGTGTGAATATAAAATTTTTACTTTATAAAAAATTATTGAAATTGGAACAAAAAATTATTAAATTTGATTTTTAGTTTGAGGTTTAAATGGAAATTACTGGATATGATTTTGATAGCACATTTAAAAAAGTTTGTAATGTTTTGGATATATGCGAATTGCATGCTCCAAGAGGACAACATACAAAAGAAATTATTGGTTGCAAATATATCGTTGAGCAGCCTTACTTTTGTATTTTGACGAATCCACATCGTAAGCTATCTGAAAAATATTTGCAAAAAGAACTTGAATGGTATATGAAAGGTGACTTAACTATTGACGGTATCAAAGCTCATGCATCAATGTGGGAAAAGATTGCTGGACCAAATGGTGAAATTAATTCGAACTACGGCTTTTATGTTTGGAAACAAAAATGGCAAGGACGAAATCAGTTTGAATGGGTTTGCGATTCATTAAAGAAGGATGCAGATTCTCGTCAAGCTGTAATTAACTTCAACCAGCCTTTTCATAAATATGAAAACAACAAAGATTTCGTTTGTACGTTGTCTACACAATATTTTATAAGAAATGGAAAACTTGATTGCCAAGTGAATATGAGATCTCAAGATTTCGTTTTTGGCGCAGGCAACGACTTACCTTTCTTTGTTTTTATTCAACATGAAATTTTGTTGAGAATGAAAGAAACTTACCCAGATTTGCAAATGGGTACAATCGCAACACATTGCGGTTCATTGCATATTTATGAAAGACACTTTGATATGTTGAATAAGATAGTAAACGACGAAACTGTTTATTATAAGTCAAGAAATTTGTTCGAAGTAATTGGAGGTTAAATGACAATTGTCAATCCTGATAACACCTGCGCTAGTTTAATTAAACATTATCCATATCGTGAAGATGCTCTTAACTATATGTTGGGAATGCAGAATTCTTTGCAAGAATTTGTTGGAAAGAAACGCGGTAACAAATTTCCAAAATCTGAGATGACCGATTTTGATCGTGCAAAAGAAGCAATTTATTTTTGGGGTGCCGCAACGACTGAATGGTTTGAATTGATTGATGCCGAAGAAAAATATTTAGGAGCTCTTTGTACTCACGGTCCTGAACATAATATGACTGAATCCGCAAAACTTGAAATGCAGTATGAATTTATTGATATTTGGCATTTTATGATGAATGTGTTTCTTTATACAGGTATAGATTCGACCGATATAAAGATTGGTGATTATGACTCTGAATATACATTCAATTCGATAGGCGAAGGTTGGTCTGAACTTTCATTTTGGATTGGACGATATATCAACAATCTTCCATATAAACATTGGAAAACTTATAAAGATTACGAAATCAATCAAACTGAATTATCGATGTGTTTTGATTGTGCTATTGGAGTCTTTGTAAAGATGGGAGCAATGCTTGGAATTGATAAAGAACTATTCTTTGATCTTTATTGCTCAAAAAATGAAGAAAATATCAAACGTCAAGAAGATATTGAAAAAAATTATATTTAAATTAATGATATTAAATAAGTATCGTTGATATTAAAATATGGGAAAACATTTCAGCTAATTATATAAAATGGTTAGCTGAAACTGATAAAATTTTTAAAAAGTAATTAATAAAAAGGAGAACACTATGGCTAATGAAATTTCTTTTAAGAAGAACACTATTGATCTTATTCGTCGTCTCACTACAATAAATCCGTCTATTCTTATTGAGAAAACTGCGGATGATAAGATTTCGATTAAGAGTTCTGATGCATCTGGTTCAGTTGCTTATATTTTTGAATCACCAGCAGACCACTTCGGTTTTGAAGGAACTGAAGTTGGATTTTTAGACTTCAATGAATTTTATCAATTATTGAATGTTTATAAGGAACCGAAGATCAATCAGGATGAAGACGACGCACTTGATTTGGTTATTTCCGAAAAGCGTTCCAAGATCAGCTATCGTCTTACAAATTCTGAAATCATCAAGCGCGGATTCAACGAAATTGAATTTGGTGAATCTGATGTAGAATTCGTAATGACATCTGATGATGTCAAGAATATTAACAAGATGACGAATCTTGTTAATGCCGAAAGCATTAAGTTGTCTATTGCTGATTCAAAGGTTAAGTTTACTTTGTTCAGCAAGAAGTCTTCAAATACTTTTGAAGAAGTTTATGATGCAGACAAGTATGAAGACAAGGAATTCGAAATAAATATTACCAAGGATACATTTGCGATGCTTCCTGCTGATAATTATCGAATTTCTGCAAAGGAAGAAGGTATCATTAAGTTGTCAATGATTCGCGAAGACGACACGATTGTTGATATTTTCGTAGCGGAAGAAAATTCGTAAGAGGTTTAAATGAATAACGAAAATCAGATTCATGAAGAAGAGTTTGGTGAAGTTATTGATATTGCAGGTGCTTCTGTAAAACCGTTAATGCCTGCAACTATTGATATTAATTCACAAACAGGCGAAAGGGTTGAATTAAATCCACTTGAGAAAATCAAGTTCGCTGCTGAACGCTTTGGTATTACACTTAACAATCCTGATAAATCATGCAAAAAATGTTTTGGTCGAGGTTATGTTGGCATTGATTCAAAAACTCAGATTCCTATTTCTTGTAAATGCATTATACCAAAAGCAATGCGAGCTGCGTCAAATAATCAGTTTATTCCAACAAACAGAAAAGCAAAACGCGTTATGGATAAAATGCAAAAGAAAGGACAGATTCAAATTTCACCTGATGCATCAAATGTTTAACTAGGAGGCTATTTTGAAAAGCATCACATAATCGCAAGATGCCAAGGTGGTTCAAATGACAAAGATAATTTAGTGCTTCTCATAGGACGTGAACATTATCTTTGTCATTGGTTGCTTTGGAAGACTAATAAAGAAAATCATAAATTGTTTCTCGCATATCACAAAATTTCATTTTCAAAAAATATTCATCAGAAGCGATATTTTAAAATATGTTCAAAGCAATATGAGATTTTGAGAAATGAAAACTCCAAAATTAAAAGTATTCAAACATCAGGTGAAAATAATCCAATGTTTGGAATTAAACGTTCAAAAGAAACTTTGGAATTGATACAGCGAAATAGAACAAAAGTTGTTTATACCGATGAACTTAGAAGTAAATTAAGAAACACACATATAGGTAAATGTTTAGGATCTTTGAATCCTATGTTTGGAAAATCTCCAAAGAATGCTAAACCTGTCGTGATTAATAATGTTAAATATTCTTCAATGAATAAAGCCGCAATGCATTTAAATACAACAGTGTATGAAATTTTCAAATTATTAAGGAGTGTTAATAATGACAGTCAGTCAAAAACAAAAGAGTAAATCACAGTATTTATGGGTTGAAGCTTTTCGCCCACAAACTATAAATGATATGATTTTACCTAATGAATTCAAATTATTTTTTAAAAATGTTGTTGAGTCTGGAGAGATTCCAAATTTGTTACTTGAATCAAGTACACCAGGTTCTGGAAAGACAAGTATTGCAAAGGCTATATGTGCCGAATTGAATGCTGATTATATTTACATAAACATCAGTAGCGAAGGTGGTATTGATACACTTCGTACTCAAATTAAACAATTTGCAAGTACAAAGTCTTTTACTAGAAAACCAAAAATTGTTATCATGGACGAGGCTGATGGAGCAACCCCTGCTTTACAAAAAGCCCTACGTGGATTTATTGAAGAATTCCATTCAGCCTGTCGTTTTATTCTTACTTGTAATTATGTATCTCAAATCATTCCTGCTCTTCGTGAAGGTCGAATGATGGAATTTAATTTCAACATGAAAGACACCCAATATGTTGAAGAAATGAAGCCAAAGATTAAAAAACGGCTTGAACAAATTTTGAAATTTAAATCTGTCGAATTTGACTCTGAAGTTGTTAATGGATTGGTTGATGCTAATTATCCAAATATGCGAAAGATGATTTGTTTACTTCAAAAAGCATCCGCTGTAAATGGAAAGATTGATTCTCGCATCCTCAAAATGATTGATGTTGATGATGAACTATTTGATTTAATTTTAGCAAAGAAACTAACAAAAGCAAGAGCTTTTGTTTCCGCAAACTCATACAGCTATTCAGATCTTTATGGAAAAATGTTTGAAAGACTTGTTCCACAATTACCAAAGGCTGTTCAAGCCCAAGCGATATTATATATTGCTGAATATGAATATAGAACGGCCTTTAGCACTCAACATGATTTGCAGTTTGCTGCTTGCATTTTAGAAATTATGGGATTAATATGATTCAATACTATTCTTCAAGAATAAGACCTCCGTTTTATAAAGTCCGCTCGCAATGTAAAGCCTCATATGAAGTGATGAATAATACTATTAATGATTGTTATAAAGTTGAAAATGGAATCATATGTCATAAAACACTATTGAAACTCATACTGAATCCTATTTTACGATTTATTCAATTTTGGACGGACAAACCATTAGTTCTTGCTAGTGTTTCGGACTATTGTCCGGTGAATGGCTATTATTTTATAAGATATGAATTTATTAAAGTAAAACGAATCAAATCATAATATGTAGGACAGATGGTTGGCGCCATTTGATTGTTTGAACCTGAACAATCTAACTACATTTGTATAAATATTATAGGACGCGCCAATGTCCTTTATAAAGTTAAAAATAAGGAGGTTCAACAATGAATTACCAAAGAATATATGATGCGATAGTTGAAAGAGCTAAATCAAGAGGTTTGAACAAAAAACTTCTTAAAGGCTATTTTGAAAAGCATCCTTGGAATTTTGGAATTCAATGTTCAGACGATACAAGAGAAAAAATCGGAAAATCAAATAAAGGAAAGATACGAGATTCTATGTGTTTAGAAAAATGAAAAACCGAAAGAACAATCATTTTAAAGGAAAAACACATTCAGATGAAATTAAAGCAAAGCTTTCAACGATTAAATCAACGCCTGTTGTTATTAATGACGTTAATTATTCGAGTTATAAACAAGCTTACGAAATTTTGAGCCCATCTGTTTGTTATACAACATTCATATCAAAAAATAAAACGGTTTAATTTAAGTAGGAGAAATAAATGCGTCATCAAAATTTAAATGCGTTCCTTAACGAAGATAAACATCACGGTGTCTATGTGTTCACATCTTATTCATGCGAGTTATGTGAACAATTTGAAAAGGATTTATCTCAGTACGATACTTCGTCATTTGTTGCAATTGAAGTTATGCGTGACGAAGAAATCATTCTCACTGAAATGTTTGGATTAAAAGGATTTCCATTCGCTGTTGTGTTTGTTGAAAATGAAATCGGCCTTATAAAGAAAGGCGTTTTATTTCAAAAACAAATGAATGAGATATATAACTTTCTCAAACAGAATAATATAAAAACTGAACAAGCCAATAAGATTCCAATAACACAAACTGTTCCTGTAATTTTAGAATCGCCATTTAGAGGTGATGCAAAAACTAATACTGAATATGTTAAACTCGCAATACAAGATTCCGTTGAACGAGGAGAATCTCCTGTAGCATTTCATCTTCTTTATTCAGATATTTACGACATTAATAATCCTCAGCACAATGCAATAGTTAAAAAGTTAAAAGAATCGTGGTCATTATTATCCAAAAAAACTGTTGTTTATATTGATGAAGGCGTTAGTGAGGGCATGCTTGACGGAATTACCGATGCTGCAGCAAGAGGTAAAGAAATAGAGTTTAGGAAAATTTATGAAAATTAAGTATCTTATACCAACTGAAAATCCAAAAGCACAAACTGAAAACTTTATATATTTAGACAACAGCTTAGGCGATTCAATCTTTGAAAAATATAATAAAGGGATATCAATGTCTGAAGACGTTGATGTCTTTGTGTTTATGCATGATGATGTTACCGTGATTGATAAAAATTTCGAAAAGAAAATTGAAATCGTCTTCGAACGCTTCCAGAATGTTGCAATTGTTGGAGTAATAGGTACAACTGTTTTCAATGCAAACGGCGGCTGGTGGACATGTAACAGACGTCTGGAGACAATTGGACATATTATTCAAGGTCATCCAGATGGTTCTGAAAATCATATGGTAGAAGCTGTTGGATTTAGTGAAGATGTTGTTTCGGTTGATGGCTGCTGTTTTATGGGACGAGCAGATTTATTTAAAAAAGGTATATTAAAGTTTGATGAGACATATGAAGGATATCATTTCTATGATGCTGATATTTGTATTCAAGCAAAACATTTAGGATATGATGTAGCTGTTGCTGACATTTTAGTGAAACACGAATCCGAAGGTCCAATGAATGAAACTTGGGTTATAAATAAAGATAAGTTTGTAAATAAATGGATTAAGAAAGGATATACTTTCCCACTAACAAAACAAAGTTTTGGAGGATATAATGAGTAAATTTTCAGAAGAATTGGTACGAATTGCAAAATCACAAATCGGAGTTCGTGAAATCGGCGGCAACAACAAAGGCCCAATGATTGTTGAATATCAAAAAGCAACTTGGTTAAAACCTTCGGCATGGCCTTGGTGTGCAGCTTTCGTAGCCTGGGCTATTAAAAACGCGTTGGAATCTAAAGAAGTAATGAAAGAACTTGGATTAAAAAACGCAAGACAGGTAGAGAATTGGAGACCTAGAACCGCTAGCGCTTGGGATTTTAATGAATGGGCAGAATCAAAAGGCCTTACCATTTTAACTGAAAACGATAAAGCAAAAGCTGGTGATATTGTCACTTTTGATTTTTCTCATATTGGTATTGTTATTGAAGACCAAGTCGATGAAAACATCATCACTGTAGAAGGTAACACAAATGGTAAAGGTGAGAGAGATTCTTTAAGTGGCGATGGCGTGTGGAAAAAAACACGAAATTATAAGTTAATAAGAACATTAATACGTAAATAGTGATTAGTCGATTATAAATAATCTTATGGAAACAATTCATTTCATAAGGTTTTATAATGACGACATTTTTAAGTACGATGGCATCAGCGTTAGGCATTAGTATACCAGTTTTTATTGCTATAACAATTATAACTATAATATATGTTTTATATAGTTTAATTACTGGTAAAGGGATGAATGTAAATCTTGGGAAATTTCAGTTTGGTATATCATTTGATACTAAAAATACCGAAAAGAATAAAAGCAATAAAATTACTCAACTAAATCAATGCAATGACTGTTCAAAGAAAGATCTTTATGTTGAAAAAGCGAAAGCTATAGTTAATGGATTTTCGGAAGAACAAAATTCAATTAAAAAGGATCTTATTTTACAACAAATGAATTTTGCTGAAGAGAAAGTTTCGGAGCTAAGAATATTGTTATGCAAACAATATTCAAGATATATTTCAAACAAGTTAAATATTGGAATAATTTCAGCAAAGGATCATTCTGATTATAAATTTTATAGAATGTTGATATATTATATTTTATTATCAAAGATTAAAGATGGAATTATTAAAAAAGCTTTAAAAGAAAATCATTTTTTGGATTTATCAAATGTTGAGTTTGAGCAATATCTTCAAAGAAAGATTGATTTGATAATTGATAACATATCTGAAGGACTTGATACATACTACTCAGACAATCTTTTGATAACAAGAGAAGAGCTTTTTAAAATTAACGATCAAGTGCTTTTGGAAACTAAAACTATAATGAGATCAATATTTGAAAACGCAAGAAACATATCTGAAAACTATAATGATAAGATGACATTTAATAAGTCAGAAATGGAAAAGAAATTACATGAAATATAACAAACTTTAAATTTTTTGTTATATTTTAAAATTTGAAAGAGGTTTATTATGGATTTGTTTGCAACTCTTAAAGAAGTTACTAAAAATCAAACTCCTTGGGATAACGCTGAAGAAGATTTTAAATCGGCTTATAGTCAATTTATGATTAATAGATTTGCATCATCTGTTTCGATTTATATATTACCTTTATCTAAAATTGATCGTTTTAAAGTTTCAAATAAAGTACATCATCAATATATTACATCATTCTTCCATAAAAACGATCATTACTTCAATTATAAAGCATATAAAAAACCAAAAAATGATTTGGAAAATTCAATATCATTTATATGTAGATATTTTGAAATTGGACCAAAAGAAGCTGAGATTTATATTGATTTGATGACAGATGAACAAATTAAAGATATATGTTCATTATATAAAACAAAATAAGTACATTTTATTAACCATTAGGCGTCGTTATAAATATTAAAAATGTTTATAGCGAGGTTTATCATGGCATCTACCGAATTGAAATTTTATAAAGCACCTAAAGACGAAAGGGGGAACCTAATGTGGGTTCCCATTGTTATTAAAAATAAAGATCAACTTATTGGATTTATTGAAGGCGTAAATATGACGGCTTCAGTTTATAACATTGATCGTGAAAGTATGTTTTATACACTTTCATCGGAAAGATTTAACGATATTACTCGTGACGGCAAACGATTAAGAGATATGTCAAATAGTGAATTCGTTCAACATGCTAAAGGCGTTATAGAAGAAGGCTTTGATCGTATAAATGCAATGGAAGCTGCTGATGGCGGAGATCTTGATGATTTTTGTTTAACAATCCAATGCTCTTGTGGAAATTTTATCGGTTATAAAGATTATGAAAAGATACCTAAAACAAACACATTATGTGATATATGTGAAAAGACTGTAATTCAATATACAAATGATGAAGATGATTGCTATGTATATGATGGAGTTCCAGGAAGAAACAATGAAGCTTTATTACAAGCAATTGAAAGCCTTCAAATTGAAGAAGAGGCTGAAGGTGAAGCTGTTGAAGGTGATGACGATGAAAAGTCAGAGTCTGATGGATGGTAAACTATATAAATAATTAAAATTTTAGTTGAGAGGTTAAATAATGGGAACTTTCTATGGTCTTTATATTACAGAATCAATCAATGTTAAGAATATGGAAAACGCGATTAAGCTTATTAAACAGATTCTTGAAAGAGCGCTTGGCATGAAGCTTTATCCTTATGGACCAGAACTTTATAAAAACAAGTTTGGTACATTTCAAGGAATAAAATATTTCTTGGGAAACACAAATCGTGCTGTGCGTTTCAATTGGCAGTTTAAAGGCCAAAGCACTGAGATTTATTCAATAGACGTTTGGGATGATAAAGAAGGATCTAAAGATGTTCCAACAATTACAATCCAAACTGCTGGTGTATCTTTAGCAAAAGCAATTCCTCAACTTGCAGGTATTATTAAGATGCCTAAGCCAGGTTTGACAATTGATCTTAGCGCAACTGCAACTGTTAGCGAAGCAACCGTAAGTATTGACGGTATGGAATTCAAGTCTGGAAAAGAAGCTGGATTGTATCTTGCATCAAAAGGTTACAGCCCTGAAGATATCGCAAAAAGAACAGGCATGGCTATCGGTGGAGCAAAGTGGGTACATGGTCAATATCTTAAGACTGTGAAGGGTGTTTCTGAGAAAGGAATTGATTCTTCAGAAGATAAGAAAGCAATTCAGAAATTCGATAAAACTGAATATGCTGACCCAGATATTGTTTTTGATGACCTTAAAGATCTTGTACAAATGGTTGCATCTGGTGTTCAAGCATCATTACTTGTAACGGGTATGCCTGGTATAGGTAAAACATATTCAGTAACACAACATCTTGAAGCATTTGGAAAGCATAAGAATGAACCAAATGGTTATGTAACATTCAAAGGTACTTCATCTCCTTTCGGTTTGTATCGTGCTCTTTATCACCACAAGAATCAGATTGTTTTGTTTGATGACTGTGACGCAGTTCTTAAGGATGATACAGCATCAAATATTTTGAAAGCTGCTCTTGATTCTTATGATGTTCGTGAAATTACTTGGATGTCAAAGTCAACATTTGATCCAGGTGAAATGTCAGAAGAAGAGATTAATGAAAAGATTGTTGAGGAAGGCAAGTATCCTTCAAAGTTCGAATTCAAAGGACAAATCATTTTCATCTCGAATATTCATAAGAAGAAAATTGAACAAGCTGTTATTTCTCGTTCCATGACAATTGATATTACTTTGGAATCTAAGGATGTATTTAGAAGAATGGAAACAATTCTTAACAACATTGAAAAAGATACTCCAATGAAATTGAAAAAGGAAGTTCTTGAATATCTTAAGGATGAATATTCTGTTACCGAAGGACGACAAGCTAACATGCGAACACTTTTAGGCGCTATGAAATGCCGTAAATCCGGCTCGCCGAATTGGAAACGATTAGTTACACAATATGTATAAAATATAGAATTTTGACGCTCTCACGACCCTAAAGGGTCGGGGATTCTAAAGTCCTTGCGGATACTTCTTTCTGCCCCGCAGATACCTTACCCGAAGCAATCTTCTTAGGCTTTCTCTGCGTGTCACCTTTCGGTCTGACAGACTTAACTTCCCCACCGTCCGTGGGTACTGAATTCTTGTTATATGTGATGAATGCCCAGTCACGGATATTACGAGCAGCATTGACATCACGATCATAGGCAATCCCACATTCAGGGCATGTCCATGATCGTTGATCCAATGTTAGTCCCTTGTAATAGTGACCACATTCATTTCCTGTTTTCGAGCTTGCCTCGAATCTACCGATCTGTAGATACCACTTACCATACCACTCCGTTTTATATGTACACATAGAATCGAATTGAGTCCATGCGACTTCGCTGATTGATCTAGCTAATTTGTGATTCTTCATCATTCCTTTCACATTCAAGTCTTCTCTGGCAATTGCTTGGTTCTCACGCACCAGTCGTGTGCTTAACTTGTGTAGGAAATCGGTTCGCTTATTCACAATCGTCTGATGTAGCTTCGCTACCTTCAGTTGTGCTTTCTTTCTGTTCTTGCTGCCTTTCTGCTTATGACTCAGTTTACGCTGTAACAATACCAAACGATCATGCGTAGAACGCAGGAACTTTGGATTCTCTACAACTTCACCTTCACTTGTGACGCAGAAATCTTTTATACCTACATCAATTCCTAGTACATCAGTTTTAGATTCCAGCTTTGGTTTTACTGGTATCTCAGTTCCTGTTTCTACTATGATTGATATATGGTATTCACCTGATGCATTTCTAGATACCGTAGATTTTCGTATATCACCAGTTATCTGTCTGCTCAGTTTTATCTTTATCGCTTCTTTAAACTTAGGTAGCCATAATCTACCATGATCAAAGTCTAATTCAGTTCCGCTTGGGATCGTATAACTCTGCTTACTGTTATTCTTCGATTTAAACTTAGGAAAATCACTTCTTTTAGAAAAGAAATTATTGAATGCAATGTCTAGGTATTCAAGCGAGGCTTGTAAACTCTGACTACCTGCTTCTTTCAGCCATTCAGTTTCTGGATTCTTCTTCATAGAAGGAAGCATATTAGATAGGTCAAACTTGCTAGGGGACTTACCTGTTTCTTTATATGCTTTCTGTTTAGTGGCGAGTCCCCAGTTATATACCCAACGACAATGACCGAACTGCTTGGTGAGTCTTGCCTTCTGTTCATCACTTGGGTATAATCTGTATTTGTACGCTTTCAACATTCTACTATATAATATACATCTTTTTTATTTAGAATATCAATATTTATTTTCTAAATTATTAAAATGTTTAAGTATCATCATAGGTCCCACAGTAAATTCAGTATCAAGTACCATTTTGTCTTCTGTACAAAGTACCGTAGGCAGATTCTGAATGGAAAGTTCGGTGAGTACATCAAATCACAGATGATTGAATTGACTAAATCAACATTTACTATTGATGAGATTGAAGTAGACAAAGATCATATTCATATTTTAGTGGATTCTGATCCAACTAAATCGCCATTGGACTTTGTTCGATTAGCTAAAATGATGACTACATATCATGCGTGGAGGTCGAGTTGGACTCCGTTCCTGCGATCTATATACTAGAAAGAGAGAACTCTTTGGTCTGATGGATACTTTGTAGCTACTACTGGACAGGCATCTACTGAGACAATTAGACAGTATATTGAAAGTCAAGGTTGATCGCTCTCATCCCTTTAGGGAAGGGATGAGGTTTTCTCGCTCAGAAAAGATAAAATCAAAAACTGTGTAAAATATACATAGTGAATTTAAAATCCACAAAAAATTAATTTTGTGGATTTTTTGTTGTATTTTGTTTAAAATTTGTTATATTTGTAATTCAAATTAATGAGGTATTATGAAAACTTTTATTTTGATTTCAGGTAAGATGCGAAGCGGTAAAAATCAATTCGCAGATTTTTTGAGTATTTATTTAATGTGTAAAGGAAAATCGGTTCGACAAGATTTATTTGCAAATGATTTGAAGAAAGGATGCTCTGAAGATTTTGCTTATATGATGGCACAAATAAATGATCAAGTTTCTAAAATTAAAGAAGAATTGTGCTATTCAACAATAGATTCTAAAAGTCTTGAAGCTGCAAATGGTATGCTTGATGAATTGACAGTTAAACATAATGATAATTGGTATGAAAATAAAACTCTTATATCAAGATTGCTTTTACAAACCTATGGCACACAAATTTTTAGAGACCGGGTAAATGTTAATCATTGGGTTGATCAAGTTATTAATAGAGCAATTGAATGTGATACAGACTTCACATTAGTTACTGATGCACGATTTGAAAATGAAATTAATAGGGTTAAAGAATCGTGTTCAAATAAAAATATACGAGTAATATCTATCAGAATAGAACGAGATATTCCTCAAAACAATCTTTATACACATGATTCCGAAAAGGGCCTTGATAATTTTAAAGGCTGGGATTATACTATAAATAATGATGGATCATTTGAAGATTTGCAAAAACATGCAGATGACATTGTGAAACAATTGGTTTAAGAGGTAATAAATGTCAGCTAGTGATGATTATAACACTTTAAAGGCTCAACGGGATTTGTTATTTGACGGTTTGAAAAAACTCGTTAGAAGTGATTCTACGCCTGATTCTATAAAGACATATTTAACAACATTAGCCAAGAAGGTTGTTTCTTTTAAATCGCACGCATCAATTGCTGAGAATAATAAGCCATTCAAAGTTGGGGATGTTGTAATAACGACTAATAATAAGATATGCAGATATAAGATTGAAAAGCTATATGAAGACGGCTCTGAACGTTTTTGTACATTAAGAACAATCTGGGTAAAAGATAATGTCGCTCCACCGGATGGTGTTCACCACAATATCCCGTTGAGTTTCTTAAAACACTATAAAGGAGTTTAATATGCAAGTAACAAACATCGCGATTTTTCCAATTGATAATTCAACTACAGCTCTAAAAGGATTTGCACAAGTCACTTTAGATGGTGTTCTTCGTTTAACAGGGATTAAAATCTTTGAAGGTGATAAAGGTCCATATATTTCATATCCAAAGAATAGTAAATCAAAACAAAATCTTTGCTTTATGTTTCCAACTGATAAAGATCTACGTGAACATATTTCAAAAGAAATTATTGATGAATATTTTTATATGATAGAACAAAAATAATAGGACATAATGTACCAACCATTCGATGAATTACCAAATAATATATGATGGAATAATCAAAAGAGCAAAATCAAGAGGTCTTAACAAAAATCTTCTTGATGAATGGGAAGGTACTTAAGTAAGATTAGATGGAAGCGAAACGAAAGGTGTATAAAAATATACATCTTTTCGTTTTCTAGTTCATTTCTTAATGCGTGCGGATATATATATTCTAACGGAGAAAAAATTATGATGTTATGGTCGAACAATCTTAGAGAACAATTTAATCACGGCGCATGTGCCTTGGTTATTAAGCCTTCATATAAAGGAACCGATACAATCTAAGAGTCTAGAATCAAAATTCATATAAAGAGTTTGATCCTCGGCCGAAAAGCTGAGGATTTTTTATCGCTAATAAGCTCTCACTATGAATCATGGAGATGAAAAATTTTTTGAAAATAATTCATCCGGCCATTTACAAAATCATTTTTATTTGTATATTTGTTTTCGTTGATGGTTGAAACAACAACTTCGACAAAATCAATCCTCGCGGTTGATTTGATGATTGAGATTAAGAGAATTCATTGGTGAGTTAAAGACGAGTAGCGAATGAGAATGAATATTGAAAAAACAAACAAATTATTTTTGAAAATCTATTGACAAAACAAAATGAATTTTTTAAATTGCAATCATAATAAAACGGTTCAAGCAACCGAAAAGATTTTTGACAATTTGGAAATTTTAAAATCTTAGATGAGATTAAGAGACGTTTACTGGACGAAGTAACTTATGTTATGAGACGGACGTGAATGATCTGAAATCATCTTTGCGCCCGATTCGTATACCGGTCATTACACCTGTTTTGTAATCAGGATAAGGGGGTTCGATTCCCTCATCGGGCTTAAGTTATTTGGAGTGTTGGTATAACGGTTATTATGGGTCACTGTCTATGATTCGACGCGGGTTCGACTCCCGCACACTTCGTTAAGTTTTTGTTATTATGGCGGTATAGTTCAAATGGTTAAAACATCTCCCTTTCACGGAGACGCTGTGGGTTCAAATCCCGCTACCGCTATTATAAAGATTATCATTGCCGATAAAACATAAATGGTGATGTAATCGACTCTTAATCGATGAAACAAGGTTCGATTCCTTGTATCGGCATAGTTAAATTAACGACGCGGAGTAGAGCAGTGGTTAGCTCGTCAGCCTCATAAGCTGAAGGCCGTAGGTTCAAATCCTACCTCTCGCTATAAAATTTGGTTCTGAAATCCGGTAGGCTGTTCCCGGATGGAATGAAGAATGAGCCGACGGGCAGAAATTCAAACCAAGAACTAATCAAAGGTGTATTATGGACCTAGGAAACTATAATATACAAGACAGTCACCTTTTATTTTGACGCGGGGAGCACGGTGCCGCAGTGGCTCATAACCACATGCTTCTAGGTTCAATTCCTAGCTCCGCTATAAGTTAAAAAGTTTCTGAAAAGGAAAGCAATAGTTTGAAATACTAGTCACTACAACTATTGTTACGAGATGATGGAGGTGGTACTCGTTTCAGTATCAAAAGTCACCTACAAGTTTTGGGATGTACGCAAATTGGTAAGCGGACTGACTGTTACTCAGTTGACCTACAGGTTCGAGGCCTGTCGTCCCAGCTAAAATTGTTATAATGATCTTCCGTAAGGACCGATGGATTCAGACGATGATTCAGTTCATCTTTAGGTGCAACTTCTAACATTCGAGTTTAGAAACGCCCAGATGGTGGAATTGGCAGACACGACGGTCTAAGAAGCCGTTACGAAAGTGTGAGAGTTCAAGTCTCTCTCTGGGCATTATGAGATTTAAAACTCATCCATCAGTAGTGGTAACAGGCTATTCAATGCTGTTTCAAGTACGGTGCCCGTCACCGGAAAAATTTTTAATTTTCGTGGGTATGGTGTTCAACGGTTAGCATATGACATTACCAATGTTATAGTTCGGGTTCGAATCCCGAATCCCGATACCCGCTTAAGACTGATAACACACTATGCAAATGCAAGCAACATTTGTCAAGAGCCGCGGTGGTAACGGCTTTTGTGCTAATAGAAAATGTTACTGTAGTGAAAGGAAGCAACCTTTAGTTCAATCAGTTTTTAAATTGCGCCCTCTTGGTATAACTAGTGTGTACGCGTGCCTGTTAATATAAATATAATAAAATGGAGAAATCAATGATATTATGTGAAATATGTAACAAGGAATGTAAAAGCACTAAATCGTTGTTAGCTCACAAATGGAGAGCTCATACAGAAGAAGGCAATCTGCATAAGTTGAAAACTGTTAGTCGAGGTTATACAAGTCATTGGAAAGGACAAACAAAAGATACGTCCGATGTCATTAAAAACATTGCTAAAAAGAATTCGGAAATTATCCAAAGTAAAATTTTAAATGGGACTTTTATACCAAGTAAAATGGGTGATATTGCAAGAGACAAACTTAGCATTGAACAAAGTCTTCATAATAGAGGCGGTAAATGCAAATGGTTTGACTATAAAGGACAAAAGCTTCAAGGTACTTGGGAATTAAATGTTGCAAAGAAACTTGATGAATTGAATATTGAATGGATTAAACCTAAAGTTCACAAAGATGTTATTCAATATGAACTTGATGGTAAAAATAAACATTATACTCCTGATTTATATCTTCCTACATATGATTTATACCTTGAAATAAAAGGATATTGGTGGGGAAATGATAAAGCAAAAATGAAAGCTGTTATGGATCAACATCCTAACATAAAAATCATTTTGATTGAAAAGAATGAGTATGATAAAGTCATGCAAGGTGAGCTAGTCTGGTGATTCAAGCGTTGGACTGAAAATCCAAAGAACTGAGTTCGATTCTCAGACCTTGCACTAATAAATAATACGAGAGCTCCTGCTAGTTAAAAGCATCCGTCAGGCGTCAATGATGAGCACAGAGAACGCAGTATTATTTATGTTTATGTCGTATTAGCAAAGTGGGAATGCCGCAGTCTGCAAAACTGTTATGAGTTGGTTCGATTCCTACATACGACTTATGGAAGGTGGCGCTAAAGGTTAGCAAACGGTTTTGAACACCGTCGCCGATGTAACAGTCGAGGGTTCGATTCCTTCACTTTCCTTATTAAAATTTAACAGCCTAAAGTGTTATCTGGTTGCATGGCTCGTTTGGGGCGAGGCGGTTTCGGTTCAAATCCGGATAGGCTGATAATAACAAGAAAGATGAATGGTATCTCAGAAAGATCATCTGTAAAGTTCATTCCTGAAACTCCTGGTTGCAAGCAGGCCGTTTATACACTAGGATAATTGTAGTTGAGTAAAAACGTTCTTGTTATAATATTATGCTCGGTTAGTATATGGGTAGATTACGTGGCTCTGATAAAGCTGAGAGGAAGGATCGTCTCCTTCACCGAGTACTAAGATAAATAGAATATGGGGTGTTCGTATAATGGCTATTACATTTGCCTTGCACGCAGATTATAAGGGTTCGATTCCCTTACGCTCCACTAAGTTATAAAACAAAGAAACTGAGAACGCTTACAACGACGGCAATCGTTTAAAAGCTAAGTCCTTGCCGGGATTTCTCCAGGATGGTTGAATTGAAACTTCGGCCTTCACTAGGGGGTTCTCTAAGTTTATGCGGAATTCATATAGTGGCTTATTATCTCAGACTTCCAATCTGATGAGGCGGGTTCGATTCCCACATTCTGCTTACGGGTGTATATGTCAATGGTAGACTAGGTGCCTTTTAAGCATCGGATCACAGTTCGACTCTGTGTATGCCCATTATGCCTTTGTAGACCAAAGGCAGAGTCAATGTCTTCTAACGCCATAAAGTAAGAGTTCGAATCTCTTCAAAGGTATTTTTAAAAAAATTAAATTTAAAATTGACAAAACTGGAAATTTAATTATATTTGTTTTAATTGTTTAAGGAATTAAAATGACAAGGTCAAGCCGATACACGCCAATCATTTCAATCACAAAAAGTGGCTTAAGAAATGGTGAGAGCGAAGATAAAAGCATTGCTAATAAAAAGTTTAGAAGAAAAAACAAAAGATTTATTGGTGATGCGTTAATAACAAATAATTTGGAAGAAATAATTTTAATTAATAAGCTTGAAGAGGTATCAAATGTTTATGATTTTATTAAAGATGGTAAACAATATCTTGATAAAAATTCAGAAAACTATGATCACAAGTATATGCGGAAGTAATTTACGGCGCGTTAACTCAATTGGACAGAGTACTCGGCTTCTACCCGAATTGTTGTAGGTTCGACTCCTACACGCGCTATTATGATGAACAATTGATTACTAGAAATTAAATTATCGTGGAGCAATAGCCGATGGTATCAGGCAGGGGCTCTTATAAGGTTCTATGTGTGGGTTCGAGTCCCACCTCCACGACTAAGTTAGAAATTGCGTGGTGTAACAGTGGTCAGCTTCCGAGCCTCATAAGCTCAGGTGTCGTTGGTTCGAATCCAACCCCCGCTTTATATTAAAGGATAGAATGAGTTTACTTATAAATGCAATCATTGCGATAACTTGTGTAACAGCAATTCTATTCGTTTACAATACGGTAAAAGCCCGTAAAGATCGTAAAAAAGAAATTGAAAAATTGAATAAACAACTTGAGAAATATGGCAAGAGACCTATTTCCTATAAATGAGGTTTGTATGAATATTACTTTGAGAAAGGCTCTCAACTTGAAGAATAAGTTAGTTGGTGAAATTTCCACATTGGGTAATGAGATCATCCATCATAATCAATATGATGCTGGACGTAATTCAATCTCTGAAAAGATTGACGTTCAGAACAAGCTTCTTGAATACACAAAGAAGAAAAGCGACTTGATTGAATTGAAAACCGCAATTGTAAATGCGAATGCTGGTGCAAAAGGTGACAAGTCGATCTATTCAACTCTTGTAAAGATTGAAGAGGCTAAGTCCTTGATTTCTTTCTTGAGATCAATCCCAACGGATACAACAACTCGTGAGAATACTGATTACAGAACAAACACTGTTACTTATGCTGAAGTGAATGTTCAAGTTTCCTACGAAGAGATTCAGAAGCATATCAAGACTGCTGAACTAAGTCTTGAGAAATTGCTTGATACTGTTGAAGAGTTCAATGGCAACACAAAGATCGAAGTTAGTTTTTAATTTGAATGACTGAGTAAGAGAACACATGCTCTCGTACCTGTTTTCCTAACGGAAAACAACAAAAATGCTTGACCGATAAAGATTATGTTTCAACATTCTTAACGCTTTTTTATCTTCATTATTTTATCAATATTCGTTTATCAACATTCTTCCTGCGTTAGATGTTGTAATCTGAAAAGTCATTCAAGTTTCCGCTGTATAATTTAACAGGATAGATGCAGAGTTTAGGAAACTCTGCATGTAGGTTCAAATTCTACTGCGGCGATAAATTGGAGATAGTTATGAGCTTTTTTGGACATGATTACATATTTGGTAAGTGGGAAGATCGGATTATATTCGGTGTTCCTGCTATAACGACGGCGATAGTGATTTTTTCAATTTTTATTATCGGTTTAATAAAAGTGATTAGTTTTATTTTATAAATAGTTTGAATATGCCTGAGTAGTACAACGGTAGTACACTTGTTTCGTAAACAAGAAACGTGGGCTCAACTCCCTCCTTAGGCTTTAAAATACGCCGCACTAGTATAAAAGTTATTATGCGATCTTGTATGATTGAGACATCAGTGCGATTCTGAGTTGCGGTTGAAGCCCGGATAGTTCAATAAATAGAATGTGGAGTAACGAACTCTGTGATGTAGGTGCAATTCCTGCTCTGGGTATTAAGGAAAGTTGGGTCTGTTGGAGGACCAAGCTGTTTGCTAAACAGTCGGCTGTAAAAGGCTCGCCGGTTCGATTCCGGCACTTTCCGCTATGGAGATGTAAATGTGTAATGGTATCGCATCCTGTTTGGAAAACCGCGCCCATTAAGTTGGAGTGAAGGTTCAAATCCTTCCGTCTCCGTTCATATAAATAAATTACACAAGGAACAGTTGGTCTTTGTAAACATTGAATTGAAGGAGTATTTATGACTAAAGATAATATTGGAATTTCTATGGGTGGAAGCGAAACAACATTTAACCGTTTGAAGCAGGCTTCACAATGGGTTTTAAATCGCAAAGCCCAAGTTGAGAGCAAAAATGTTGTTGAAGGAAAAGCTGGGATACATTTGCAACAAGAAAAGGCTTATAAGTCTGGATATGTGGACGCTCTTGATCATGTTGGTAAGCTTCTCGATAATTTGAGTGCTCACTAAGAAAATGTAAATCTTCAACGATGGATGAGTAAGAAGGTTTAAGGAGGTTCGCAAGAACCTCCTTTTTTTATTTTGTTTTTATATTTCTATTTACATTTTTCAAAATTTATTATATTTGAAATTCAAACTGAGGTTATATGAAAAATGTTTTGATTTTAAATGATGCTTATATGCCAGTCAATGTTGTTAGCATGAAAAAAGCTTTCAAAATGATGGTTAAGTCAAGTATCTTTGATTCAATTGGCAGAAAAGGAGAATATCATATTGATATAGTTGAGTGCTATGATGACATGGTACACTCGGGCAGCGATGCATTTTCTAGACCAGCTGTTATAAGAATCACTCATTATTTAGCACCTTCAAGGAAGAATATAAAGCTTTATGCGCCATTCACAAGAAAGAATATTTGGGAACGCGATGGCGGATGCTGCCAATATTGTGGTTCAAAAATTAAGCTAATTGATATGCACTGGGATCATATCGTTCCTAGAAAGCTTAAAGGTAAAACTACGTGGACTAATATTGTATGTGCTTGTAATTCATGTAATGCAAAGAAAGCAGACAAGACATTAAAAGAATCTGGAATGAAGCTTTTAAAATCTCCTAAACCTGTTTATAACGAAATCTCTCCAGGTATGCAATGCCGCGCCCGCATTCTTAGAAAAGTAGACAAGGTTATACCAAAACAATGGACTTCATTTTTAGATTGGATGGGTGTATCATGAAACAACACGGAAATAAAGATTTTGTTTTTGAAGGCTGTGATTGGACTGAACTCGCAGAATACTTCGGCGTTGATTCATCTGATGAAGAAAGCATAAAAGTCATTGATGAAAAGCTTATCGAAATAGTTAGCGATATACATGGCATGTCATTGAAAGCTCATCCTGATGTAACAAAGATTCGTGAGTTTGTCACTGAAATTGAAAGACGCGATTCAACTTACAAAAAACCAATTTGGAAAGGTTTACTCAAGATTAGAGAAGATGGGACATTCATTAAATTTGTCAGTCTTCTTTATGGTGAAATGTGGAACTAAGGAGTTTAAATGTATTATCCATTTTTCGGTGCTGACACAATTGAAGAATATGAGATTCGTATAAAAACCGAACCTGTGATTATTGATTCCGAAATGATTGAACGCGGCGACTCTCCTTTATTTGCATCGGTTTACGATAAGATGTTTTTAAAGAATGCTAAACGAAAGCCAATCGAAACAAAAACTGATGCTGAGATTGTTGATGATATCTTCAAGCAGAAGTTGGGCAAGAAGAAAGAACCTTCCGAAAAGCCAAAAGGGCTTTCTGCATTCCAAAAGAAAGATGTTGAGAAGGTTAAAGAAATAAAAGAAATTGAAACATCCAGAACACCTGAGAACTTACCAGATAATTCGGATGCTCAATTTATCATATCATTATTCAAATGATTGTGGAGACATTAAAATGAAAAGTAAAGTTGGAAGTGATTTAGAAGTGGGTGATAAGATTGTTTATGTAACAACATCTTATCACTGGCCATTCATGCGATTTGGAGTTATAACAAAGATTATTGAAGGACGGCTTGAACAACGTGATTATCATAAGAATCCTTATTTCTATCATATTCCTGGTAAGATTGAAATTCTTGATACTAAAGGAAAGAAAAGATTCACTAGAGGTCACCTTGTATATAAATTAGAAGAAGTTAACAAAATGTTTGAAGAGGTAAAATAGTGCCATTTTATAATTTTAAGTGCAAAGATTGTGGTAAAGATTTGGAGATGTTTTGTTCACATGCGAATATAGGACAAATAACAACTAAAGATGGATCGTTAAAGGATCCATGCGAATGCGGCGGCAAACTTAAAAGACAATATATTAGTATTGGTTTAGGACCTGATATTTATAAGAATGATCCGCGCTCAAATGGATATTGGAAACGTGGAAAAACAAATGATCAGATTGCTCGCATTATTTCCGACCCAAAAGGAACTCCTTACTAATTTTTAAAATTATTTTTATTTACCATTTACAATTTAAAAATTTTAATTATATTTGTTTTGAAGTTTTTAATATCTCAAAAGGAACTACATGATTAAAAGACTGATAAAATGGTGGTATTCAAGTAACGAAAACAAAATGTGGCATGGAAAGCGCTGCGCGGTGTTCGGTCCCAATTATATTTGGACTGGGAATTTTATTGAAGAAACCAAAAATACTTTAACTCTTGAAAATGTTGTTCAACTTTTCGAAACTGGTCCGCATAGTTCAGTCGAAACCGAATGTGAAGCAATTTGTAAACACATGACTTTCATGAAGGCTGCAATTTGTAACATTGGCAATCCTATTTGGACTAATGATGAATTTAAGTTTGAAAAGAACGAAAACTCTAAAAAAGGAGACAAATAATGTCTAACGAAATAAATCCCATGAATTATAAGAACGAACCTCCTAAGTCTTTTGATGGCATGAAGCTCGATATGATTTTCCATACCGAGACAAAGAAAGCGAAATTATTCTTAAAGAATTTTGTTGATGGTTGGTCTATTATTGTGTGGTCTGGAAATATCAGTGATACGGTTAGTGAAATATGTGCTAAAAACAGTAAAGCTGTTATTGAAAGCACGAATGAGACTTTAAAACTTTTGTGTATGTATAAGATAAAGTTCTCTGAAGAAATCCGTGTGATAAATATTTAAAATTCTAATAACTTATTGACAAATTTGGATATTTTATTATTTTTGTTTTACTTTTAATTGAGATATATAATGAGATTAATGAAAATTTCAGATCGTCAAAACTTTTGTTATTGTAAAGTGAAATCACTTAAAACATTTGATGTAAAAAAGGTTCATATTAAACCAGGTGATACTATTTACGCAATGCTTTATCCAAATAATCATTGGCATCTTTTTAACACAAATAATGAAACTGAAAATAAACAATATGAATTAATGATCGGCGCCGTTGAAAGCAAAGATTTTGAAGATATCAAAGAAGATATAATTATATAACTTAATATGAATCCAAATAATCTAACAAATAAACAACTGGAGAAATAAAATGGATATACGTACTCTTAAAAAGACGATTGAAAGAACACCTGTAACTCAAGCCATTGGCATTGAAGGAAAACACGGTATTGGTAAATCTGAAATTGTTGGTCAAGTATTTAAGGAGCTTGGTTATCGAATAATTTATTTATTTGTTGGACAAGCAAGTGATGCCGGTGATTTGATTGGCCTTCCTGATAAGGTTGATGCTATTTTTACGAATGAAGATGGCGAAGAATATGTTGCAAAAATTACAACTTTTGCGCCACCTAAATGGTGGCCACGCGATCCACAAGAAAAAATTTGTATTTTCTTGGATGAAGCAAACCGTGGTAAACCTGAAATTTCTCAATGCTTAATGGACATGCTTTTAAATCGAAAATTAAATGGTATGCAACTTCCAGCAAATACACGTATTGTTGGTGCATGGAATCCTATTGATGATGGATTTTATCAAGTTGAAGAGCCTGATCCAGCTTGGCTTGACCGTTGGAATGTATATACTCTTGATCCTACTCCAGAAGAGTGGTCTGACTGGGCATGGAAGACCGGGGTAAACAGTTTGGTTATTGGATTCATTATGGAAAATCGTGAATTCTTAGATCCTTACAATGTATCTTCAAAGGAAATCTTGAAGAAGTATAAAGCCGGTGCTGTGCTTCCTTCCCGTCGCTCTTGGGATCGTGTATCTCAAATTATAAACAATGCAGTAAAAGCTGATGATCAATTCTGGATTGAGAGCGATGCTGGGGCTGGGTTACTTAAGGAAATGGTTGCGGGAATCGTTGGTGTCCATGCAGCGTCGGCTTTTTGCAATTATGTTCGTACAAAAGGCCGAGGAATTCACATCGGCGTTATGATGACTGATTGGAAATCTGAATCTGCGACTAAAATTAAAATGTTGAATGTTCAAGAACAACTTCAGATGAATAATCAATTGGAGTTCTTTATCATAGAAAATGAAAAGCTTATGGCAACTCAGAAACCGTTGCTTGATAAGTATGCTCACTCAATTCAAAAGTATCTTGAATGCCTAAATGAGGAAATAATGGCTTCTTTCATAAACAAGATGAAGGACGCCCATGAAAATGGAAAGACTTGGCCGGGAATGATCCTTAGCGCAAATGAAAAGATTGTGAACAAGTACATCTCCGTTCTTAATGGCGAAGATGAATCAGACAAAAATCAAAAACAATGGTAAGAAGTTAAACTATGAACACACGTGATATTCTAATTACTTTTAACAATTCTTCAAAAAATGCTAAATTGTATTCATGATTTTTCTAACTGGAGATTTAAATGAACGAAATTGATATTCACTCAAAAGCTTTAGCGAAAATGAACAAGGTGATGATGCGTTGGTCCTTCGATGACGTATGCCTTTTGGGTTCATGGTGTATCATAGATAAGATAGTTGACCCAAAACAAAAGACGATGGGTATAAACACAAAGTCTTCTCCTCCTTACATTGCATACAATCCAAATTTTGTTAATGCGTTGAGCGATGAATACCTTGAAGCTGTTATGGCAAAGGAAGGATTTAAGATTCTTCTCCGTCATGCAACAACTCGTCTTCGCGAACCAAAGACTGTAAGTAATCTTGCATCCGATGTTACAATTAACGGTCATATCATGGGTGGTATTGCCGACTTCGGTGATACAGGCACATTCTTTACGGCAGAATCTTTTGGACTTGAAAAGAACAAGTTCTATGAAGAGTACTACCGTCGTATCAAAGATATCATGGACAAGGTTGACCAAAAGGTCAAAGAAGCCATGCAGAATGCACAACAGAAAGGTGAAAAACAAAAAGGCCAACAAGGTGGCAAAGGCGGTCAAGGTGAAGGGAACTCTAAAGATGGCAAGGGCGATGGGAAAGGGAAGAAGGATCCAAACCAGAAAGGAAATCTAGGTGGTGGGGGACAACAGGGGGATCAGGAGAGCGATCAAGACGGGGAAGGTCAAGGTGACGGTCAGAACCAAGGTCAGGGCGAGAATGAATTCCAAGAATTTGATTCTCAAAGCGATGCTCTTGCTCAGCACCACGATCCAAAGAACTCTACTGCGAATGACCAGTGGGGTGAAAACAACCTCTTTGATGCCGATGTCCAGTCGTATGTAAACAATGAACAAAAGAATCTCAAGAATTGGGGTCGCCATACTAATAGCATGATCAGTGCTATCATTGCGGCCAATACTCCTGAGATCAATCCTAAGGATATCGTTCGTCGTTTCAACAACAGTGTCCTTACACAAGTATCCACAAGTTCCCGCATGAAGCTTAATCGCCGATTCGGTCTTGATTCTCCAGGTCATAGAAGAAATTACAAGTCGCGAATTTTGTTTGCTGTTGATACGTCTGGGTCAATGTCAAACGATGAACTGGCAAGAGGTGGTGCCTTAATCAATGCAACCATTAAGCACGCTGAAATTGATTGGCTTCCATTTGATACAAAGATTTATGATATCGTTAAGAATCTGAAACGCGCCCAACAGACTTTTGATTTTAAGGGTCGTGGCGGAACAGATTTCCAACCTGTCATGGATTACGCTCAAGAACATAAATATGATGGAATAGTTATTCTGACTGATTGCTGTGCAGCGGCTCCTACACGGCCAACCAAAGCGAAGGTTTTGTGGTTATCGACTTCACAAAAATATAAGCCGCCAGTTGACTGGGGATTTTATGCGTACCTTCCCGATATGGAATAATCATCGGTAAACATTATATGCTTTTATAAATACAATAAAGGAGATTTATGAATTATAAAAGCATATATGATAAAATTGTTGAAAAAACTAAAGAACGAAAGTTTTCCTGGACAAGAACAGAAGAATATTTTGAAAGACATCACATAATTCCAAAATGTTTAGGTGGAAGTAATAAGAAAGAAAACTTAACAATGATGACTGCTAAAGAACATTATGTCTGTCATCATTTATTGTGGAAAATTTATAAAGATGATAAAAGACTTGCTTTAGCTTTTCATAAAATGAAATCTTCAAATATGAAGTCGCGACAAATAGAAAGAAAATTTTCTTTAAGCGCGAAAGAATATGAAAATCTCAGAACTGATATAGCTTCAGCATTTTCAAAAAGAATTGTTTCAAAAGAAACTTGTAATAGAATTTCAGAAACAAAAAAATTAAAATATTCCATGTTAAGTGACGAAAGACGAAATGAATTAAGATTGAATGCAAAGAATTGTTTATCAAAACCGGAAGTTCGAGCAAAAATGAGTCAAAGTGCTAAAGGAAAAAAACATTCATGGAATAATAAAAAAGGTTCCGCTGGAAGTTTAAATCCTAAAGCAAAAAAATGTTATATAAACGATGTCGAATTTGGGTGTATTAAAGATGCAATTTCATATGCAAAAGAACATTTTAAAATTTGTTCAAGCGCAATAAAGAAACGATTTAAAGATCCAAACGATTTTGTTTTCGTTAAAGAGGTAAAATGATAAATGTGGAATCAATCAAGGACGCGAACATTAAAAGGTTTGTATCTCATGTGATAAGGACTTGCATCGCAAACAATATTGATTTCGTAACGATTCCCGTTGATGATGATAGCGATATTCTTGGAGGATTCAATGATTCAATTAGAACACTTGAGATAACTGAATCCGATAGTCCAAATGTTATTGGTGTGTTGGTTCATGAATATTCACATATGATGCAATGGATTGAAAATGCCCCTGTGTATATAGCAACGTATAAGAAGCTTGACCCAACAACTGTCGTGGATTACTGGCTTAAGGGAAAGGAATATTCAGCAAAGACTCTTGATGAATGTTTCCTCTTAGTAAAGAAATTGGAATTTGATTGTGATAAGCGAGCTGTACAAGAGATCATAAAATGGAAACTTCCTATTGATCTTGATCATTATAAGAAAAGTGCAATTGCTTATTCCTACTATTATGATTATTTGAGACAAACGAGAAAGCAGGGTAAAAATGTTCCGTATGAATCCGATGAAGTGTTGCAAAGGATCATACCTGATTTCTCAACAAGAGACTTAGCTGTCCGAGATTTAATTATTGAGGAGCTAATTGATAAGAACAACACAAATGTACTATGAGGTAAATATGTATACTTATAAAGCTAACAAGTTTGCAATTGGTGATAAGGTTATGCGTCGTGCTGATTATGTGAAGAGCATTTACACAGTTGTAAATCCTTACGCACAGACTCGTGAACGAATTGTTATTCAAGATCAGTTTGGTAATACCGAACGTGTTTCGCAAAATGCAGTTCGTGGACTCTCCCGCGCAGAACTTTCAGTTTGCAATGCTTACAGAAAGTTGGTAGAAGATTGTGACGAAGGTCGCTAATTGACAATTATATAGAAAGGCAGGGCAACAAGCTTTGCCTTTCTTTTTTTCACGAATTTTCACTATAGTTCATTTTTTCACGAATTCCTAAAGAAAAAAGTTCATTTTAACCATTGCAGAGTGAGAAAATAGTTTGTATATTATATCCATCGAACAACTGAACAATTGGAACTGACAATGACTGACTTGATACTGAAGATACACGCAATCGCTCCATCAGAGCGCCATATTGTTATGGGAATTGCTTGCATTCTTGCTTTAACGTTAGTCATCGATGTTATCTATTCATCAAACAAAGGACAGACAAATGCCAACCGTCGCTGATATGATTATCAATGTGAACGAGCTTAAGAAGGGTACCGAAGTTATCCTTAAGAACAGTTGGAAGGCTCGCCTTGAAGACTCTAAGAAGGGTCAGACTCGTATGGCAACCGTGTTTGGTTTTGCAACAGAGATGGGTTCAATCTATGCAACCGACATCAGGTATGCAATAATTGACGGAAAAGCAATTTTGGTTGAATACCCAGACAAGTACATCAAGAACAAAATGGTTTGTCAAGGGTTTGGATTTTGATATGAACACCCAAAGAAGCAATAAAACTGTACAAGGAGAAGGTATGAAGATTATTGATATTCTTAACGAAGTAGCCGCAACATCAAAGGGCTCCGAAAAAGAAGCAATCCTCGCAAAGCACAAGGACAACGCAGTCCTTCAAGAGGTGTTCTTTTATACCTATAGCTCTTATCACACATTCGGTGTTAAGAAGTACAATGAACCAAAGAGCACAGGCTCGATGACGATTGAAGATTGTTTCGGAAAGGCAAAGGTCCTTCTTGATATGTTGGCAAAACGTGAAGTGACAGGCGGAGCTGCTCAAGATGCAATTGCAATCGTGCTCTCTTGTTATGAAAAGGATTCACAAGATGTCATCTGTCGTATTCTTGACCGCGATCTTAAGTGCGGTGCAACTGATACGATTATGAATCGTCTTATCCCAAATCTTGTACCATCTTTTGATGTCGCCCTCGCTCATAAGTTTGATGACAAGTCTGAAAAGGTTGTAACCTTTGATGGCAATTGGTTCTGCAGCCGCAAGATTGATGGATGCCGCTGCCCAGTTATTATTCAAGGAAAGAATCGCACCGCATACTCTCGTCAAGGAAACGAGTTCACAACTATTGATTTGGTCAAGGAAGAGCTTGCTGAATTGATTGCAACGCTTGGCGAAGACTCGATGGCCTTTGACGGTGAAATCGGTTTGGTTGACAAAAATGGTAACGAAGATTTCCAAGGCATCATGAAGGAAATCAAGAAGAAGGATCACACTATCAAGAATCCTATGTATCAGATTTTTGATATGATGACTGTTGATGAATTCTTCGGAAAGACCAAGAGCCCATTGTTTGCAACTCGTTTGGCCAAGGTACGCAATGCTATGGAAGGAAAGAAGTTCAAGTACATCTCCCTTCTTGAGCAAGTTTCTCTTACGGAAGAATCCTTTGCAGCAATGCAGAAGAAGGCTGATGAAGGTAAGTGGGAAGGACTCATGTTGAGAAAAAATGTTTGCTATGAAAGCGGGCGTTCTAAGAACCTCTTAAAGGTGAAAAAATTCTTGGATGATGAGTTTGTTGTTGAGGACGTTGAATTTGGTCCTATGAACTTCACCGAAAAAGGCGTTGGCTCTCAAGAAATTACTTGCTTACGATGTGTAAAGATTCGTTATAAAGATTGTATTGTATCGGTAGGCTCAGGTTTTTCAAAAGCCCAACGCATTGAGTTTATGAATGACCCTTCAAAGATTTTAGGCAAAACTATTACTGTTAAATACTTTGAGGGAACCACAAATCAAAATGGCGGATATAGTCTGAGGTTCCCTGTAATTAAATATGTACACGGAGATACTCGAGAGGTATAATGAACTATCAAAGAATATATGATGAAATTATATCAAATGCTAAATTGCGAGGTTTGAATAAGGCAACGCATAATGCAAAAGACGCTTTAAATGAAGCAAAATCAAAATATGGTAATGTTGATGGGTGTTATTGGTGTATGCAACAATATCATACAAGATAAATAAAAGTAAAGAGGTAATATGAAAGACACATTAATTTACATAGGATCAACAATTGCATCTACACTTGCATATGTTTTGATACTTGGGCTTTGTGGAATTCTTGGCACAGGAGCTTATGCGACTTCGTTGATAGCGATTAAGATTGCTGCATTCGTTCTACTTTGGTTCCTTATGGTGCGCATACCCATTGCGGTTATTAAATCTCGAAAGGTAAGCACTATCAGAAAGATCAGAGAAGCAAATGAAGCAGAAGCAATGAAGATGCTTCAAGCCGCTGCCGCTACAGCGAATCAAGACCGTTTAAACTTTAAAGTTCCAAAGGCTGATCATCCAATAACTCCTATGCCAGCCGATCCTGAGGAAGAATAAATACAATCGTTAACCGCTTATTGAAATGAACACTTGTTTGGTAAACTTATGGATATCACAATGAGAAATATTTGCGAATGTCAAAAGCAGTTCATGGAAGATCAAGTGAAAGAGATTGAGAAATACAAATGGATCGTAAGTGAACGGGCCGGGAGAGATTTAGGAAAAGACGCTTGCATGGATTGGATATCAAAACATGCGAAGCTGTTCAGAGAATATTGGTTCTCAACACATAATTAAATATCATTCAATCCTTTTAGAAGTGTTTCTAAAAGGATTTTTTGTTTCCAATGATAACAACTGTCAGAAAAATCTAAGCACTTCTAAACACATCTAAATGACGAATAAAAATCATAATTTCCAATTGACAGTTTTGAAATCTTTTATTATTTTTGTTTTTTATTTTTGAACTTAAAGGAATTTTTATGGGCATTAAGTTTGACGGAAAGAATTGCACGCCTAAAGAGTTTGCGAAGTTTTGGACTTTTAATAATTTGTGCTTGCTTAAGGATAACGCTGATGCAATATTCAACAAGTATCCTGAGAAGTATGCGATGATGACTGAGCGTGAACGCGGTTATGTCAAAGAAGGAATTGAAAATGTCGTCAATACAATTGAACGATGCTTAGGTCTTGAGAAAGTGAGAGCTAAGAAAGGAAAGTTGAAGTAATGGAAAAGTTTAAAATTGTCTTCTTGGATATTGATGGTGTGATATGCACCGAAAATTCAATTCACCAAGCAATCGCTGATTGGAGTGGGCTTGATGCAAATGATACTGATCTTTTCAAGAAGTATGATAAGATTCGCAAAAACATTGGATTCTTTCCTAGTTTCGATATGGAGAATTGGCCATTTGATAAGGATGCGTTGAAAAACATTCATGCTTTATCAAGAGATCCTCAAGTTCGTTTTGTTATCTCTTCGACATGGAGAGTTGGCAGAACAGCCGATCAACTGAGGAAGTTATTTACAATGAAGGGTATGTGCATTCCTATTATTGATCGCACTCCTTCAAACAATGATGCTTTAGATGGTCGCGGTCAAGAGATTAAGTTTTGGCTTGAGAAAGAAAAAGATTTTGAAGTTGAATCTTATGTTGTTATCGATGATGACAGCTTCGATATTAAAGATGTGCATCCAAATAATTTTGTGAACACAGAATTCAAAGATGGCTTCAACAGTAAGCACCTTGAGGAAGCACGGAAGATTCTCAATCGATAAATATTGCTGAGGTAATATTATGGGATTTGTGATTTTTGGCGGATGCATATTGTTTATGTTTTGGAGCTGTGTAGTTAAACCATACTTGAAGGATGACGATCATCCAAAGGACAAATGAAATGAATACATTGTTGATCTTTATTGGAATTGCATATGTTATCTTTAGCTTGTATATGACTGCTAAAGTAAAACACATTAGCATACTCTCGCTTTCTATTCCTCTTCTGCTTATGGCTTATATGACGTTCGGTACAATTAAGATCAGCGAAAGCATTCAACATCAAGAACCATTTAAAGCATTCACTGACAACGGGACTTTAGTTGTTCTTGATAGCAATAAGAATTCATATGTTGATACATCTTATGTTGGCGGTAAGATTTGTATCGACGTTAAATCAACACAACACGTGTCAAGATTATTTGGCGGAGAAGCATCAAGAACTTTGAACACCAAGTGTCAAAATGATTGAGCATAAGTTAAAGTTAACATGTCGTGAATGCAACAAGCCCTTTGATTTTATCATTGAAGGGTCTGGGTTTAAGAAGTTAAGCGACGACACTATGAACATAGTAACACATAATTCGAATTTCGTTTCGTCATGTTGTTACTGTGATTCAATTGTAAGATATCCATTTAGGTATTCAATGCAAAATCCGCTTGCGATATTGATTGAAGTACCAAAGATCATAACAGATGAAACAAAAGTTAAAATGAGTAACGCAGGTAAAGGGCGAAAGACTCCTTGGCTGAATGGTATAAAACAGTCGGTTGATGTTATTGAAAAAAGAAAACAAACATGGAAAATTAATAATACGAAACAACGTATGAGCGAAAGCGCTAAACGACGTTGGGATAAATGGAGAATTGAAAATGAAAATCGGTGAAGAGCGAAATGCAGATTTCGGTGGCTGTTGTCCTCGTAGAGTTACAGTTATTGGCTTTGATGAAACATATGCATACTTTCAAACACGAGATTTTGAAAAGCACAAGATGCCTATTCAAGAATTTGAAACTATGTCATATCCTGTAGGTGGAATGTGAGAACTATTATTGCAGGATCGCGTAATATTAATGATTACGGCATTGTATTGAAAGCAATAAGAGATTCCGTTCAACTTGGTTGCATTAGACCTACATGTATTATTTCAGGTGGAGCTCGCGGGCCTGATATGTTAAGCGTAAGATTTGCAAGAGAGTTTGAATTCCCAGTTGAAGTCTATAATGCAGACTGGGATAAATATGGTAATAGGGCTGGTTATTTAAGAAACGAAGAAATGGCTAAAGTGGCTGATGCGTTGATCGCTATTTGGGATGGTGTTTCAAATGGTACACGGCATATGATTGCTTTAACAAAAAAGTATAAAGTGAGGACTTATGTCTATAGAATTAAAAAAGTAAAGATTGAATGTTATTGCCATGTGTTGGACGGCATGGCAATGGGTGAAGTAATCAAATCATCTGGAGTTGATCCTTTTGGTTTAATATTTTCTGATGTACGTTGCGAGTGTGGGATGATACATCATGTCGTGTCAAGGAAATCAATATGTTAAATCCAACTCCTTACGATAAAGCCACTATGTGGATGATTGATCATGGATGTACAAATCCAACTGGTCGGTATTCTGTAACATACAAAGAAATTTCAAGGCATATTTACGAAGTTACATGCAATAAATGCGGGGCATTAACGAAAATTGAAAACAAATAAGGATATGTAATGAATATTTTCAAGGAATTTTATCAAATATACAAAATGATTAAACATCGTAATAGACTAGTTAATATCAATATTAACGATTTAATTAGGTCCAATTTTGAGTCTGCGTGTTCAATATTTCGTGGGTTCTTCGGTGAACCCGCAATCGATAATGATTTATTTGTTGCGTATAAACATGTACGAAATGAATCTCTCAAACGTAAGATTACAGATTTTAATTATATAGCGCAGTCATTTGGTTTTGAATTGTTTACATCAAAACCAAATGATGGACTTTCTATGAAAGTCCAAATGATTCCTCGCTCAGACATTCGCTCATATTTAACCGACAGATCTCTTGGAAAGGATTCAAAAGTTATGATTCATTTATACAAAAGCTTAAGCGGCAATGTTATTTAATAAAAAGCTAAAAACAAAATGTGGAATTTTTTCTCTCATAAGGACATCAATTGAGGGCGTGAAAATTATAGATATTAATGCGATAGCAGGTAGATTCGTTCAACTATATAGCTCAATATCATTACCATTAATAAAAGACGATTCCCCAGCATAATCGCTTGCTATGAACGTTGTAGGTGTTCAACCTATGACAGTACCTGTCGGTATTTCGTTTGCTTTGCGTTACATTGATGAGTTTGAGAGGTTTAATGAATTAGTATAAAGAGGCATTATGGCAGTTACTATGTACAAATGCAGACAATGTGGAAAAATAGTTAATGTTGATGAGCTATTTGATAATGCTAATATCGAATCAAATTATTGGTTTGATATTTTTTCGAATTGTCTATGTTCAAATAAATGCTTTATAGAAAGAGAACGCATTTTTAAATCATTAACCGCATGAGGGATTATGAGAACTAAAGCTTTTAGAAGAACACAAGATGTTCAAAGAAAACTTAGAGCCATGCAAGTTTTGAAAACATGTTTGAATGGAATAGAACCTACAGCCAAAGAGATTGGTTTAACTACACAAATCATGAAAACCGTTTGTTCGATGTGTAAAAAACAAAAAAGTATTTTGGACAAAACGTCACAAGAACAAGCTCTTGAATCAATTAAATCTGTGCTTAGAGACGTAATTTAACGAATTTTTATAAATTTTAAATTTTTTGCTCCAACCATTGACAGTTGTTTGGAATTTTTGTATATTGTATTTATAAATAGTTGCAAATTATATCACAGGATGCTGTATGTC